CGTGTCTGAGTTAGTGCATGTGCAACTTGGCGGCGCTATGGCAAAGCACTTTGGCCGCCACTGGCATCTGAAGGTACGCAATACCAAACAGGCCATTGATCTGATTGAGGCGAACCGCCCTGGGTTCAAAGCGTGGATTAAGCGCAACATGAACACCTACGACAAATACCACATTCAGATCACCAATAAGCAGGGTCATAAGTGGTCAATGGACGAGACCGAATACCAGATGATGGGGGAGTCGGACAACATCTCCAGAATCCGCATTACCCCCGTTCTCCGTGGTAGCGGTGGCTCCGGCTTCGGGTGGTTTCAGACGCTTGTCGGGGCTGCAATGGTTGTAGTGGGCGCATTCACTTCCGTTGTGACTGGCGGCGCGGCGTCGGCGTTAGTGGCTGGTGGTCTGTCGCTAATGATGGGGGGTATTTCCATGCTGCTTTCGCCACAGGCTGCAAACAGCTCTGTGAGGCAGGCGGATAACACCGAATCGTTCTATTTCGATGGACCGCAGAACACCACAAACCAGGGCAACCCGGTACAGCTTATTTACGGAGAAGAAGTGTTGGTTGGTTCGCAGGTCGTGAGTTCCTCCATCACCATCGACCAAATTTAATCACAAGGGAATTTTTGAACATGGATCAGTTCAAGAAGAAAAAATTGCCGCTCCTGATTGCCGGGGCGGGTGGTAAGAAGAAAGGCGGTGGCTCCAGCCGCACACCAGTTGAAGCTAATGACACCGTTAATTCGCGTGCGATGGCATCCATCCTCGATCTGCTCGGAGAAGGTGTCATCGGCGGGCTTGTGGACGGCGCAAAATCGATCTTCATTGATAACCTGCCGATTATCAACGAGGACGGCTCCTCAAACTTCAGCGGGATTACCTGGGAGTTCCGCGACGGCTCGCAAGACCAGACCCCAATGGCCGGGTTCGACTTCGTCGAAACGCCGAAATCAGTCAACATCCAGCTGAAGAGAACGCACCCTGTTACTGTGGCCATCGACAACGATGATGCCGACCGGGTTCGTGTCATCATGAAGTTCCCGTCGCTTCGTAGCATCAGCAAAAAAACTGGCGATACCAACGGTACGACGGTTCAGTATAGGTTCCAAATCGCGAATGGCGATGACACATTCAGAGATGCGATCCCGGAAGGAGAGAAAAGCGCAGAAATCACGCTGACTGCTAAAAAGTCTGGCGTGTACTACCGCAGCTACGAGCTGAAGCTGCCGAAGCCAGGTCGTTCGTACAAAATCCGTGTAACCAGACTGACGGATGACAGCACCTCGTCGTACCTCTTCAACGATACCTGGGTCGACTCCCTCGGTGAAATTGTCGATACCCCGATGAACTACCCGAACTCGGTTCTTTGCGGCCTGAAAGTTAACTCTGAACAGTTCGGCGGCACCATGCCAGCACGTTCGTATCTGGTCAGAGGGTTAAAGATCCGTGTGCCGGCGAATTACAACGAGACCTCAAATACCTATGTTGGCGTCTGGGATGGCACCTTTAAGCTGCTGTCGTCCTCGAACCCAGCCTGGATTCTCTTCGACCTGCTTACCAACACTCGCTATGGCCTGGGTCAGTTTGTCTCGGAATCCATGATCGACCTCGGCCAGCTGTACCAGATTGGCCGCTATTGCGACGAAGAAGTTAACGATGGCTTCGGCGGCAAAGAGAAGCGCTTTGCCATCAATACGCAGATCACCAGTCGCCAGGACGCCTATCGTCTGATTCAGGACATCGCTGGGGCATTCCGGGGCATGGTCTTCTGGGCTGGCGGTATGGTGAACATCATGCAAGACAGCCCGTCAGATCCGGTCATGATGTTCACCAACGCGAACGTCAAAGACGGCATGTTCACCTACAAAGGCTCTGCACGAAAAGACCGTCCTTCTGTTGCGCTGATTACCTACAACAACAAAGAGGATGGGTATAAGCAGAACGTTGAATATGTCGAAGATCAGGAAGCGATGGCTCGCTATGGGGAGCGTAAGACCGAGTCTGTGGCATTCGGATGCACTAGTCGAGGACAGGCTCACCGTGTAGGGCTTTGGCTGCTCTATACCGCGCGTATGGAGTCGGACATGATCACTTTCACCGCGGGGCTTGATGCTTCCTTCCTGATGCCCGGCGAGACCGTGCTTATTCAAAATAAGTATCGTGCCGGTAAGCGAAACTCCGGTCGTATCATGGCGTTCGACCGGAACAGCATCACTCTGGATGCGCCCGTCAAGCTCATGAAAAGCGGCAGCTTCATCCGGATCTTGAATCAGGATGCGGAAATCGTTGAACGCGACATTCTGGAAACTGGCGAGGACATCACGAAAGTGACCTTTACGAAGGCGCTCGCCCCTAATGAAATGCCTGTGCTGAACGGTGTCTGGACGATCACCGAGCCAGACCTGGAGCCAATGCGCGTGCGCATCATCAGCATCGCACAAGGCGAAACTGCCGGGTCATTTGACATTACCGCAGTAGAAAACAACCCGACCAAGTATGAAGCGATAGATAACGGGGCAACACTGATTGCGCAGAATACGACTGTGCTCGATCCAACGTACTCAAAACCCTCTAACCTGCAAATTTCCGAGGGAACGTACATCTCAAGCCCCGGCAACCTGTCCGTGAAGTTGATCGCGACCTGGGAGGGCAAGTCGCCAGAATACTGGATCAGCTGGCGTCGCTCCGACGAAAACCATGTGTCCAACTGGCAGTCTGCGCGCGTCACCGAAGAGCAGTACGAAATCGCCAACGTTGCTGAGAATGGCCAGTACGACTTTCAGCTTTACGCGGTGTCGTTCAGCGGCAAAAAGACTGAAGTCATCAGCACCGTTTACAAGGTTCTGGGAACGATGACGCCGCCATCTGCACCGAGTGGCCTGACTGCCGTTGGCGACTATCGCAATGTGATCCTGAATTGGGTTAACCCTGACTCCGTTGACCTCGATCACATCAATGTTTACGCATCCAGAATTAATGACCTGAGCACCGCAAAGCTGGTCGCGGAAGCTGCCAGCACCACCTTTACCCACGCTGGGTTGGGGGACAGCGAAACCTGGTTCTATTGGGTGCGCGCGGTAAACAAACGCGGCATGTTGAGTCCGCCGAACTCAAATCTTGGCACCGAAGCGATGACCAGAGACGTGCTCTCGTTCCTGACCGGGAAAATCACTTCTTCAGAGCTGGGGCAGGAGCTGCTGGAAGAGATCGACACCAAAGTCTCGCAGGAGGCGGTGGACGCCATTTATCAGCAAATGGAAGAGAGCCTCAACAGCCTGGGCGAAAAGCTGACGGCGGCAGATCAGCGTCTGGAGGAAGCCCAGAACAGCCTTAAGACTGAGGTCGCTGGCACGCTGGACAAGGTGGGGCAGGCATTACAACAGGTTGAAGGCTCCAACGCGGCGCTGGTTGAGTTGCAGAATACCGTTTCTGAGCAGGGTAAATCAGTGGCTGGCGTTGTAGAAGCGGCTAACGCGGCGCTCGACAAGGCATCAGCACTGATTGCTGAAGAGCGCGAAGCGCGAGTCGAGGCTGACCTGGCCAACGCCAAACAAATTGACGCGATGAAATCCTCTGTAGATGACAGTGTGGCGGCCGTCGAAGAGATGAAGAGGACTGTGGCGGGCGTCGAGCAGGCCAGTACCGAAGTGACCACCAGCTTAGAGGCGCTGGCGAAGGCCAATATCGATCTTGCACTCCGGCAGGACGAAGACCAGTACAAGCAGAGCGTCACGAACGCGAAAATCTCAACCACGCAAAAAACGCTTGCCGACGATATATCAGCAATGGCTTCTAAGGTGGAAGAGATCCGCGCAGAAATCGGCGACAACATTCGGGCTTCCATCACCGAGGAGACAACCTCTCGCGTGGAAGCTGACAAAGCCATCGCTTCGCAAATCACCAAGCTTGAAGCCCGGTTAAACGACGATATCGCCGCGGCGCTAACGGAGGAGCAGGAGGCAAGAGCGACAGCCGATGAGACGCTTTCGCGACAAATTACCGCGCTGAAGGCTCAGACCGATGAGAATGTGAAAGCGGCGATTTCCGTGGAAACAAAGGCGCGAACGGATGCCGACAGCGCGCTGGCCACGCAAATTAGCACGCTGAAATCCCAGACTGCGCAGGATATTCAGGCTGCGGTGGCCGCCGAGACCAAAGCCAGAACTGACGCTGATTCTGCGTTGTCCGGGCAAATCACCAGTCTTCAAGCTCAGACAAAAGACATCAGTGCGGCAGTAACTTCCGAGTCTAATGCGAGAGCGAATGCTGATGGCGCATTGGGCAGCCGAATCGACACATTGAAAGCCTCAGTTGATGGGCATACGGCGACGATCCAACAGCAGGCAGAGGCCATCGCCGATACTAACAAGAAGGTCTCTACCGCCTGGACATTGAAAATGGAAACCGCGGCCAGCGGTGGCCAACGATACGTTGCCGGTATCGCGTTGGGCATCGACACTACGGGGTTATCTCAGTTTCTGGTGCAGGCAGACCGCTTTGGTTTGGTGAACTCGGTCAACGGCCAAATCACTACGCCCTTCGTGATCGAAAACGGTGTGGCGTATATGAATGGTGCCTATATCAAAGACGGCACCATTACCAACGCCAAAGTTGGCGATCTCCAGTCGACTAACTTTGTTTCTGGCCGTTCCGGCTGGCGGTTTGGGAAAAATGGCGTTCTGGAGATTAACGGCAGCAGCGGCGGCTACGGTCGTCTCGTGATTACCGGTCAGCGTATTGACGTGTATGACGACAACAATGTACTGCGGGTAAGGCTGGGGCAGCTCTGATGAGCTGCGGGCGTTCTGGTTATTCACAAGAACGCCCCATCCCTTTACAATAAATAGGCTATTTATCAATAGGTTAAATACTTTAATTATAGTGCGTTAATGTTTTGTAGATGGGTTTGGTTATTGGCATGAGTAAACAATTTGTTTATCCACTTATGATGGCGCTTTCGCTTACAGGTTGCGCCGCAAGCAATGTAGAGAAAGTCGACTGTGTCGCGAAATACACCACTGGAACATGGCCGCCGGAACAGCGTATTGTCCAGATTACCGAGCGTCGTGTTGATCGGTTTGGTAACGTCTGGGTTCATCCAAAAAGCGACCTGATTTTGCATTTTCATGGCCGCTGGCAGAAAGAGGATTTGTTCACGGATTATCAGTGTAGAGATACGGTTAAATGATAAGTAAAGGGCATCATATGATGTCCTTTTTAGTAAGTATGTGAATACTTACTTTATTGTGATTTTATGTTACAGTTCCCTGACTATCAAGGATGATACAGGGGGCAATTTTGGCTTTTGGTGGAAGAGTGTGGAGCGAGAACGGGACGAGCTGGGTCGACCTTGTCCAGCCAACCTGGGTTCTCGATTTCCGGCACGGAATGTCAGGAAGTGGATCATTGAAGTATGCCATAGACACTTCACTGTTTCATTTAAAAGTAGTGGTGCTTAATTACACCGTTGAGCGGAAACAGTCACAGCCGTCGTTCTCCATATCGGGCGGCACTGTCTCTTATTCCCTGCCGTCAAGTTGCACTTTCCTCGTTTGCATGGAGGCAAACTAAATGGCGTATGGCATCAAAATAGTTAACAGCAACGGTAAGATATTCGCGACGCCGGAAACGCCGTTTATGCACATGGCGTACAAAAAGTCTTTCAGTGTGGGAGACATGGCCTTAGGCAACAAAGCAGTGGCCTACAACACAGGTATTCCTGCTAATGTGCGCATACTCTGCTATGCCAGATGCAGCACGCAGACGTTGTTTTTTGTCACCCCTTACCAGTCCGGGGGAACATGGTGGTTCAAAATCAACTCCTCCAAAGCCGTATCAGGGACATTTTACTTTTTTACCAATGAGATCCCCCCATCGTCAGGCGGCTGGGGTCTGGATATGTTTAATGCTTCCGGGCAGCGGGTATATTCAACTTCAACCAAGCCGTTGCAAAATTTACAGACGTCGCTGAGCCGCAATGGGGTAAAAACCTTTCAGGCGGGCTTTCCAACAGCTGCCATAGCGACGCCTTGCGAGTATTGGGTGCAGCCCATCAAAGGCGGGCTTGAGGTGCAGCTTTTCGTCGCTGCGCCATGTGCGACCGGAAACCAGCTCGATCTTACAGCCGTGGGAACGGGGATTATGCCCTCTTCGGAAGGGTTTAGCTTTACGGCGTTTGGTGGGGTGGTTAACTACATCAACGCCTCTTTGTATGACTGATGCTGTAGGTAATGGACTGCCTACAAGTTTGTGTGAGTAAGCGAGCCTGGCTCGTGTAATAAGGAGAAACTATGTGGTACAGGGAAGGTACTATCACGTTTACGCAGGGAAGTAATACCCTAACCGGCACCGGTACGTTCTGGAACGTCACCGCGAATGGCGTACTGCCTGGCATGATTGTTGTCGGCCCAGACAACAAGCTCTATGAAATTAAGTACGTTCTGGACGACACCCATTTAACACTGGTAGAGCCGTATTCCGGCGAAACCCAGACAGATGTCCCGTGCCGCATTATCACCACTTATGAAGGCGATCTGACGCAGTTCAGTGCGCGATTTGCAGCGCTCATGACCCGCATGTATGCGGATTCAAAATCGATGAGGGGTTGGCTGACCGCTCTTGATGCTGTCACCATTGAGCGAGAAGACGGTACAGAGGTAACTGTTAAGCCGCTTATGCAGATCGTCAATGAGCACAATGCCAACCTTGAGTGGTACAAGGAAAACAAGGAAATCCTTGACGCCTCGGCTGCCGGTGCCAAGAAATCAGCGGAAAGCGCAGCAGCAAGTGCGGCAGATGCTGCCGGGAGTTCCAGGCAATCAGCTGCGAGTGCTTCATTGGCTTCAGAGAAAGCGAATGCGGCTGACGCTAGTGCAGCCGCAGCTAAGTCGTCGGAAACGGTTGTCTCTGAGAAAGCTGACGCGGCAGAAGGTGCAAAACTGGCTGCGCAGACAGCTGAATCTAATGCTGGTAAGCAAGCAAACGCTGCCGCGGGAAGTGCCACGCAAGCCCAGCAATACGCCACCAATGCAAAGAGAGAAGCAGATCGGGCACAGACAATCTCGAATGAGATTAACTCAACAGTTGACAAATTCCTTCAGAAAGATCAGAACCTGGCCGACATCACCAACCCCGGCGCCGCTCGTGTAAGTCTCGGTGTTGAGCGTGTCACGCAAGGCCCGACATCGACCGCGCTTGGAAAATCTGGAGGCTCTCGCCTGTTTGTGTTCGATAACGGTACATGGGGTGCTCTGAACGGTTCTGACGCCTATATTCCGCTTGGCGTGGCGCAGGGAGGGACTGGTGCTAATAATACAGCTGGAGCAAGGTCGAATCTCGGCGTAGACAGACTTGAAAATGCATCAGAAACCAGGACTGTACTTAGAACAACATCTGATGGGTCTTACTTGCAACTTGAAGCCGCTGGGCGTTGGGGGGTGTACAAGCCGGACTCAGGCTGGATTCCGCTGGCAATAGGTAACGGCGGTACAGGCGCCACAGATGTCAACGGTGCTCGCACCAACCTGATGGTTGACCGTATTGAGCAAGCGCCTCTTGAAACCCGCCTAAAAAACCAGGATGGGACGAAGTACCTGGTAACGACCAACAGCGGAGAATGGGGGGCGTACAACCGTGGCACTAACCCCGGCTGGATTCCTCTCGGCATTGCGCAGGGTGGCACAGGCGCTAAGGATGTGGAGGAAGCCCGAGCAAATCTCGGTCTCGGTTCTACCAACAGTGTTGAATTTAATATGATTAAAGGTCGTAGCGACATTGCCACAAGCAAGGTGTCGGATGACGCGGTTCGAAGTAATGCGATCTACACCAATATTGTCGGAAGTGATGGTACTGTTAAATCGCAGGCCGAACTGTGGTGCGACAGTGTCAACGGGGTTGTGTCACTCGTTAACCGAAATCCGAGCGGGCCGCGATTCTTTACCATTCGGTCTACCGGTGAGGTTGAGCCGTCTGGTCGCATTATGTCTGGCTATGGTGCTGAGTTTAAGCATAACGGTGAAGTTTTAACACTTCGGCCATCGGGTGATAATCAGGCCACTTACATGCTTATACGTGCTAATGACGGTTCCAACGTTATGCTTATTGGAAAGCCTGGCGGAAATGATGACACGGTTCTTTATAACTACAAGCATGGAACAAACATCTATATGCAGTCGTCATGGGGCGGCTGCAATAAAAACTGGTACGGGGCTACAGTAGAGTCAAGGAGTGGTTATCTGAACTCAAAAACCTCGGCATCAAACGCCAACGCTCACGTCTACTTTATCAATAGCGATGGGCGAAATCGTGGCGTGATTTATGCACAGCCAATTGAGGTAAGTCAGTCGATCGTAATCAGGTCGGACAATAGCGCTACAGGTGCGGCTGGTCAGTATTTTTTATTCAATGGAGACACCGGAGAGGCAAGAGCGGCCAAGTTTACCGCGACCTCAGATGAACGTGCAAAATTCTGGATCAAGCCTGTTACCGGAGCGCTGGATAAGATTTGCCAGCTTAAAGGCGTAACTTATTCAATGCACACCACAATCCAGAACACGGTGAGAAATGCTGGTTTGATTGCTCAGGATGTACAAAAGGTACTGCCTGAAGCCGTGTCTGTTGGGCAGACTGGAAGCACGCTTGATAAGAATTGCTTTGAGGTTGAAAACCCATTAACCCTCGACTACAACGCTCTGTCTGCGCTGTACGTGGAGGCATTTAAGGAGGTCAAAACCGAGATGGCGTCCATGAAAACAGAGATTGAAGCATTGAGGGCTGAAATCGCCGCGCTTAAAGGGGAAACCGGGACGCCTTCTGCTTAAAATGAAGAGTAAGTAACAACTTACCTACTAAAGATGGTTATGTTGTGATATAAATCTGCCATCCGATTTGACTATTCATGGAGGAAATAATGTCGATCGAGATGGCAGGCGTAACGCCTGAGCAGGTTGAACGCATCGCCGCTATTGTTGCGCGTGAAGTCGTTGGCAAATTAGGTAAAGAACTTCGGGAAGAAATTGGCCAGGAGGTCAATGATCAGCTCAAAACCTACTTTGGTGATATGACTCCAGCGCAACATAGCATCCAGCATTCCAACCTGGACAAACTTCTAAACCGGCTTGACGCGCTTTCCAGCGGGTTCTTTGGTGGCATTGTCTCAAAGATAACGTCGTTCCTGATTACCGCGCTGTTGCTGGGTCTTGCCGCTTATGGCGTTAAAAATGGACTTCAATAAGGAGAGCAAGGATGAAAACTCCGAGAGGTATTCGCAATAACAACCCAGGCAACCTCGACCGAGGCTCGCCGTGGCAGGGTTTGGTAAACAACCATTCTGAGCCGCGTTTCTGTACGTTCAAAGACCCTGTGTGGGGAATCCGGGCGCTGGCAGTAACGCTCATCACCTATCACGACAAGCGCCGCGCCAAAGATGGCTCAAGCATCGATACGATCCGCGAAGTCATCGAGCGCTGGGCACCGCCGAACGAGAACGACACCGCTGCTTACATTCGCGAGGTCGCTAAAGCCGTTGGCGTCACCCCGGACATGGTTATCGATCTGCATGACTATGACACTCTGCGCCCGCTGGTGGAGGCAATCATTCGTCACGAGAACGGCCGCGGTCCACTAAAAACCCTGAACAGCTGGTACACATCCGAAGTCATCGAGGAAGGCCTGCGCCGTGCCGGGGTTGTTAAGGCTGTTAAGGCGGTCAAAGCCCTTCCTGTCACCAAAGAGACGGCTGGTGCCACCGTCACTGCCGGCATCGGTCTCGCGCAGCTGGCAGAGGTGATACCGCAAATCTCCGCAGCGATGGATAAAGCACAGGGCAACATCACCAGTGGAGACACGGTGCGCGTCATCTTCGGCATTGCCACCATCCTTGTGGCGGGGTTCATCGCCTGGTCGCAGGTGTGCAAATACAAGAAGGGGATAGCCTGATATGTTCGGCAGCCTGTTTTTAAAGCTCAAAATTGCTCTGATTACTCTGGCTGCCGTTCTTCTGGTGCTTGTCGGCGCATACACAATGGGGGGACGCGCGGCCAGACGAGCGCTGGAAGAGAAGGCCAAGCAAGACGATAAAAAACGGCTTCAAAGCACGGTGGACGTCAAAAATGAGACTTTTAATGAAGTGCGACAAAAGGATGCTTCTGCTGTTCATCGCGAGCTGCATGATAAGTGGCTGCGTGATTGACGCCCCGAAAACAGGGGTGTTGTTCTGCGATGGAGCAAATCCTATCTATGTCAGCAAAGAGGACTTCATGACGGAAGAAACGGAACGGGAGATCCTCTTACATAACACGATTGGCGAACGGTTGTGTAAATGGTAGTAGTAAATGAGCGCGTCAGCGCTCATTGTTTTCCATAAGGTAAGATAGTTCTTTGCTAATTGCGCGTTTGAGATATTTCATCGCTTTTATGCATAAAGCTCTATCTTGTGTGCTAATTTTGTTCATTCGGCCATGAACTAACTTAGATCTCAATTGATAGATGGCTTTAAATTCTTTTTTTATTTCGGCACGTTCTGCCATACCTTTACCAATGAGATATGCACAACGATCCGTAAGCGTTAACGTTAGGCCAGCATCATTAGTGTTATCACCTAAAAGTGCCTCCAGCCCCATGCATATTTGCAAGAAACTCATTGTTTTATCATGGTTTATTTCTGACTGTATGCACCAGTCAATAGCGGAGACAATATTTTGAGCCTCATCTGAGGTGTCATCCAATAGTCTTGTTGCTTCTTCGAGAGCTTCTAAAGTTAAATTTCTAAGTTCATCTTCGTGCATTCCGCTGACCATCTCTAGTTCTTCCAAATACATGGCAGTAGGAATAGAAAAAGAATGTTCATCGATGCTTTGCGGATAGTCATTATTGATTATTTTCGCCCATAATTCAGTAATGTATTGTTTCCTATCAAAAATAGGCGACCAGTTTATTGTACGTTGAACTGATTTTTTGTAATTCCTCTCTATTACATTTTTTGCGCGTAAAGAGTAAATCAGTACATTAAGAACTATAGTAGCCTCCTTCATGAAGTAATCTTTTTCATAAATATTGTAATATCCGATAGAAGGTACGCAAATATTTGTTTGCGCCACTTCTGACTCACCAGACAAGGCAAATCCCATGGACGCTTTAGATTTTATCTTATGTTCAATGGAAAATCTTTTGCAATCAGAAAAGGAAGGTAAAGAAAGATTGTTTAATGGGATGGTGATTTCATAAGAAAAAGGGATTGATAGTAAATAATTGCATGAGAAATCTACAAGATCATCTTTCTCTTTTGGTTGCAAATCTTGACAGGAGGTTTCTTCTTGGTCAAAACATCGTATGTGTTTGCCGTAATATTTTATGGAGTCGAGATAGGCAAACATTGCTGATATTTCATCGAACTGGTAACTTTTGTTTTTAGAAAGCTCCACTGCCAGTTTCTTAATATCATTACCTATATTTTTTGAAAAACAGGCGATACCATTTATCAAATCCGTGCCATCCACCAAAATGCGGATTTTATTCTTGAGGTTTTCTATTTTCCCTGGGTGATTATTCGCCATTTTTGCTCCAGCCAGCGGTTTATCTTTGTTTTTGTAAACACTTTCAGCTCTTATGTTATGCCATCCTCAGTCGACGGCAAAGCCTGTGATTAACACTTTACACCGCAGCCGTAGGCATTTAGGCTATATCGCATATAAGAAAACAAGTTGTTTCATACGACAATAATTCACGCAAAGGGACTCTCTCCAATGACCAAAATCATTGTGGTTGGCGGCACCAAAGGCGGCCCAGGCAAATCGACCGTTGCCCAGCAAATTGCGGTGTGCCTAAAAGTTAAGAAGAAAAAGAAAACGCAGGTCACTGACATTGATATTCAGCGCACCACGACGAGCTGGTGCGAAGACCGTCGCCAAAATGAAGACCTTGACCTTATCCCCTTCGCCTACGTTCAGGATGACATCGTTAAGCACCTTAAATCGCTTCAGGGGCGCGTCGACTATGTTGTAGTGGATGCTGGTGGCTTTGACTCCGAAATCCAGCGACAAGCGATGCTGATGGCTGATGTCATCATTATCCCTCTGCGTCCTAAGCGTCGTGATTTGAAATCGCTGCGCGACATCGACCCGATTGTCGACAATGTGCGCACTGTGAACCACAAAGTGAAGATTCGCGCGGTCATCAACCAGTGTCCGTCTCTGCCTTCACAGGTATCACGTATTTTGGCCGCCAAAGAGATTGTCGAGACGTTCGGCATCGAGGCAGCACCTGTGAACCTCTACAACCGCAACGTCTATGACGACGCAGAAGAGGCTGGTCGTTCTATCTTTGAAATGACCGGCGCGGAGCGCGATAAGAAGGCAGAAGCCGAGTTCGAAGAGTTCGTAGATTACATCCTGAGCCTGGAGGAAGAATAATGTCCATGAAAATGGGAGACCTTGCAAAGCGCAAAGAGCCGGAAGCCACGGCCAAAAGCAGCACCCCGTTGCGCCAGCCAGTCAGACCACAGGGCCGCCCGACTCGTGGGAAAGAAAAGATCAAGAGTCGCACCATGTCGCTGGAAGATGAATATTTCGAACTGCTGGAGATGATGAAGTTCATCCCTCGCTTCGAGAAGTTCACTCGTTCTGATGTGATCCGCGCTGCCATCTTCCATCTGGCAGAAAAGTCGCCGCAGGAAATCGAGGACATCGTGAAGCTGAACGAGGCGATCACCGCTGCCGACGTCACGATGCGCACCGATGAAATCAAACGCGAGTTGATGAAGAAAGGTTGATATGGCTAAATTTTGGTCTAGGCATTTAGGTTGGTTTATTGGCTTAGCGTTGGCCATATTAGCCGCAATTGTGTTTGGCAAAGTTGTCGGCTTGCTAGGAATTTCAAACCAAGGGGTTATTTCTGTTGCTGGTTCAATGATAGGAATGATATGTAGTGGATTATACCGCAAAACTTTAAAGTATATTAAATCTGAAGAATACAGATTAAAAATACAAGAGTATAAAGAGAAACGTGACGAAAGTGTCAAGAAAGAGCGAGAGGCATTAAAGAGGAAGACAATCGTCGAACTTTATCTCTTGAATGAAAAGAAAACCTTCATCAAGGTTAAGCTTCTCTCTGTGATGATAATATTTTTCGGCGCAGCGCTGAGCTACTTATTCGTCTATAGCTCTATCGTTACCATCACTGGAACTGTAGCCTTTGTTTTGCTAGAGCTAAAAGAGAGAGTTCTGGCTTATCGTATAGCTAAAGGCTTTTTCGGTAACAATAGTACTGAAGCTATCCAGTTACTTAAATTTATTGAGGCCAATATCGACAACATCGATACTGGTAGCAGTGGTGGCAAGCGTAAGATATTGAATGACCCTGTTTTAGAAGAAATCCCAAATAAAAATTTGGGAAAGGGGGCTTTGGATGCCAGATAAAGATCTGACAAGTAGATATCTCAACAGGGCAATGGATATTTTGCTATTAGGCTATCCACTTAGAACTGTTTTTGGGTCACTTATCGGTGCTCTACTGTGGGTGGTGCTTCATATTTTTACACCATTCTTGCTTACCAAAGGCTTTGTTGTTGACTGGATATATAACGCTGGTTGTTTTGTTGTTGGCGTTTTGATCATGAATACCAAAACAATCATTGATGTGTTCAATGGTGATGCAATCAGCGAGAAGTTTGGCAGTTCTTTGAGGCATATTGATAAGCGTCTAGATTTGTCGGATGAACAAAAACGATATTTGATTAACAAGTTATTGAGTGATCATATAGCGAACCTTACTGACAACCAAGTCAAGGAAGTTGAACAGAGAGTTACGGATAAGTAAATTTAACTAAGCTATTGGAACAGGTTGTTAATATTTTTAATGGCCTGTTTATTGGTTAAGATAATTACGTGTGCCATTCTGTGTTGCAATATAAAATAGTGGATAAAAATGCTATACAAATACGTAGGGCATGAAGACCCAAACGAATTAATCAAAATTCTCAAATTCTTCATCGAAGATGGAACCATCCGAGCCACCCGGCCACACGACTTCAATGACCCCGCCGAATTCAAAGCCAAGTTTAGTTTTGACGCCACGATCCCGGAGAAGCGTGTCCGATATCATGAGATGTGGCCTGGCAAAAGCGACGATGACGGTGAGAACTGGTTAAGAGGGCGAACCAAAAACGCCGAAGAGTTTGACGCCTATATGCTGCGCGGAAATCTGCTTTTGAATACCGGTGTGATATGCCTCACCAGAACTGACACTAATTACCTGATGTGGTCGCATTACGCCAGCTCCCACTCTGGATTTTGCATAGGGTTTGATGACGCTATTGTGGAAGCGCTGGATGACCGACACACAGCGTTAATCGGTGATGTGGAGTACGTGAAATCGCCGCCTGAAGTGAACTTCTATACCGCTGATGTGCACGACATTGTCAGAGCCATCTTTCTGCACAAGGGTGAGAGCTGGAAGTACGAAGAAGAGTTCCGGATTATCTCTGAGCTGCCAGGGATTAAGAAGTTCGACACCTCGCTCATCAAAGAGATTTCTATCGGATGCAAACCCTATCCAGAGCTGGAAAGTTTTGCCCGTGAACTGCTGGACAGCAATCTGGCCGTGTACAAAATGCTTTGCCCTACCGACTCGTACCAACTGAAGCGTGTGGAGCTGGACAAGAACCTTACTTTTCAAGGTTACTAGTTCTGGCAGCTTCAATTAAGAACCTGCTTCTGTATATATAAATACTAAGTTACTTATTATTATTTATACGGAAGTAGGTCTTTTTTATGGCAACTTCCCAGACACATTCCCTTCCGTTTCCACTTCCAAAAAACATCTCCAGTCGCTATGATTCGCCCATTATGATAAGTAAGTAATTACCTATCGGAGGAGCACATGAGCCAGATCTTCTTTAACACTATTAACAACGACCAGTACGACTTCATGACCGAGTGGGACACCACAGTCATGGACAAGTGGGTGGCCGAGAATATTGGGCTGTCACGCTGCAAGGATGAGGCTGAGTTGTTCGAGACAAAGTGGTTTGATTACCGCGACATGCACCCGCTTATGGCCACATGCCTTTTCACTGAGGCATACAAACGCCAGTACTCATACATCATGCTGTCGCATGGCCGCGAACACTATGAGACGGCCCCATTCACAACCGGTTTGAAACGTGTGCCGTATCAGGAGCTGTCGACGGCGAACAAAACGTCTCTCTGGAAAGCACGCCAGTTTGCCGACCAGTACTGCTGCTCTTATGACTACTTCATTTCTACCGTTCTTTCCGCAGCTGCACGCCGTCTGTGGGACAAATTGCCTCGCCCCCAGCATCTCTGGCAGCCCGATCTGATCGAGATATTCGAAGAGAAGTTAGCCAAACGCGCTGTAACCCGTCTGGATGACTCTCTGGTGAGTTTTAAGCATCTGGGAGACATGCAGCAGGACCCGATTCAAGAACGCTATTTTGAGTGGGTTCTGGAGCGTCTGCGTGGCATTACCCGAGACAAGCGCGTCCGCATCATCTTCTCCGCTGTCTGGTTGATGGAAATCGTGCCTGAGCGTGTGATTTACGCGCACTTCCCGGAAGAACTGGAAGAAGCACGGCGATTCTGTTGATCCCCTATCTGGCTTTTTTAGTATTAGAAAACAAATTGTTTAAGCACCAAAGGAAAGCACATGACCGAACTTTGCCACACAGGACGAGGGTTGTCTGAAGAGTTCGACGACGACTTCCAGAATCGACTCGCAGCCTACTTCTGTCGCGACCATGAATTTCTGACTCGCGCCGGTGATCTGGTTGCGCCAAACCAGTTCTCCAATGCGGCCAACGCCATTCTGGTGAACATGGTGTCGGGCTACTACAGAATGTATAAGAGCGCACCTTCGTCGTCGGCCATCCTCGACATGCTCAAACGCGCCAAACGCGATAAGACGATCCGCGAAGAGCTGTTCCCCGATGTTGTAGAGGCGTTTAAGCGGATTCTCGCTGAGAAGCTGTCAGACACGGCGTACATGGTCGACCAGGTCGCGACGTTCGCCAAAAGCGTGGCGTTCGACGACGCGCTAATCAAAGCGGCTGAGATGAAGGAGAAGGGCGATTTCCAGGGCGCGATGGCAATCATGGCCAAAGTCCAGCAAATCGGCTCTAACGAAGCGACCGGCATTTACGATTACTTCTCTGAATCAGCAGAGCGTTACAAGACGCGTGAGTACGAAGCGTCCGACGATTACGTGCCAAACAGCATCACAACGGGTCTCCCTCTGCTCGATAAACTCCTTTACCAGAAAGGCTGGGCCAAGCGTGAAATGGTGCTGTTCATGGGCTTCGCGAAGTCTGGTAAATCGACGGCGATGGGTGAGTTCTCTGTCAACGCCACGCTTGCCGGTTACAACGTCCTGTATCTGTCGCTGGAAGTACACACCTCTATTTTGTCAGACCGTTTTGACGCCCGTCTGTCCGAGACGGAAATGTCCAAGCTGGTGGAGCGCCGCGACGACGTCCATCGCAAACTGGCGGAGCTGGGGGCGACAAAAGGGGTTGGGAGCTTGTGGATTGTTGAGCGGCCATCCGGAAGCGTATCGCCTGCAGATCTTGACCGTATGCTAGGTGGCATGAAGGCAAATGGCATGATCCCGGATATGGTAGTTGTCGATTATGCCGATCTGATGCGGCCGAGCTACGACCTCCGTGATGATCGGGCAAACATACGAAGCATTTACACCGATCTTCGTGCGCTGTACGACAAGCACAACGTTGCCGGCATCACCGCATCCCAGACAAACAGGGAAGGTGGGGCGTCGGAAGTGGCGACCATGATGCACGCAGCTGACAACATCGAGAAGGTACGTATCGCTGACCTGGTCATCACTATCAACAAAACGGAAGAGGAAGAAGCAAAAGGCGAGGCAAGACTCTACTTTGCTGGTTCACGTAACCAGAAGGGCGGGGTGAGCATCCGTGTCAAACAGAACCTTGAACAAATGCGGTTTATCGAAAGAATCATGGATGTTTTATAAAAAACAGGCGTGGAAAGTCTCTCCACGCCTTAATCCATTAGAGATTTAAGTTTTCTTTTGCCAAAACCACAAAAGAAAAACACATGAGCCTCTATGGTAACTAAAAACCGATAGTAATCAAAATATTGCCTGAAAAAAGTAGGTTTAAACGTGAGCGACCTGAAAGAGTTACTGACCGAGCTGGATTTTGAACAATGGCTCGATACTGAAGGCGTTATCTATCGTCGCGGCGGAGTGAGTACGCGCGGGCGAGAAATTAACATCAAAGAGTGTCCGGTATGCGGCAGCTCAAACTGGAAAGTGTATTTCAACCTCTCTCATGGCGTAGGTAAATGTTTTGCGGGCGATCACCCCGAAGAGATTCAGTTTAACAAGCTGGTTTTTCTCAAGCACTACAGTGGCAAATCACGTCGGGATTTCGAAGCATACGTTCAGAATGCCTTAATCTCGCAGGGGTGGGCGCCGAAGAAAGAAGAAGTGGTGTTATCCAGTGGTGTTGAGCTTGAGGGGCCAGTTGCTCTTCCTCGCCACTATGAACTGCCTATCGATGGACGTCTTCCTGATTATCTCGTCAAGCGTCTCATAACGCCGGAAATGGCCAGATACTTCGACCTTCGTTATTGCGTGGAAGGTAAGCACGCGTATGTCGATCCCTACACCGACCAAGTGAAGGGGCAGGTGTTTGACATGCGTATTCTTATACCGGTTTACGATCTGGAAGGTGTGATGAAGACATTCCAGGGGCGTGATGTCACCGGCACAGCAGAACGTCGCTACCTTTTCCCCATGCAGCTACCAGCCTCCGGAAAGTTTCTCTACAACGGCCATAACGCGGTCGGAAAGCAGACGGTCGTCGTATGTGAAGGTGCCTTTGATGTCATGGGAGTTAAGCGCGCCATATTCGAAGAAGAGACGTTGCGAGAGTACGTCGAGCCAATAGGTACGTTCGGGATGCACTTATCCGGAAATACAACGGAAGATGCAGAAGACCAGCTGGGCGCGTTCCTGACATTGAAGGCCCGTGGCCTGCGCAACGTCATTATGATGTGGGATAGCGAAAAGCAAGCGATCCGCAACACGATGTCGGCGGCCAGACGGATCGCCAGTCTGGGCATCAATGTTAAAGTCGCCTGCTTGGGAGAGGAAGGACTTGACCCGGGCGACGCGACGCCAGAGCAAATCCTCAAGGCTTATTATCGTGCTAAACCATATACCAAACAGCTTGAATTGTTAGCCAAAATTAAAGGCATAGCAGCATTACTTTGAGTTAACTTCGGAAATATAGACGTTCACAGAGAACGTCTTTACCTCAGTTTTGAAGTTGTCTGTCATAACCGCAAGGTAGGCATTATTGCTTTCATTGAATCGCTTCAAAATAATCTGGACATTGTCTGTGCAGACAAAGGATGTTGCCTGATTTCCTGCATTGTCTGTATTATCTTGTAGAAAGTTACAGTCAATTTTTCCATTATTAGCTTTGAAGGTGGCAACGTCACTCTGCCAAGTAAATGTCGCATTTACACCTTTATCTATTGATTTTGCAATAAGACGCTTGCTATCAATTTTATTCTTTGGTTGTTTTACAGACGTGCGAAAATAACCTAGTCTCTTCATATCATTAAGTGAATCGCAGCCAATTTTTTCGCCTTTGTCACAAGATGTCTGATAAAGTTCACTTGCTTTTTGGTAGTCTTTTTTTACGCCCAATCCGTTTAAATACAAATATCCTAAGTTTGACAAAGCCGCCTCACTGCCTTTATCTGCCGCCTTTTCTAAGTATGAGCGGGCAAGAGAATAATTCTTTTGAGTACCTTCACCATGAATGTACATATAACCAAGATTTGACATACCCATAGGATCTCCAAGATCTGCTGCCTTTTTGTACCATTTAATGGCTTCAGCATCATCTCGTTTTGTTCCAATCCCTTCATCATACAATGAGGCCAGGCTCGTAATAGCTTTTACATAGTTTTTATCAGCCGCTTTTTTATACAATTCAAAAGTCTTCTTAGTATTCTTAGGGACTCCGTTTCCAGACAGATATTTCGCACCTAAATAATACATAGACTCTGGACTGCCGGCAGCCACAGCAAGTTTATAGTATTTAATAGCTAAAGCAGAGTCCGGGTTACCTACCAGGCCTTTTTCATAAAAAACTGCAAGATTATTGTAGGCAGCACCTTCTACCGCATTGTCAGCAATTTTATATAACTGTTCAGCCCTACGGTAATCCTTGTTGACGCCATATCCAAATGTATACATTAATGCGAGGGCGTGAGAGGCTGGCTTATCTCCTTTTTCCACTGCTGATGTGAGCCATTTTTTTGCTTGAGGATAGTTCTTTTCGAAGCCGTTTATGCCTTTTAGATAGTTTACCCCTAAATCACGCTGCGAAATGATATCTCCACCTGCGGCAGATTCAATAAGTCTCTGATTTTCATTAGCTACCGCTGAACCAGAATTTAGAAACAGTGACAATGCGAGTAGTGCTGTTGAGTTGATGAATTTCATATTGTTTCGTGTTTAACCAAGTGAATGTCGTGTGGTAGTCAAAGGTGCGTTTGTAGTTAGAGAGGTTACTTCAATTCGGTGAGCCTGTCAGTGCCAGTCTTCAAAGCGAGAGAGTGCCTACATAAATAAGTAGATACATACTTATGTTTCTGTAAGAATAAGCGCATTGTTGAGTGAGGAATACCGATGAAAGAAGATATTCAAAAATCCGTGACAGAGATGATTGATAAATCGGGCGTGGAAATCGACGCTGATGAACGCCAGAAAATTGTTGGTGAAGCCATCGATGCGGCGTTGGAGCATATTGCACAGGTGCTGAAGACTGTATCGCTTGCAGAAGGTTCTTCTTACATGCGGGTGTGGATTCGCTTTGGAGAGTCCCCTGAATTACCGGGCATTAAACAGAAGCGTGCTGCGTTGGTGGCTTTCATGAAGAAGGGTGACAATGGCTCGATGGAGATACGTACCGGCGCCTGGTACGACGGCCGTATCGTCTTCACGAATTATGCCCAATGCCTGCATGGTGAAGATCTTCTTAGTGTCGTAGACATCACCCTAAGAGCGATCAAAAACAGAGCGGAAACTGAAGAGGACACAGCCTGCGCCGCATTCCTAAGCATCATCGAATTGCCTGAAGTAATGGAACGTTCTTCTGAGCTGAAGACCCCGCCTGGTCTGCTGGATTTAGTTGTAAATGCTGACACCAAGAAGGCGGTGCAGCGTGTTCGTGAGGTTGAATACGGTACCATCTGCGATATGTGCCATAGCGACCTTGACCTGGTGCGCATCATTGTCGATGCAGGACAGGCTTGCGATGGCGTCCTCGCGAGCTTTGCGGGGCAGGTTGTCCGTCTGGCTAATGATCTCCCAATGGTTAAGCAGGAGGCCAAATCATATGCCGTTCACCACGCCAATGAACTACTTGAGCCATTTAGATTCGAGGCCGCGCAAGGCAAGATGACCGGCTGGGCGACCTGGTAAGCCTTACTTAAACACTTAGCCCCCTGATGGGGCTTGTTAAGAATCCACTTATTAAGTAAGTACAAGACTACGGTTTGTTATATGTCCACAAGAACAGATTTTTCTAAAATCCCGTCCATCTCAGGAAACAACGGCTATTCGCTTCGCTGTCCAGAAGTGAGGATAGACGGTGATGATGCGCATTGCAGCTACACCGTCTGCCAGCACACCATACTCGCTTACAAAGAGAAGCGTTTGCCGGCAACGTCCTTTACGTCCTGCGCCACGGCTATTGCCGCTGGCAAATGCAAAGCGGTAAAGATGATGGTTGAGGAGATCCGCAAAGGGGAACCCATCTACTTCGTCGATATGGCAGCTCTCATTAAGAAAGTTGAAGAGCGCAACAGGAACGCCACAACCAACCACCGCAAACGCAATTCCACAAACATAAACAGTCTGGTCAAGCGTACTAAGAAAGCGAACCCAGATACCACACCTAAAGAATCACTGGCGCCCGTCACTGACGTGTACGCGGCACTTGTTGAAGAAGTAACAAAAGAAAACACATGAGAACTCCCGAGCGACCGATGGAGGTTAAACACTAATGGAAAAACTGATCGCCCTAAAGCACAAGCTGGATGCCATAAAAACGATGGGAACCAACGCCAAGAAAGAGGCGCTGGCCAACCTTGATGAATTTGAGCAGAGCATGGTCTCGCTAATGCTCAACCCGTTCATTCGATTCGGGGTGAAAAAGTACAAAGTGGCCGCACCGCTTGAAGCGTCTGTACCCAGCGATCAGACGGTCGTTGAGCTTCTCGAAAAGCTGGCCGCTCGCGAACTGACCGGCAACGCCGCCATCACTGCGGTCGAGTCTTTGGTTGCTTCGATGTGCGCGGATGGACAGGACGTATTTCGTCGCTTTCTGCTGAAAGATCCGAAAGCCGGCTTCGGCATTAGTCTCTGCAACAAGGTTTTCAGGACGCCCATCCCCAAGTTCGAGGTACAGCTGGCGTCTGCGTATAAGGAAAAAGGCGATAAGTACCCTTTCAAGCCAAACCCCAAAGCCAGATGGCCAATGATTGGGAGTCTTAAGCTCGATGGTCTTCGTGTGATCTGCGAAGTCATTGTGGATGAGGAAGAGGTTAACTTTCTGTCACGCACCGGCAATCCGATTACATCACTGGATCACCTGAAACCAGCCATGCTGGAGCTGGGCAGACTTTCTGGCCACAGACACATCTTTTTTGATGGCGAGGGCACTGCTGGCTCTTTCAATGAATCGGTGTCGGCGCTGCGGAAGAAAAACGTGAAGGCAATTGGCGCGGTCTACCACGTCTTCGACTTTTTCCTCCCGGAGTGGCGCGCAATGGCTAAGTCCAAAGAGTACCTGAAGACGGGCATGAAGCTAAAAGAACGTCTGGCTCGCCTGGTGGAGTGGTTCCGCAATACCCGCGGTGAGGACTACGCGCCAGATATCCATCTCCACCCTTTCTACATCATCCACAGCCATGAAGAGTTCATCGAGCGTTTCATGAAACGCCTGGATGCGAACGAAGAAGGCGAAATGGGCAAAGATCCGGATTCCGTCTACGAGTTCAAGCGCACCCGCAGCTGGTGGAAGTTAAAGGATGAGGATTCCGAAGATGGCGAAATTATTGGCTTTGAAGCAGGCGATCCTGATTCTGGCTTTGCGCATACGCTCGGCAAAATCGTGATTCGTCTGGAGAACGGCGTAGAGGTACGCGCCAGCGGCATTAAGCACAAGTATCTGGATGAAATCTGGAACAACCAGGGAAAATATCTCGGTCGCATCGTTGAGGTTCACTGCCACGAGAAAACGCCAGACGGAAGCCTGCGCCACCCGCGTCTGAAATGGCCGAATTGTCTGCGCGATACCGAAGATCGGATTGGAGATAAAGACTGATGCTCGGCTGGATGCTGCTGTATTTGCTCATTGGCATCATCATTGGCGGCCTCATTATGGCTGACCGCATCAGCGATTACGTGAAAGCGGGAGTGATGGAGAGAAGAGGGCGTATTTATCGCATCGTCGATGTGACTGACACGTTTAAGGAGATAAAGGATGATCATGTTAAGTAAACGAGAAAGGGAAACACTAAGAGAAATCAGCAAATGGTCGCGCTTCTATGCGCACTGGCAACCAAAAACGCGCGCCAAACTGGAGCGGATGAACCTGGTGGCCAACGTAGAGCCGAACGGTAAAACCGAGAACTACCAGCTGACCAATAAAGGACGCCAGCTGCTGCAACAACTTATCGAGGCGGGGGTATACGCATGATTCCATACATCGTGTTGTCTTTTGCAATCGGCGCCGCCCTCGGCTTCATCATCTGTCATGACATGGTCAAGCAGGAACTGAAAACCAAAACGCTGCGCATCGGAAACCGAGTCTACCGCGTAGTTCACGAAACAGGAGTTAAAAAATGAGTGAGACATCAACGCTGGATTTCTGCCTGGCAACTTATTTGATCGCTTCCGGCATCGCTGTAGCCGCAACCATCGGCCAATATATCGTTAAGTTGCTTCTCATAAAGTTCGCCAGCCATAAGCGAATTGAAGACACTCTGTGGCGTCTCGGCTCGTTACTGGAGTTGCGTTTTGGCGAGCTGAAAGAGGGTAAGGAAATCACGATTCGGGCTAAGCGTTTTACGGCCACGTTCACCCGCACAGTGGAAGACAAGCCGGGGCTGATCAAAAAAATAGCAAATGAATGTTTAAACAAAAAATAAGTATTTACTTACTTATTTTAGATGTATAAGATTGGCTTGTTTTCGTTGAGACGCGACTGTTTGAACGTTTAAAGATAACTGCAAACGACAATCAGTACCTGGCAGTAGCTTAAGAGGCCAAACACCAGCGAGGTCAGTTTCCAGCCTCGTCACCAAAGTGGAACACACTGAGCGAGTGTGATTGCAGAACGCAGGAGAGGGCATGATACGGCACCACCTATGCCCTCTCCGATGAAGTAACAGGATGGGCGGTTGGTTTCCTCATTCCATTCACCAGCCCGGTTTCAACTATCGACCGTCCATCCTGTTACGTCATTTTCATTACTTATGTCGTTTTGGCTTGGGTTAAAAGCGGCGACGTAGCCCGGCTGGCATGGTTAGCCAGCGCACAACGTTGAGGCCACTGTGTTCTTTCAATCACATAGGCGAATCCACAGAGGCTTGATAACTGATACGACATGTCGGGTATTCTTTATCGGTTCAGTACTCTCTGGTGAAACCGTTGTTGTCTATGTAGCGCCTGGTTTCACAACACTAATGATTCCATACATCCAATAGGATCGAAGAATCTGGCGGCCATCAGCCGCCGTGAAGAATTCCAGATCTTCGCTCTATGTGAGCAAGCCACAAGCCTCTTCTGGCACTAACGTAAAGTGCAAGTAGCGGGAAAATTCTTGGTTGCCTGGTTGTCCACGAACAAGTACCGCCGCGAAAATGATGGTGTAGCTCAGTGGTAGAGCGGTTGACTGTTAATCAACTGGTCGGTGGTTCGAATCCACCCATCATCGCCACAACGGTAAGAGCATTTGGACGACAGCGAGGAAGGCGCGCTCTTTAGCTGTTAGCGACGGATCTGATTCCCTGAATGCTCTAACCGTTGTGATGAATTGCAGCTCTTCGAAGCAACCAGAAGATAATCACCTGGTGTCACAACAAGCTAAATTTTGAGGCACATCGCTGAACGGTTTGGTTTTCCATTCAACTGAAAGACTCCGCTAACGTCTCCAGACCGTTCAACGCTGTGATAGACATTACGGCAGACGTTCTTAACCATAGTGCTTCTTAGCATCGTAGTAACACTTTTTTCAGCGCAAAAATCAAAGGTGGTCATTTCTGGGATCATGGCCCAAACAGTAGTTCGTTACATTCCAAACAGTAGGGTAGCAAGCGATACTTCTAATCTTTAAGCCATTGCACCAGAAACGCGCATTCAACAGCACAAATCCAAAGGATGCAATACCCCTTTGGATTATGATTTCAATGCTTGTGTGTAATCGAGTAGTGTGTTCAGATGACTTACTTAAATAGCTGGATACTTAGAAAATTTAACCTGCGTCATCTCTCTTACGTTGCATAAATTGGAACGTAATACCATACTTAATGCGATTGTTTTGGATGATTGCTCATAAGATAATGTTTTATTCCGAAAAATGGATGCAGCTATGCTAAAGGTTATTGCTTCAATCTCCGTTTTTATATTTTTTACCGTCATTGGCTCCCTGTTTTCTGGATGTAATGATGGTTGGATGTCTGCATCAATAGGAAGTAGAGGAGCTTGCTCCCATCATGGTGGTGTAAGCGGTATACCCGGATTGTTTATGTTTGTCGGGTTTGTAGTAGGTGTGTTTCTATTCCTTAAATTATCATCAAAAAATAGTATTCATCACGACGATACCAGTGCGATTGATACTGGCATTAGAAATGTTGAGAATGTTAATAGTAGAGGGCTAAAAAAAACCACTATAAAAGATGATGAAAAAAAAGAACTTATCGCATCATTTGAAAAGTATTCCGAAAAAAATAAAAATCCTCTATTGAAAGTCTTTGTTTACTCTAACGGTCTATTGCTGTGTGAGTTAATAAATAAAAATAATGGTTATGACTGTTTTACAAGAAAATTAAACATGACAAGAATGAATGACCTTCAAACTGCATTGGAGAATGTTTTTCTGCATGATGGTACTGAATTTATAACGGGCGTAAATCTGCGGTATTTTAAGTTGAGGTTTTTCAGTGACAATGCTCGAAGGCACTCTGAAATCGTGGTTGGAAATTTTAATGAGCCAAAACTTCTAAGATTAAAAAACATAATAATTGATGCCTTTCCTGTTGTAGCGAGAAAAATGTAACCTTTATAAAACATTAATCCCAAATGTTTGCAAGGGCAGCGCCCACGCTCTTAACGTCAATCTTCAAATAGTTCATGGTCACTTTAGGATCTGAATGGTTCAGCGCTTTCATTGCTAAAGCTGAAGTGGTTTACTGAATTTGGCCACCTGAACAGAGGTGATATGCTCACCTCAGAACAATATAGGTGCACCAATGAAACGAAGAAATTTTAGTCCTGAATTCAAACGCGAATCCGCTCAGCTGGTTGTCGATCAAAACTACACCGTCTCTGATGCCGCTAAGGCTATGGATGTCGGTCTTTCCACGATGACAAAATGGGTCAAGCAACTGCGTGAAGAGCGTCAGGGCAAAACACCAAAAGCCTCTCCGATAACACCAGAACAAATCGAAATACGTGAGCTGAAGAAAAAGCTACAACGTATTGAAATGGAAAACGATATTCTAAAAAAGGCTACCGCGCTCTTGATGTCAGACTCCCTGAACAGTTCTCGTTAATCGGGAAACTCAGGGCGCGTTATCCAGTGGCCTCTCTCTGCCACGTGTTCGGGGTTCATCGCAGCAGCTACAAATACTGGAAAAACCGTCCTGAAAAGCCAGACGGCAGACGGGCTGTATTACGCAGTCAGGTACTTGAACTGCATGGCATCAGCCACGGCTCTGCCGGAGCAAGAAGCATCGCCACAATGGCAACCCAGAGAGGTTACCAGATGGGGCGCTGGCTTGCTGGCAGACTCATGAAAGAGCTGGGGCTGGTCAGTTGCCAGCAGCCGACTCACCGGTATAAGCGTGGCGGTCATGAGCACGTTGCTATCCCGAATCATCTTGAGCGACAGTTCGCCGTAACGGAACCCAACCAGGTGTGGTGCGGTGATGTGACCTATATCTGGACGGGTAAGCGCTGGGCGTACCTCGCCGTTGTTCTCGACCTGTTCGCAAGAAAACCAGTGGGCTGGGCCATGTCGTTCTCGCCGGACAGCAGGCTCACCATGAAAGCACTGGAAATGGCATGGGAAACCCGTGGTAAGCCCGTCGGGGTGATGTTCCACAGCGATCAAGGCAGCTATTATACGAGCAGGCAGTTCCGGCAGTTACTGTGGCGATACCGGATCAGGCAGAGTATGAGTCGGCGTGGAAACTGCTGGGATAACAGCCCAATGGAGCGCTTCTTCAGGAGCCTGAAGAACGAATGGGTGCCGGCGACGGGCTATGTAAGCTTCAGCGATGCAGCTCACGCAATAACGGACTATATCGTTGGATATTACAGCGCACTAAGACCGCACGAATATAATGGTGGGTTACCGCCAAACGAATCAGAAAACCGATACTGGAAAAACTCTAACGCGGTGGCCAGTTTTTGTTGACCACTTCAAAGAGTACCTGCCACACCATAAACGTGTCATGGATGAACACGAAGAACTGTGTGGCCGCATCAAAAAACTGGAGGCGTACATTACCGCGACGAGTTTACTCGCCAGCTGTATGTCGACCGCATCATCCTCATTAAGCAGCTGGACACGATGAAGGCTTATGACCTGATCCCTCGTGCCCGGCTCGCTCGTTTTTAACGTAAGGAAACCAAAATGACCGATATGGATATCGAAAAAGAGATTGTGGCCAAAGGCAAAACGGCCGCGCGCGTTACCCCGGAACGCATTGAAGCCGTTATCTCAGGCGAGTTTTACTTTACCGGCGCGGATGGATATCGCAGCTCCCCGTTATGGTTGAAGCAGGAAGAGCCTGAACCGGCCCCGCAATCACTCGAACTGCTGGCATTCTGCGTTCTCGTGCTGGAGAACAGCTTTACCGTAACCGGCGAGTCCGCGTGCGCCAGCCCGGAGAACTTTGATCCGGAGATCGGGCGTAAAATTGCACGCCAGAACGCGATTGCCAAAATCTGGCCGCTGGAGGGCTATCTTCTCAAGCAGCAGCTGCACGAGGTGAAGTGATGAAGGTCGTTATCTATGGACGCGATAATTGCTCATACTGCAAACGTGCGGTCGAGCTGGCGAAGCAGCTGCACGGCCACGGCTTTGGCGATTACGAATACATCGACATTGTGTCTGCCGGGATCGGCAAAGAAAAGTTGAGCGACCTGGTTGGCAAGCCGGTGGATACCATACCGCAGGTGTTCGTAAATGGTGAGCCTATCGGGGGTTATACGGAATTTGCGGCGTTGGTGAGTAAGCTATAAAACAAAAAAGGCCCATACGGGCCTTTTTTATTGAGCGGGGATGTGCGCTTTACGCAACCGCGCTTTCAGCGTAGATGAGCGATTAACTTTCAGGCTTTCACCTACATATCTGCCGTTAATCAGTTTGATCTCTCCTGATTCCAGCTTGTTCTTTAAATCCTTACCAGCAGCTTTCTGTAGTCTTTCGCCCATTTCAAGGCTCAGACGTTCGGCAGAGGTAGAATAATAATTAATAACTTTCAGTCGTGACGACATAACCTCTTCCTCCTGTTGGTACATCACAATATGCTTCCCATCCAGGAAAACCTTTGTCGAACAACCGACTTTTACGTTCTCCATTTAGGCCGAGTAGCTTGCAGTAAATGTCTGCCAAGTCGGTTCTACGCAAATGCTGATGGTCGTCTGCGGCCGAGAAGACATAAGCACCTGCGTTACAAACAGTATAATGGTCAAGAATTATACTTGCAACGTTCATGAGCACTTGCCCACCGGCTAGTCCTTGATGTTGAATATGCTGAAATCCTTTGAAATCCATCAGTATTGGGTCAATTTCGTCGAAAATCACGCCCCATACACCGTTCTGTGGAAACCGGAATGCTGGATGCACATTCAGGATATCTACCCCCTTACGGGTGAAATCATCCATCGTCAATATTTGTTCAAACCCAACGGCATAAAGCGTGCTTCCCACTGCAAATTGTCTGTATACCATCCCATTGCCGAATTCTTCTGAGAATGGGTCGTCCCAATGAATTAGATTGTTCACTGATTTTCCATGTCTTCAAAACATGCGCCCATTCAAGCAAATACCAGTACGAAACACAATTTTTTGTTTAGGCCAATCCATCCTGAAAACAGGCTCAGATTTTTAAAAAACGGCTAAAAATGATTCCATACCTATTAAGTATGGAATCATTGGTCAAAAACAGCTATTTTGGTGTTGATCCTATAAAAATTTGTGCCTAATATACTGTACAAACATACAGTTAAAGGCATCACTCAGAGAGTGAGCGATGAAAAACACCTTTGATAAAGCACGCGCAGCCGAAAACACCTCACGCGAGGCCATTGCTTATCTCGAACGGGCAGCTGGTCTGTCGGCGGTATCGACCATTAACCTGGATGGGGACATGCGGTTCTCATCGGCATTCATGTTATTCACTCGCTTATCTTTATTGATAACGAGACGTCGACCGGAGATAGCCGTCCATTGTGTTTTGATACATGTTATGCCACACATTGCTGATGTTAAGGTAAGTGACATAAATAGGGTGCTGGTCAACCAGCTGGTTAACCCGCTGATCCTGGAAGGCAAGATTGTCCAGGGCAGACGTGTGTTCTCGCTGATGAAGCAGTTTCTTGGCTGGTGTGCATTTCAGGGTGTAATTGAAACCTCTCCGCTGAATGACATCTCTCTAAACAAAGTCGCCGGGGGCGCTAAGCCCATGCCGCGGGAACGGAAGCTGACAGATGCCGAAGTGTGGGTGTTCTGGAACGTCTGGGACTACTTCAACGTTTGCGAAGGGACGAAATGGGCTGCCAGACTCTGTCTTGTAGCTGCCAGACGCCCTGATGAAGTGCTCCGCGCGAAGAAGAGTGAGTTCAACCTTCAGCGTGATGTATGGAATCAAGGCACCCGCAACAAATCGGGCCGACAGCACAGTCTCCCGTTAAGCCCCTTAATGCGGCAATGTGTTGAGAAACTGTTCGAGTACGGAAAGGGGAGCCAATGGCTTGTCCCGTCGAACAAGAAGCGCGGCGAGGATGTGCCAATGTCTAAGGTGGCCATAGCGCAGTCATTGCGCAGGATTCTGGAGCGTCCTGAAATGATGGAGTTAGAGCCGTTCACCCCGCGCGATCTGCGAAGAACCGCGCGCAGTTACTTTCCGGCTCTGGGGATCAGTCAGGAAGTCGCTCGTAAGATAATGAACCACAGCCTTGAGGGAATCGACCGTGTCTACGACCGCCACGACTATATTGAGGAGATGCGAGACGCCTTAGACAGTTTCTCGGCGCACATCGCATCCATCGTGGAACAGCCAGACCTGGACGAAATTGACCACAAATTTAAAGGTGATCGTCTTGCCACTGAGCTTATTCGCGTGAATTTCTCATAGAGACTTGATGGCCTCAACAACCTTCTCTGAAGCCCCTTGCTGGCCATCGAAACGCTTGCGGAAAACCTCTAATACGAGTTTCTCATCTGCGGTTAGCGGAGCAGTACCTTCTTCGCGGAAGAACTGGAGGAGTTCAGGCTGGCGTTCTTCCAGAACCATCAACATCAGTCGAACCGGGTCAGTATCTAATGCGACGGCCAAAGGACGCACCTTATCAACGGGCAATGGGATTTTGCCACTTTTAATGAGCGAAAGGTTGTTGGGGTTTTTGTACCCGATTTCTTTCGCGATTACTGCCTGGCTTTTCGGTGAGGTTGCGATTAGTGAGTCAATGAATGCTGCGTAGCGACTTACTTTCGCTTCAGTTTCGTTGGTAGCCATGTTTTTCAACCTTGCGTGTTTTGATTCTCTCTGGTAAGTGCTTACCGATATTACAGCAAAGGTTAGGGTTGTAAAGACTTATCTATCTTCTTTACAAGGCACTTTCGTAAATTTAATCAGGTATTACAGTGCGTTGCGATAATCTCTTCTTCCTAACCACAAAATATTTTAAGTTATTTCTGATACAGAACTGTTCCGTATTGATACACTAGGTAGTAATATTGTGAGCTTCAAACGTGATAATTGGATAATGCCAAATGAAAAAAATAGCTTCTAATTTGACCGCTCTTGATATTGGGGATGCCTATGTGATGGAAGAGGATGGTGCTGCAAAAATCTTAACTGAACTATCAACTAAGCAACTCGATTTTAGTCTCAAGGATGCCACCGCGTTCAGCTTTACACTCGACAGTATGCACTTCACTTTATTCAACACCGGCTCCGGCTCCTTCGCTGTCCGTACCATTTAAGCCTCAATACCTCTTCTTGCCTGTACGAGCAGCTTAGCTCCCTGTTCGTACAGTGATAATTTATAAGCTTCAGAAAACAAATTGTTTTAACAAACAAGGGATACTCATGTCTAAACCCCACAAAAGAGCTGTACTGAAGGAGGTACAGGATTTTCGCGACTGTGTTAAACGAGTGGTGGCAATGCTCTCTGGCAAAAGAATTCCTGTCGCTGAACGAGGCAATGAAGCGTTTGTTCGCTACAACAAACGTGGGGAGCCAGTACTCGTTAACATTCCCTCCATTCCTGACGACGCCACTCCGACGCTCATGAATGCGGTACGCGGCTTCCTTGACCATGAGGTAGCCCATATCCTGTTTACTGATCCCAAAGTCGCCATGAACATGCGTAACAAGGGCAAAGCCCCATCGACAGGCCTGTGGAACGCGCTGGAGGATGTTTTTATTGAGCGCAAGATGGGGCAGGTGTTTGGCGGAACACGCCGCAATCTACTGGCTACGCAGAAGCTGATCATTGAAAAATACTTCCAAATCAACGTGGCCAAAGCAGTAGCCGTTTGCAAAGGTGATCAACGTGATTTGTTCCTGAAATTCTTTTTGTGCCCCGTCGTTCGAGCCTGGGATGGCCAAAGCCCTTTTGTTGAGTTTATGGAAGACCATTGGCATTACATCGCCAAGCCTGTAGCGCTGCTTAAAGAGCATGGTATTGATGTAGCGGTACGCAACATGTCCTGCACTGAGGATTGTGTAAAAGTGGCCGCAGCCATCGCTCTGCTCATGAAAGACCTGAAAGAAGAGACGGAAGGAAAGCTTCCGGAGAAAAAGTCTTCGGCCAAGAAACCATCTGGCAGCAAGGAAAAAGACGACGAGCCCGGACGTGAAGATGACATCCCAGCAAGCCCGGACAGCGATGACGAAGAGCCAGAAAATGGAGAAGATGAGCTGGACGCAGCCGACCATAAAAGCGAGCCGAAGGATAATGAGTCTGGGGAGTTTGGTACGCCAGAATACTTAGATAAGGGCTTACCTACTGACAATAAAGATATAAGTGATACAGATATTAATAATACGGAAGCAGGCTCTGATGGCACAAAGAACTCACCAGATGAGGATTGTGGCGGTTCAGATGGTGAACATGGCCAGAGCGAGGAGAGCGCGCCAGCGCCGGGTGATGGGATTCGTGAGGATGCAGACGAATCGGACGGATATGGCGGCGGCGAGGGTGATGCGTCAGAAGATGATTTTTCCGGCACAGGTGGCGGAAGCGATGGCGAGCCAGACAAAGACGGTGAAGCATTGGGGGAAGGAAGCGAGACGGAGGAAGGTGCCGAAGACTCACAGGATGACGACTCCGGGTGTGTGGCTTCTCCGGACGATATGACGCTTGACGATGCACTCAAGGCACTGGACGAGGTTGAAGATGAGGTCGGGGAAGTAACAGAAGACGCGCTCTCTTCGACAATCAGCAGCGAACTGAAAAGAACCTCTCTTGAAGAATATCGCCCATACGACCGCTCTTACGACTTTATCGGTCCAATTGACGAGGCAGAAGATCACATCAGGCGCACCAAAAAAGTCTTTGGAGCCATTCCGATGTACTCACCCATTGACCGTTATCGCATGGTTCCGGAAGGTCGCAAGCTGTTTGAGTTGTACATCGAGCGACACTTGTCGGCCGGTGTATCTGCAACCCTCGCCAAAGACCTGGAGCGCGCGATTGCCAGCAGAAACCGGGTGCAGTTTATACCGGGTCAGCGTCGTGGCCGCATTCATGGCTCCAGTCTTTATCGCCTGGCAATGAACGATGATCGCGTATTCCGTCGCAAGGAAGATCACCGTGCAGTTAACGCGTGCGTCCAGCAGGTTATCGACTTATCAGGTTCAATGAGCGGCAAAAAGATTCATCTGGCATTGGCCAGCGCATACACCATCGCCGATGCACTCGACCGCATTAACGTGCCGAACATCATCACCGGCTTCACCACGTTCGGAAATCCGGACTACTCGACAATGTCGAAAGCAGGGTTCTCACGTTTTGAAGCGCTGATGCTGCCAATCATCAAGAACTGGAATGAGAAAGCGAACTCTCCGGAGATCCGCGCTCGTATGGGTTGTGTGGGCGAGACGTTCCCCCTGCTCAACAACGTTGATGGCGAGAGTATCGCGCAGCTGGCATCACTGTTTTCGGGGCGCATAGAGGACAAGAAAATCATGATGGTCATGAGCGATGGCGCGCCGTGTGCTGCTGGCGATGGGTTTGCGCCACATTTGAGATCTGTCACTAACGAGATCGAGACCTTAAGCGACATTGATCTCATGGCCATAGGCATCCTTACTGACGCTCCGAGACGCTATTACAAAAACTACGCCCTCGTGAACAGCGTTGAGCAAATCGGGCCATCGGTCGTTAAAGAGCTGTCTCGTATCATTCTCGGGTAAAAATTTACCCGATAAAATAAGTAATCACTTACTATACACCCTAATATATTTATATAAGATATACGCCATTAACGACAACGAGTAAGGAAAGCACATGGCCGCTAATGCACTGAATCAAGAACAGCAACTGCCTGAAACCATCGTCTGCAAATGGTGTGGCAAATCCTTTCACCACCTCAAATCTCACATTTCTATGGGGCGCTGCGAAAACCTTCCGGAAGCAGCGAAAGGCCTGGATGTTGATGAGGTGGTGAAGATGTACACCACGGAATTTCCGGACGAACCGACCATTTCCAGCACCGCGCTGGCCAAACTCAAAGAGAAGCGTGCCGAACTGCATACCGGGGATAGCAAAGTCGCGGAGATCAGCGCGCACCCAGGCTATGTGGGTTCTGTTGAGTACAAGACGGAGCTGGTAGCCGCGCACGAGCTGCTTGGCGTAACGCTGAAAGAGCTGGGAACGCCACGAGGCAAACCCCTGCAGGTAACGGTGAACGTCAATACGCCATACCCGGAGTTCATACCGGAAGTGAAGAAGAACTATGTGTATGGCGATTTCGATCTGATTAAAGACGTCTTCATGATGCTGGAGATTGGCATCCCTGGCTATCTCTGGGGTCACGCTGGCACCGGCAAATCCTCACTGCCAACGCAGCTCTGTGCTCTGCTCAATCGCCCGCTTATCCGCGCACAGCACACCGCTTCGATGGAGGAAAGCCATGTAACGGGTCAGATCCTCGCGCGCGACGGCTCCACCTACTTTGAGCCTGGGCTGCTGGCGCTGGCCATGAAAAACGGTTGGGTTTACCTGGCTGACGAATACGACTTCGCTTTCCCGCAGATTCTTGGCGTGTACCAGCCGGTACTGGAAGGAGAGCCGCTCATCGTTAAAGAGGCGACTCCGGACTGGCGCCGCATTACGCCACATAAGCGCTTCGCCTTCATCGGAACAGGTAACACCAACGGATCTGGCGACGAAACCGGTCTCTATCAAGGCACGAACATCCAGAACGCCGCGAACTTCTCACGCTTTGGCATCGTGTCCAACGTGAAATACATGAGTCCGGAGGCAGAAACAAACATGTTGGTTCAGGCGGGCATCATTCGCGAGTACGCAGAGAAAATAGTGAAGTTAGCCAATCTCGTTCGTGAAGGGTACGAACAGCACCTCATCAGTCAGCCTATCGGTCCTCGTGAACTGCTGCTGGCTTCAAAAATCGGGATGATGCGCGGCGACTTTGCTGCTGGCATCGAGAAGGCGTTCATCAACAAGCTGCCATCCACGTCTGCCCAGGCTTCACGTGAGGTGGTTCAGAAGATCTTCGGTTAATCGTGCGTAAAGGATGCTTTGGCTCACTTATCGCAGCGTCTGAAACTGGCCGGGCTTGCTCAATGTGTCCTGAGAAGCCCGCGTGCCATGCGGCAGCCAGAGAGGTTGCGATTTCGCTGTATGGGAAGTTCGTAGGCTTCCCCAATGACAAAATCAAAAAAACCAGAAAGGTAAAAACACATGAAGGCTCTAATGGTCAGAACTGACTTCTCGCTGGGGGAGTCAGCGCTAAAAGCAGAAAAGGCGGTCAAAATTGCAAAGGAAGCTGGCTATACCGCTGTCATTTCCGCTGACAGCATGAATATTGCCAGTGTCATCCCCCTCCAGCGCGCCGCGGGTGACGATATGGCGGTGATCTGTGGTGTTAAGCTGAATATTGTCGACGACCCCACATACGAGCACCGCGCCCGAATGGCGAAAGAGTCTGAGAGATGTATGGAATCATTGGTGCGTGACCGTAGTTACAGCTTCACTGCACTCATCAAAAATGAGCAAGGTTATCGCGATGTTTGCGAGCTGATGACCTTAGCGAACAAGCGCGAGCAATTTTACTTCGTACCACGTCTGGCGCTCGACCAGCTGGCTACCGTTTATGCCAAAGGCAACATCATCCTGCTGACGTCCGACATGGGCAGCGTATTCCAGCGCCGCGACTTCGCGAAGATCATTAGCACGTTGGTTTCTGCGGGTGGGCGCGACAACTTCTACAGCGTGGTTTATCCGCACCCTACGCCATTCTACGACCAGATTAACGTCCGGGCGATGAAAGTGGCGAGCGCATTGAAAATCGAGCCAGTGGCGTTCTATCCCGCTTATTACGAAGCTGTCGAGGATGCAGACATTAAAGACATTGCGCACATGGTGACGAACAACATCAAGATCGACCAGCCGCATCGTCTCCGTATTCCCCACCAACGTGACAACGCCATCAATGGGCGCCGGCATCTGCTTGAGGCGCTCAAAGCATTCTCCGTTCGTATGGGTGTACCAGTGACGGCGGCTATGGCATCGACGACACAGGACGCGATCATCGAAGCCTGCACCTGGCGCTGGCACGAACTGCCACCGGCATTACCAAAGATGGCCGAAGACGAACCTGCTGCACTGATGAAACTTGCGGTTGCTGGCCTGCGCAAGCGTCTCACCACCAAAGAGTTTGGCTATACGCCACCAGCGTCTGAGCACCATGTATATGTTGACCGTCTTAAGTATGAAATGGATACGCTGACCCGCCTGGGCTTCTGCGGTTACTTTCTGATGGTACGCGATCTGATGAATCACAGTCGCGAAACCGGTATTCCAGTTGGCCCCGGTCGTGGTTCATCTGCTGGCTCTCTGGTGGCCTGGTGTATCGGCATCACCAACGTTGACCCAATCCGTCACGGTCTTCTGTTTGAGCGTTTCATTAACCCTGAGCGTCTCGACCTTCCGGATGCGGATCTGGACTTTAGCCAGGCACGTCGCCATGAGGTGATCGAGTATCTGAATGAGCGCTATGGCGAGGACTATGTTGCCGGTATTCCTAACTTCACTTATCTGGGCGCGGCTTCCGCGCTGCGCGATACCGCTCGTATTTATGGCGTCGACGCCGCGGATATGGCGGTGTCCAAAGAGTTCAAGAATCTGGAAGACGATAGCCTGTCACTGGAAGAACTGCGCGAGCAGCTGGCCAGCCTGGACAAATACGCCAACAAAAATCCGGAAGCGTTTAAGGCGGCGTGCAAGCTGCAAAGTCTGATGCGTGGCTTCGGCCGCCACGCTGCGGGCATGATTGTCGCTGGCGTACCACTGGTTGAGCGCACGCCCGTAGAGCTGCGGGGTAATGCGCGCTGCATTGCGTTCGATAAGCGTTACTGCGAGGCAATGGGGCTGATTAAGCTGGACGTACTCGGTCTGGCCACGCTCGATCTGCTGGATAGCGCAAAGCGTTACATCAAAGAGAGCACTGGCAACGATATCAACCTCGACGCCATTCCACTCGACGACCGCAAAGTTCTGGATGGTTTCGCTGCTGGCTACACACAGGGCGTCTTCCAGCTGGAATCTGGCCCAATGCGCAAGCTGCTTAAAGATCTGGGTAGCGGTATCGAGCCAATGAGCTTTAAAACGGTTGTCGCGACCACCGCACTCTTCCGCCCCGGCCCCATCCAGTCAGGCATGTTGGATGACTACGTTTCTGTGGCCAAAGGCTTCATGCCACCACAGTCACTGCATCCGGTTCTCGATGAGCTGACCGCGGAGACCAACGGCGTAATTCTCTATCAGGAACAGACCATGAACGCGACGCGACTCCTTGCTGGCTTCACGATGGCCGAGGCAGATGCTGTGCGTTCCGCTATCGGTAAAAAGAACATGGAGAAGATGAAGAGCATGGGCGAGAAGTTTGTCGTTCAGGCTCAAGCTGGCTGGATTGACGTCGAGATGGAGGATGGCACAACGCAACGCATTCACCGCGCAGAGCATTTTAAATGCGAGGATGGCGTGTTACGCACGGTCGAGGAAGCGTTAGAGGCTGGCGTGAAGCTGCCAATGGCCGCCGTTCGGGTGACAGTGTCACATCCGGGCTTATCAGAGACAAAAGCAAAAGAAATTTGGGATGCGTTCGAGAAAAACGGTGCATACCAGTTTAATAAATCGCACTCTGTTGCTTATTCTTTAATCAGCTATCAGTCCATGTGGCTAAAAACGCACTACCCGGCTGAGTTTTTTGCTGCTGCGCTCACCATTCTGGGCGAGGACAAACATCAGGGGCTTGTGAAGGATGCGCTGACCTATGGCATTCGCGTACTGCCACCAGATGTGAACATATCGTCGAACCGCATTGAGATCCGCACGCTGGAAGATGGCAGCCAGGTTCTTTACGCGCCCTTCTCTGCCATCAAAGGATGCTCCGAGAATGGTTGCCAGGCCATCATGCGAGCACGAGAAAAGGTCGGTGGCGCATTCGAGTCACTGGCGCAGTTTGAAGAAGCGGTAGAGAAGCGTGCCTGCAATAGCCGAGTACGTGAATCGCTGGACAAAGTTGGGGCGTTTGCATCCATCGATCCGGGCAGCTTGCCAGCCACCGCTCCGGAACGTCTGCGCGACCAGGCGGAGCTGATGGGCAATCTGGTAATCGACGCAGTGAAAGCCTCACGTCCGTTTGAAATGAACCCCAAGCGCTCTGCTGAGGTCAATTTGCTTATGACACGCATGGCGGCCGAAATGGGCTTAGGTGATGAGCTGATCCGCCCAAGCATCGGCATCAAACCGAAAATCATGGTCATTCTGGATAACGCGAACGGCAATGATGGGCGTACCGGATACTTCATGGAGAACGGCTATGACGACTTCAAGGCCAAACTACTTACTGCAGGCGACTTACGCATGGGCGATCTGTATGTCACCGGCGTATGTAAAAAGGTGAAGGACAAAGAGAAGGACTACACCAAAGATGAAATCGGCCAGTTCACCGACTTCATGCGTGAAGAGATAAACCTGGTACGTCCGACTTATGTGCTGACGTGTGGCAGCCGGGCGACATCACTCTTCAATAACAAGAGCAAACCGTCAGATCTGGTTGGTCGTAAAGAGTATCTGCCGGAGCTGGATGTCACCGTCTTCTACGGGTTTAACCCGAACATTTTGTACTTCCGTCCAGAGGAAGGAGAAAAGCTGGAAGCGATTCTGGCAGAGGTAGCGGAGACTATTAACAAATGAGCAAAGACACCACCATGAACGAGGCGCAGAAGATTGCACAAGAGCTGGCGATCATCCCAGATGAGTTTCGAGATAAAGCAGTGGCGGCTACGCTGAAGTCGCAGTTCTGGGAAATTATTGATTGCCCGGTCACGTTAGATCTGGCGCTCGCGTTCGCCAGACTGGATGGGGTCGACAACACCAGCCGCTTGCGTAAATGCGCCAGAGCTTTGGCGCTAAAAACACAAGATCCCAAAGCGTGCGGTTATCTGCTGGAGATATACGAAGCTGACGATCCGCAAGTACAGCTGGAAGCATTCAAAACGTTCCGCGACCGCCTGGTACTTAAGGTGGCCAAAGAGTTTAAGGAGGTGAACAAGATTGGAGATGTTCGGCAGTACAGATTAAAACGCCAAACTAGGGTAACTCTATCGAATATTTTCGGTAGGAAAGTAGCATAAAGAAAAACCCGCCAAATGGCGGGTTCTTTTATGGAATAAGCGAATATCTCCACGTCTCCAACGGCCATGAGACAAAAAACCACGAATTTTTGAGGGATGTTCTTGATTGTTTTCGTTATTTTTGGAACATACCACATGCCATGAATGGTACTGAACCGAATCATATTTTATCAAAACGGAGCCTGTGGGTTATTGACATGATAAAAAAGACGCTAATAACGGCGATTAGTTTCGTAATGGTTGGTTGTGCTGGCATGAGGATGCCTAATTATGATGAGGTAAAAACAAGCCCGTACTACACTGAATGTCGTGAGTTCGCTGCCACTGTTTATAAAAATAATGGGTACAGCAAAGAGGCCAATACGGTGATTCTGAGTATGGACGACAGAAAGGCACGAGCCATTGTCTCAGGATGCGTAGTGACAATGGCCAAGAACAGCATCGAAGAAGCGAAGGCAGACTTAAATAATAAGGCTGCCGCCTATGGAATGATCAGCGGAGCTTGTTACGACGCATCATGTCGAGTCGATACCGAACAGCAGTTGAAGGCTTACACTCTTGGGAGCTATTACGCTTCCTCCAAGAAATTTCCTGAGCAAATGAAACCTAAATTTTAAGGAAGAAATAATGCTCCGCACGATTCAAACTATTTTTCTCGTCGTTGCCTCACTAATACTTTCCGGATGCGCCTTCCCAGACAAGGACGGCGACTTTGGAGCATATGTACACAACTGTCAACAATACGCCTATGGTAAAGCCTATGCCTTTGAGCATAGAGATTTAGCTTATAAGATTTGCAAAGATGCGGCGAAGCTCTGGGGTGACGAAGTTCCGGCCTATGTCATCCAACAAATCAAGCTTCATCCTGAGATCCCAGAAGATGAGATTAAATACGCGGCAATGGCTGGGTCGTTGGGGAACAATTAACACAGCCTTTTGATTCAGGAAAAGCAGAACCCGCCAAATGGCGGGTTCTTTTATGCGCATTCAGCCTGGTGGCGTCGACGCTCGATAAGGGAAACAGCGATCTTCTCAATCTCTTCAAAATCTTTTGAGGTGCTATTACGAAGCGCCAGATTCCACTTACTCAATACGCGAGCGTTATGCGCCAGCTCTGCGTTTTCTTTGAGGCGTCCATTCTTTTCAAGCCAGCTCGCTACATCAGCCCAATCCCACAGCGGAGACTGGCCTTTAATGCGCTGAATGGGGCATGGGAAGTCCCCGCTGCCGCGCAGACCATCTTTAAGCATTGCGATAGCCTGGCGTGACATATCTGTCATTTCTGCGATGTCGCTCAAACCAACAAAGGCCGAGTCGACAGATTCAACAATCGCGCCAATACCGGCTGATTCGATGTTGTCGACCGCAGACGCAATAGCCTCATCAAGCGAATCGGCTTCACGGTCAAATTCAACATATACGGAGTTGCCATATGCGCAGATCAGCGCATCATCACAGCCGTTTTCGTACAGCGCATCTTCCAGTCCTTCGGTCTCATACGTTACGCCTGAGAGTGTCAGAGTGAAGTTATAAAGCGCCATAGTACATCGTTGTTTAGTATTCAGAGTATTCTCTAGTTTGATAAGGGGCGGTTTGAGCCACCCCTTACAGAGCAAAATCAAGTGCAGTGATTTACTTTGCACCTGATTTGCTTGGCATGGACTTCAGCACTTCGCGGCGTCGACCATACACTCATTTTGTGATCTCGGTGTTCACTATCTGGATCGCCACAGCGCAACTTTCAAAAACAGTGGGCAGAATCGCCCGGTGGAACCCAAACCCAGCCTTTACTTAGAGCATATTCAATGGCCGCTTGAATATGCTTGTTCGGATGTTTCTTCATTCGCCTCCGATGAATATTATACTATTCCCGATGTTGACATCTGTCAACGGCGAACCATTCAACCGTCCGTGCCACCATCCCGTTGTCGCACGCTGTCTACGGCCAGCTTTGACCGTTGGAAGGTTATCAGATTAATCCGCAGTTTTTGTCACTTGCCGCCCCGTAAACCTTGTTTTTCGTGTCATAAATTTCTGCGCCTGAACGCTTCATGGTAAAATTGATACGAATTAGTAAGTAGGCAATTAACACCATGAGCACCGAAATCTACGAAAAAATCATGTCCGATCTGGAGTTTGACCGGGACAACCTTGAAGACGTCTGGCGTCAGCAACCACGCCTTTTAATGGAGTACGGTTCCAGACTCGCCCAGGCAGAGCGAGAGGTGGCTGATGCGAAGCTGTCACTTGACGCTATAGAAGCAAAGATTTACGACAACGAGCGTAAGAACCTGAGTATGAACGGCATTAAGTTTAATGAGTCCGTGCTGGAGGCGAAGGTCAGAACCAACCCACAGTATCTTTCCAAACGTCAGAAGCTGGATGATGCGCGGTATAAAGCAGACCTTTATAAGCACGCTGTGGCCGCCTTTTCACACCGCCGTGACATGATCGTCCAGGCATCGAAAATGGCCATCATGGAAATTGAGCGGCTGGGTGCCGAACGCTTCCACTCTCCCCGTTAATTTATGCTGGATCGTAAGTAAGTACTGATCTATCATCCATCTCGCTCGAAAGAGCCACGAACAAACGAACGCCCAAAGCGCACAGCGCCAATGGCCACATAAACAACAAGGAGAAATACATGTCTAAGTCATTACTTGATCTGCTTAACAAGACTCGTGGCGATATTGCTTCTAAACGTGGCAATAACGTTGATCTGACCCGTCTGAAAGACGGTAACAACTTTCTGCGCATTTTTCCGAACAAGGATGACCCGAACGGGGTGTTTTTCCAGACTTTCGGTATGCACTACGTTAAGCATCAGAATGAGGAAGGCAAAGAAGTTACCACTGCTTATGTCTGCGAACAGCACACCCACGGCCGCGCTTGCCAGCTGTGTGAGATGGTGATGGAAGGTCGTGTCCGCCACAAAGGCAACAAGGCGATGGAAGAGCGCATTAACTCCATGCGTGCTACCCCGCGTTATCTGGTGAATGGTGTACTGTCTGCCCGCGAAGACTTTGGCGATGCAGAGAAATGCCAGCTGATCGAGCTGCCGTCCACCGTCTTCGATGACATCTGCAAAGTCATGTCCGAAGACATTGCAGACGACATCGGCAACCCGCTGAGCAAGGAAGAAGGCTACGCGTTCCTGATTAAGCGCACCGGCTCTGGTCGTGACACCAAATATGACGTATCGCCGAAGCGCAAAGTCTACAAAGGCGACATCGCTGAGAAACTCTGGACTACCCAGCATGATCTGATCGCATACGCGAACCAGGCCGACGAGACTCGTCTGCTCTCTACCGCGCGCACGATGGGTCGCCTGATTGGCATCGCAGCGCCAGCTGCCACCATGTCTGCACCGGCGATTTCGTCTTCTGCTAAGTCCGCTGCCGCCGCCCTGCCGGGTTTCGGCTCCATCACTGGCCATACGGAAGGCGCCGCTGCTGTCGCTACAGCACACACCCCAGCGCCGGAATCCTCCAGCCTGGTTGATGAAGAAATTCTGCGTGCCGCGGAAGCTGAGTTTAAGCCAGAACCCGAAGCGGCTAAGGCACCAGAAGCAGTGAGCGAACCGACTGCTTCCGCCACCGCTGCTCCGGCCGAAGAAGGTCTCGATGACCTGCTGGCTGAACTGGACGCTCTGTAATCCCATCTCGTAACCAGTAAGGCGTCTACGGACGCCTTACTTTTTGGAAGGAGTGTACCGGTGAATTATCTCTTAGTGGACGGTAACAGCCTGGGCTATTACCACCAACAATCAGACAAGTTGCACAACGGCGAAATGGAAGTTCAGGCAGCGTTTGGCTTCGTGAAAAACGTTCGTCGTTACGCATCCATCCTTCATGCCAGACCGATGATTCTGTGGGATGGCTTTAGCGACAAGCGTCGTGATTTTTATCCGGAATACAAAGCGAACCGCGATGACGATCCGGATATGAAGAAGATGAAAGAGGGCTTCGCTCTCCAGAAGCCTTACATCATGAAAATGATGACCGCGCTGGGCGTTAACCAGCTCGTTGCGAAAGACGCAGAAGCGGATGACCTGGCTGGAATGCTGGTCTCGCGCCTGGCTCCGCAGCCCACTGTCGATCACATCTACTTACTGACAGGTGATGGCGACTGGCTCCAGCTGGTGCGCGAAAACGTGAGCTGGGTAAGCCTGCGCGAAGACGCCAAGCACAAACAGGTGAACTTCGAACAATTCGCGGAGCTAACCGGTCTGCCAACGCCTCGCGCGTTTCTGGAAGCGAAAGCGTTACAGGGTGACACATCGGACAACATCAAGGGTGTCGGTGGTATTGGCGACGGCGGCGCTAAAGAGTTGCTGCATGAATGGGGAAGCGTGGCCGCAATGGTACGCGGCATCAATGACGGCTCCATCGTCATCGACAAAGGCCGCTACAAGACCGCGTTCAACAAGCTGGCAAAGAACGCGTTTAACGAAAAGACGGGCTGCCGAATGCTGGAGGCGTTCAAACGCAACATGACACTGATGAACCTCATCGAAACGAAATTTCCGCCCAGCGAAATCGAGTCCATTAAAGGCGCGCGCGATGTTAAGGCGTTCGAGCAACATTGCTACGAACTGAACTTCCGCTCGTTTCTGGAAGACCTGGACGTGTTCATCCTGCCATTTGAAAGGTACTGCTGATGCTGAAATCCATTATCAACGGTGGCGCTACCACCCCAACCATGCTGGCTAAAGAGATCGTGTTTTGCCACGGCGAGCACGCTGTTGTAGCGCTGCGCAGCATTCTGGGTACTGCCGGTATTTCTGCCACTGAACGTGAGTATGCGTTGTTGAGTGAGCAGGTTGTGAAAATCCTTGCTCGTATCGCAAAGCACCTCAACCACGACGTAATCAATTTTGACGAAGCCGCTGCTTCGAAGCGTATTAACGAAACTAAAGGAATCTGATCATGGCAAAAGGAAAATCCGCTCTTGCGCTGGCACTGAAAAAGAAAATTGGCAGCAACGACGAAATTCAGAAGGTCACGCACTGGATTGACAGTGGCTACCCTCCGCTGAATAAAGCGATCTCCGGACGTTTCGACGGCGGCTTCCCATGTGGGCGCATCGTTGAGGTATTTGGGCCTCCGAGTGCAGGAAAAACCTTCTTAGCCACGGCGGCGATGATATCTGCCCAGAAGCAAAATGGTCTGGCCGTATTCCTCGACCACGAAAACAGTTTTGACGTTGGCCTGGCAGTGGCTAACGGTCTGAACGCAGATGAAGATGACGGCCAGTGGGTCTACAAACAGCCTGACACCTTCGAAGATTCGGTTGAGCTTATTGGCACCATCCTCAAGCTGGTGCGCGATGAAGAGCTAATTCCGGAAGACGCGCCAATTTGTATCGTGGCCGACTCACTGGCGTCTATGGTGCCGAACTCCAAAGCCGAGAAGTTCGACAAGATGGCGGATGGCACCGCGAAGGACAAAGACCAGCTGAATATGAACGACAATACGGCGCTGGCGCGCGCGACGAGTGCGAACTTCCCTACTCTGGCGCTCTGGGCGAGAAAATATAACGCCTGCATCATTTTCTTGAATCAGGTGCGTACAAAGATTGGTGTGATGTTTGGCGATCCGACAACGTCTCCGGGCGGCGACTCGCCAAAGTTTTACGCGTCAGTGCGCATCCGTCTGGGTGCATCTGTCATGAAGGACGGCAAAGACAAGATTGGGCAAGACGTGGGTGCCGAGTGCATCAAAAACAAAGTGGCGACGCCATACGGCAAATGCTCATGGAAGTTTTACTTCGACCCGATCCGCGGTCTCGACGTCATCGAGTCTTTAGTTGAGTACATGCTGGAAGAAGGATACCTGCCAAAGAACGCCAGCGGCCGGGTAGAGATTGGCGACAAGAAGTTCACCAAATCGCAGATCGTCGACATGTACCGCGAGAAGCCCCTTTCAGAAATCATCGCAGCGCTGCAAGCCATTGACGAAAGACGTGCCAAAGAAACGGCACCAGAAATCGAAGAAGAAGTTGAGTAAACAAAGGGCGTCCATTGGACGCCTTTTTATTTTCATTATTATCACCATTAAGAAAACAATTTGTTTTCTAAGCCAAAAGATAAAAGTGACAGTGCAACGCCACCAGTGGCGACCCGCTGTAAATCAGGACAAAAGCAATGAAGAACGTGAAAAAGCTATATATCGCGGCAAACGCTGCGCTGGACGTAGTTGATAAGGAGATTGCAGAGGGTTATCCGCAGCCAGATTGGGCGCGTCAGTTAAGAGAGGCGATAGCGGAAATGAATGCGCCGGAGCCAGCGGAAGATGAAGCTGACTGGCAGCGATTTATTCGAATGTATGCAGAAGAGATTGGCCCGACTCCTACAGCGGAGCAGGCGATGTTGCTTAAGTACTTTAAAGAAGCTGGCGACGAACTGCCGGTGGACGATACCCCGTACTGGTTTCACGCCGCCTGGCGAAAAACAGACGTGCTCTTCAGCCGGTCGCTGGGCAGCAAAGACATGGTTGTCTGGCACCTGATGCACATCGATGAGGCCATTGACCGCACGCTGGAGAAGTTCTTTCAACCAACCTGAACAGGATGTTGTGCGCCGCATGGCGCACGTTAAAATAGATAATCACTTACCAACAAGGATGAGCACATGAGAATTTTGGTTCGCATCTCAGCCAGTACTGACTATGACGTTTATCCTTTGTTTATGATTAGGTGCGACGGTTTGAACGACGAAGAGATTCAGGCGGCTATACAGCGAAACCTTGTCGAATATACCGGCCAGTCAGCGGAAACTGTGTTTGTGGATGAAGATGGGATCTGCTGGCATGACGGCTGCTGCTGGTACATCGATGAGACAAGAGCCATCAGCGACGACGATGCTGCCCACCTTGAGCGCATATTGGGCATCAGCACGTTTGACTAATATTTACAGGTTCATTTGTATAAGTTAGCATTTACCTATTATGAGCAATTTAACAAACACCCTTTTACTTATCGTGTCGGTCTCTTTTTTGGTCGACTGTCTTTTCATCGGAGCCATCAGAAAGGCATTAGCCCCTGTTAATGGCACGGTGGTTAAAATGCTGGCGATCATGCTTGCCTTTGACTCGGCGCTTGATGTAATCAGTGGAGTGGCAGCATGAAAACACGGCTTGCTCTGGCTGTTTTGCTCTTATCCCATTCCATTTCTGCTGACACTCGCATTTATGAGTGCGAGATGTCTGTGGCCGAAACAAAAAAAGACACGCTGACAAACGTCGTTAAAGCGCCCTATGGAGCGATGGTTGTGGATAGCGGGGAGCAATTTTACATCGTTCGCGATGACCGCGTTTTGTCCTCTCCTTACCTTACAAGACGCGACAACAAACTGACCGGCGTCGGTGAGGACAAGCTTGTTTACAACAAATCAGGTGATAGCTACGGCGTTCACGCAAAGGACGCCAGTTACCTTTTCGATGACTGCAAGGAGGTTGGTTAATGGCGATGACACTGACAGGTCTGGAAATCGAAAAAACGAGCGGCTACTGGCGCGCCAAAGGATTCAGAAAGTCCGATGTGATGGAGCGCCTGGAGCGTGAAGACGGCTTTATAGTCCACCAGCGTCGCGAATGGCGCATGTACGATCCGGAAAGCGGAAAGCTCACATCCAAAGCACAAACCCTCTGGGGGCTGCTGAAGAAAATCATCTGATCCATTATCCACTATGGGAAGAACCACTTCCCATAGTGGTTATCTTGCCCGTAATAGCAACATCATAGCGCCTACCGCTGACAGCATACGTTTGTGTAAATTCGCCCCATTTTTACCGCTGACAGCATATCTTTTAGTCGCTCAATTTACCGCTGACAGCATACGTTATGACCACAAGACAAGGTTTACCGCTCACAGCATATCCAAACATCACCTCATACCGCTGGCAGCATATCGACGTTTTTCGCCTCTGTGGGCGCTCTATCAGGACGAGAAAAACAATCAAGTTAGTGAGTGCAAACCCTTATTTCATGCGGCTTGCGGGGTTAGTGACCACTGGGGAAGTTGTCGCGGGAAATGGGATCGAAGAGGCGCGCAGACCAGATAACGGCGGGCTAATGAGCAAAATCGCCCGCTGATATCATACATTTTCTAAAAATTACCGCTCACAGCATATCTTTTTGCCGCTGACAGCATACTTAATGTGAAAAATACCGCTGACAGCATATCTTGTACCGCTGGTAGCATACGTTTTACCGCTGACAGCATATCAAAGGAGTTTCAGGCTGTTGGAGAGAATCTCGATCAGCTTGATGTTTTCGGGCGTCAGGTTCTGCGATAACTCGGTGATTTTGTTCACGAGGTTTTGTTTTGCATCGACACCAGAAGACGTGTTCTCGACCGGCTTATCCGGAAGTGCAGGCACTTCCTCTTTGACCGAAGAGGCTTTGAGCTTGGGATTGCGGCTGTGGATCTGAATATAAATCGAGCGGCCACGCTTAATCTCGCTGTATTCGAGATAGCCCAATTCCTCCAGCGTTTTTAAGCCGTTGCGGATGGTCTGATTCTGCGAGCTGACGTTACGACTACTCAAATTTAGTCTGGCTCGAAGCCTTGCCAGCGATACTGGTGCCGGTTTGGCTGGAAGACTTTCGATGAACGTATACAGCGCCTGGGCGGTCTCTTTGCGCGGCAGCTTGTTAATGACTTTTAGCTGGAGCAGCACTTTGTGGTCGAAGCGATAGAGTTCGGCCAGCTTCGGCTCTGCATGAAAGATGATGGAGTCTTTTTGCTCGTTGTAATCGACGCTGTTCACCAGGTGAACCATCAGGAGCGAGATTTTGTTCGAGCCGTCGACGTTCTTTTCTTCATACGTGCGCTGGAAAGAGAGCGTGGTGCGCATGATCTTCAAGAGGCTGTTGGTGAGCCTGTCACGCAGCGTCTTGCGGATCTGCGACGACGGATAGCCGCAGAATTTGGCGAACTTGGTAATGCTCAACTCGACGCGGCCACTCGGCTCCCCGTACTCGGCCAGAGAGCGCACGACGCCGACCCACGTTTTAAAATCGTGATCCATATCCAGGCGTGGCCCTGTTATCTTGATGTCGGAATACCCCTCTGAACGAGCAACCTCCAGCTGAACCAGTTCTTTTGAGGCGTCGATCTCATTAGGTCTGTTCCGCTTGCTGTTCTTTGTTCCCTTTAGCGTGGGCACGAACAAACCAAGTCTCATCAACGCTATAGGCTGTACAGTATTGTTGCTGTTTGGAACAAGATCGCCTGTGTATAGTTCGAGGGATTCTTCTTCAAAATTATCTATACTGTCGTCTAAGGCATTGTTTTTGGTTTCTTTTTTGTTTCGAGTGGGCATGTTGACACCTTTCCGCTTCCAACCGCTGACAGCATACGTTATTTGCCGTTGGCAGCATACCAAAAACAGATGGCAGCATATCGCTTACCGCTGACAGCATATCTTTTACCGCTGACAGCATACGCGAATACCCCGTGAGGCCAGACGTGGCGCGGCCTGCGAGGATCGGGGATCTCTTTTGATCTATATAGGGATCTATACGGGATCTAATTAATAGGATCTACCCTGTGGATAATGTGAATAACTAAAACAGGCGTTTGCGAACATTGCCGTACTTCATGCGCTATGTTTGCGGCGAGCAACAATAACGTGAATTAAGAATATGGATCTAAAACGCACACGCTGGGTACGCCGCCTTGAGGATGGCTCCTACACCATTGAGTCAAACACCAACCTGAACAAGCAGAAGCTCCTCTGTGAACTGTGTGGCATTGCTTCCAAATGTCCGATTAACGAAGCGCGCATAAAACTACATGAGGCAGGCGCCCACTTTCACCTGAATAGCTGCATCAGATACGTGCCTCTGCTGGCATTTCGCAAACCGATCATCGGATTAGACGCGCCCTACTTCAACACGCTGCGCTCTGGCGTGACATGGCGAGACCGCGTCGAACCTGGAAAGCTTGTTTGTCTGGTGGAGGCTGATACTGGAAAGATCATCCGGTTTGGCAAAGTGGACAAGGTCTATTCCGGGCCGGTGGATGAGATGCTGCGTAAACACAGCCGGTTCAACCATCTGTGTATGGGCGGAGAGAAGATCGAGAAGGTGAGCGAAGTTATCCGCAAATCTTACGGACACTTTCTCAAAGACGACAGCCTGCTGACGGCTATTTACGTCAAGCACCTCGACCGGGAGTTCGACACCGAATACCACAGCGAGGAAGAGCTACATCTCGTTGACCCACGTCCAAAAGCAGGGGTGATCGATATTAACATCGCGCGTCAGAAGCCATCTGAGACGATTTGAGTATATAGTTGTGGTTTGACACGAGTTTACTATGCAGCGTTCCAAAAAAGCGTTGAGAGCTTTAGAGAGCTATCCATGAGTGAATTTTATTCAAGAGTGGCTTCGCAGGGAGATATCCCTTTTATCATTCGTGAATGCGAAGAAGGTGCACGTAACGGACATTTCCATAAAGACATACTTAATGGTCAATATTTTGACATGCAAATCCGAAAGCTTCTGAATGCGAGTGAACAGGGCGATTACTCAGGGAATTATATATATATCCTTATGCGAACTAAGGATGACCGAAGAGTTGGTCTTATCTGGTTCTGTGCCGCTCTCGATCCACAAGGCTCACCGCGGCTGGAGCTTCGAGCAATAAGCATTATCAAGGAACTGCGTGGCAAAGGTCTCGGTTCAACACTCTTAACTGATATGCTTGAATCCAACCCACACCAACCTTTGATGGCCAGATGCTATGAGAACTCATCTCAGATGGCAGAGATGCTGAAACGACGTGGCTTTACCCTCTACGAAACCCTTCCCTCAGGCACCCAGATTCTGCTTCGCGATCCCAGATAAATACGACGCCCCACAAAGGGGCGTTTAATGAGACAAAAAATAGGTATGTAATTACTTATATATTTTGCGATAATCATGCGCCTATACATTTCCTTATGTGCCGTGCTGACCAGATTGTTCGCCTCTCAAGCACGCTTAGAATTTGTATCAAAACAACCACAAAGGAAAAGACATATGACTGTTCCATACGGGGTAATTTCAGATCCCCATTATCATCGTTGGGATGCTTTTGCGACAACTAACTCTGACGGTCTGAACTCCAGACTGGAGATTCAACTCGACGCAACCAAAGAAGCGGCGAGAACTATGAAAGCGGCAGGATGCCAGTACATGCTGGTGGCTGGCGACACGTTTCATGTACGAGGCGCAGTATCACCTTCCGTTCTGCACTTTGTCACAGAAACCTACGAGTGGATCATCAAAGAGCTTGGCCTTGAAGTGGCTATGCTGGCCGGAAACCACGACCTCGAAACCAACGACTCTGTCTACAGCGCCAACGCTGCGGCGTCGTTGCGCTCGATTGGTGTGGAGATCGTCTGCGGCAAGCGTGCCCACTCCATCAAAATGGGTGATGTTACCGTTCATATGATGAGCTGGCGCAACAATCACATGGAGCTTATCAGCGACCTCAAGACACTGCGTTCCGGGCTGTCTGGCGACAAGCATGACGTTGTAGTGCATACCTCGATCAACAAAGCGATCCCAACGATGCCAGATGTGGGCATCGATGCGCAGGAGCTGAAAGACATTGGCTTCCGCCTGCTCTTGTCTGGCCATTACCACAATCACAAAGAAGTGCTGCCGGGTGTGGTGAGTATCGGCGCTCTGACACATCAGAATTGGGGCGATGTGGGGTCGCTGGCCGGTTTCATGATCGTGAACCCAGACGGCACTTTCACCCACCACGAAACCTCGGCGCCCAAGTTCGTGAACCTAGAAGATGACGTCGACGATTCGCTGATCCGCGGCAACTACGTGCGCTTCCGCGCCATCGTCGAAAGTGATGAAGAAGGCATCAAAATCCAGAACGTCCTTAAAACGATGGGAGCCAAAGGCGTCGTCTGCAACTTCATCCGCAAGGCCTCAATGATGGAAGGCACTGCCAGTACCGCAGAGACCAGCAAGATTGACAGCCTGGGCGAGTCCGTTGCGGCCTACTGCAAGATCGTCCACGACACAGACGGTGGCTTCGACCTAAGCAAACTGGACATGTTGTGTCAGGAAATCCTGACCGAAGCAGAGAGTGCGGAGGCAGTGTGATGGCGGCCGTTTCTGCGAGCTTTTACGACTATGCGAGCGCAATGAAGAGGCTTGCTCGTGGGCAGACCGTGATGGTTCACAAGCCCTACCCGTCTGGTGGGAATCCCCTGGCGTTTTATCTGGGAAGACTGACAGAACAAGGTGTGTTGAAGCGCCAGTCTTTTCCGGCTCACACAGAGTTCAGATTACAAAAAGGTCAAAAACTGACGCGTAAGATCAGAGGCGTTAAATGAAATTTTTAAAGCTCACCGTTGAGAATTTTATGGCGCTGGCCAGCGCCGAAGTCGAACTGGATCAGCGCGGGCTGGTGCTCATCCAGGGCGTTAACAGCGGCGACTCTTCCGCAGCCAGCAATGGCGCGGGCAAATCGACCCTGATGAACAGCTTAATGTGGTGTCTTTATGGTGAAACAGCGCATGGCGTAAAGGGTGACGATGTGCTGTCGACGGGGCATGAGAAAAACTGTCGAGTCATGGTCACAATCGAAGACGAGGGTAAGCGTTACGCCATTATTCGCCATCGCAAACACAAAGAGTTCAAAAACCGGCTGATCGTGCGTGGCGAAGACGGCGACATGACCAAAGGCAAGGATACGCTGACGCAGGAGTTTGTAGAGCGTCTGATTGGTGCGTCAAAAGAGGTCTTCATGGCTTCCATATACGCCAGTCAGGAAGCCATGCCAGACCTGCCAGGCATGTCCGATAAAAACCTCAAAACCATCGTGGAGGAAGCCGCTGGTGTCGACCGCCTGACTCGGGCCTACGCCATCGCTCGCGAACGTGCCAACGCGGCCGCAGCGCGCATGGACGTCACCAAATCCAAAATGGATGCCTGTCTCACGCTTATTGAGACGGCGCAGGCGGAAATTGAATCTGCCAAAACCTCATCTGAAAGCTGGGAGCGTGAGCGTGGCGAACGTCTGGATAAGGCTCGCGTCGACTTGGCCGGTGCGGAAGTCACGCTGGCCGAGGTCGTAATGGAAATGCGCACGCTACCAGAACAAATTCGCGATACAGAGAACGCTATCGCCACCGAACGAGAGAAGCTGGCCTCTAAAGAAGAGCATGATGCGAAGCTACTTAAGGTGCGTGGCGCTGTCACTGAGATCCGCGCCAATATCCGCACAGCAGAGGCCGCACAAAATGACGCCATGAGTCGTGCTCGTGCATTCAAAACCAAAGCGGAGGAGGTTAACACCAAAGTTGGAGCGCCCTGCTCTACGTGTGGCAAACCTTACTGCGAAGAAGATTTATCAACCGTGAAGGAGGGGTTAATTGAACAGGCTCGCAATGAGATCAGCCAGGCGCAGGCATTTGCAACGGCAGTGGCTCAACACAAAACGCGTCTTGAAAAGGCGCTCGGAATCGAATCCGCTCTTGTCGCAGCAACCCCCGACGTGTCTGCCATCATTGCCAAAATCGAACGACTGACAAATGAGCTGAGTGCATTACGCCATCGCGAACGCGAACTGTCGGCTGTTGAAGCGCTGGTCGCGAGAGCGCGCAATGAGGTCAATCGCATTATCGCTGAAGCCAACCCATTCATTGCAGTCATTAAACGCCACGAAGAGAACCTGGCTGCCAATAAATCTAATTATGCAGTACTTAAAACTGAGTTAAATAATATTCAGGAGCAGGCTTTGCTGTTAGAGAAAGCACGCCAGGTTTACTCACCAGCTGGCGTTCGCTCTCACATCCTGACCTCTGTCACGCCTTTCCTGAACGTCAGGACAGCGGAATACCTCAACACGCTTTCAGACGGCAATATCGTGGCGGAATGGTCAACGATGGAGACAACCAAGAAAGGTGAATATCGCGACAAGTTCAATATCAGCGTGACGAAAACAGGTTCCAGCAAATCCTTCCAGACACTATCAGGTGGTGAAAAACGTAAGGTGCGCATTGCGTGCTCACTGGCTCTGCAAGATCTGGTTGCCAGTCGCGCGAGCAAGAGCATAGAGCTGTTTATCGGTGACGAGATCGACGACGCGCTCGATACAGCGGGGCTGGAGCGTCTCATGGGGATTCTGGAGTCCAAAGCGCGCGAGCGCGGCACAGTCATGATTATCTCGCACAAAGAGATGAAGTCCTGGTTCCGGGAAACCATTACTGTCGAAGTGAAAGAGGGGCGCAGCTATGTCGTTTAATCTGAGCCGCTCGCAGTTCCTGCAAATGTTCGCTGTGATGCAGTCGATTAAGCTGATAAACAGCCACACCGCGATAAACAGGCCGCTGGGGCTTTGCTGGCAAAACAGCAATATCAGTGAAGAGCAGTTCTCGGCACTGGTAGATTTGCTGTCGAGAACGCCGGTGATGCCAAATCTTGATGAGCTGCCGTCAGGAAGCACAGCCCCAATCCTCATCAACCCATTCGCGGAAGGTGGATACCTTCCGCACACAGGGCCAGGTTTTGTGGTTATCCCTGAAACTGATGGTCTGAACATCACAGAGAATGCGCTCTTCGGGGCGATAGCGGCGCACATTAGCACTGCCTTCGCCAACATGACACGTTACGTCAATATGCGCGCAACGCACATCACCATGCCTGGTGAGGCGTTTTCCAGCTTCGACATTGAGCTGGATACCTCTCGCCCTGTAGTGGGGAGCGCCAGGCTGTGTTTTGGCTGTGAGGATGGCAGCGTCGCGGCGGTGGAAGTTGTGCTGCCCTATGTGTTTCACGCGAACAAAGAGGATGCGCGCCAGCTCATCGATATCATGCGCCATTTTATCGGGCAGAGCATGATCGACTCGGATATTGCTGCCGGTGTGCTGACCAGTGACAGCGTTAGTGTGATGGGTGGTGTTTCTGAGCCTGTTCGTCGTGAACCGGTAAAGACTCTTGAGCAGAAGTTAATGGAATGCCCTATGTGGGCAACATGGTAAGGAGACTAAATGAGTAAAGTGATTCGCGTGGTCGGTGTCGACCCGTCAATGAGCAACTTCGGCCTGGCGGTTGGTACGCTGGATCTGGAAACAGACAAGCTCAACATTCACGGCCTGACGCTGGTAGAAACCAAAGCTGGCGGCAACAAAAAGACCGTTCGCGTTAACAGTGACGATCTGCGCCGCGCCAATGAAATCTGGCGCACAGCCAAGCCCATCATTGAGCAGGCGCATATGGTGTTCTGTGAGCTGCCGGTTGGCAGTCAATCCTCGCGCGCCCAGACCTCATACGGTGTCTGTATTGGCGTGCTGGCGTGCGTGGATAAGCCGCTGATTCAGGTTACGCCAAACGAGATCAAACACTACGTGGGCAACAAGCTGACCACGTCTAAAGAGGAAATCATTCAGTGGGCGGTTCAGCAGCAGCCAGACGCCCCGTGGCTCCGCAGAAAGCAATCTGGCAGGGATGTCATGGTCGCTAAGAACGAACATCTCGCGGATGCCGTCGCTGCGATCTACACCGGTATGCAGACCGATCAATTTCGCCAGGTTCGTGATGTTCTCTCCGGCATTTTATAAGTCCGATATTGATAGATAAGTACTTATCTAATAACATTAAGCCACTACATATAGTGGCTTTTTTATTGGAGGACACATGATAACCATCGTTAAACGTAACGGTTCAACTGAGCCGCTGTCAGAAGAAAAATATAATCGCGTTGTGATGTGGGGCGTAGAGAACATTCGCAACGTTAGCGCGTCTGCCATCGCTATGGGCGCAGCCGCCAGCATTTTTGATGGTATGACCACCAGCCAGCTGCATGAGGCTCTGGTGAAGTCAGCTGCCGATTTAATCTCTAAAGAGACCCCGAACTATTCCCAGGTTGCGGCGCGTCTGAGTCTGTTTAAGATCCGCAAAGATGCGTTCGGCCAGTACGCTTACCCACACTTCTATCACCACATCGTGAGCAACGTTAGCCGCGGTGTTTATGATGAAGAGCTGCTGAAATCCTACACTCGTGAGGAAATCGACGAGCTGGGTGCCTACATCAAGCCTATGCGCGACGAGTTTTTCAGCTATGCCGCCACCGTTCAGCTGGCCAGTAAGTACCTTGTTCAGAACCGCGTAACTGGTCAGGTTTACGAGGCGCCGCAGCAGCTCTATATGCTGGTGGCCATGTGCCTGTTCCAGAATTGGGAAGATGGCTGCGCGGGCAAATCTCGACTGGAGATGGTCAAAGGCTTCTATGACGTCACCAGTACCTTCAAACTCTCTCTGCCAACACCCATCATGGCCGGTGCTCGTACTCCGACTCGCCAGTTCTCCAGCTGTGTGCTGATTGAGGCAGAAGACAGCCTGAAAGGGGTTAGCGCTGCATCTGCTGCGATTATTGACTATGTATCGCGCCGTGCAGGTATTGGTATCGGCTTTGGTCGTCTGCGTGCGCTGGGCAGTGAGATCCGCAATGGCGAAGCTATCCACACTGGCGTTATCCCGTTCCTGAAACATTTCCAGACCGCAGTGAAGTCTTGCTCCCAGGGCGGTGTTCGTGGCGGCGCGGCGACAGCGTACTACCCAATCTGGCACCTCGAAGTTGAGAGCCTTCTGGTATTGAAAAACAACCGTGGTGTTGAGGAAAACCGCGTCCGTCACCTGGACTATGGTGTGATGATCAACCGTCTGATGTATCGCCGTCTGGTTCGCAACGAAAACATCACTCTTTTCAGCCCACATGATGTACCGGGCCTGTACGATGCGTTTTTTGCCGATCAGGACAAATTTGAAGAGCTTTATGCGCAGTACGAAGCAGATGAGAGCATTCGTAAGAAGTCGATTCCGGCTGTGGAACTGTTCTCTACGCTGTTGCAGGAACGTGCTTCTACTGGCCGCGTGTATATCGCCAACGTTGACCATATGAACGAGCACGGGTCTTTCGATCCGGAAGTTGCGCCGGTTCGCCAGTCCAACCTCTGCGCGGAGATCACGCTGCCAACCAAACCGCTGGCTTACACTGACGATCCGAATGGTGAAATCGCGCTTTGCACCCTGTCTGCGTTTAACCTCGGGGCAATCGACTCTCTGGACAGCCTGAAAGATGTCGCGTTCTATGCGGTTGCGGCTCTGGATTCACTGCTGGACTATCAGGACTACCCGCTGGCTGCTGCCGAAGTTCCGGCAAAAGCGCGTCGTAGCCTCGGCATTGGCGTAACCAACTTCGCCTACTATCTGACCAAGAACGGCTTCAACTACTCCGACGCCGCTGGCAACCAGCTGGTGCATGAGACGTTTGAAGCGATCCAGTATTACCTCCTCGATGCAAGCTGCCGCCTGGCTGAAGCCAAAGGCGCGTGTGAGTGGTTCTTCCACACCAAGTATGCGAAGGGGCTGCTGCCTGTAGACCATTACCGCAAGACGCTGGACGCCAATCCGGAAACGTCCTTCGAACTGAAAATGCCGTGGGAAGAGCTGCGTGGCCGCATTCTCAAGCATGGTCTGCGTAACTCGACGCTGTCTGCCCAGATGCCTTGCGAGACTTCCAGCCAGATCACCAACTCCACCAATGGCATCGAGCCGCCGCGCGGTCCGGTTTCCGTCAAGTCTTCAAAAGACGGCATTGTGAAGATGGTTGTTCCGGATTTCGAGCAGCTGAAAGACCAGTACGAGTACCTCTGGGATATGCCGGACAACCACGGCTATCTGACGAAGGTGGCAATCATCCAGAAGTTCTTCGATCAGTCTATTTCGGCCAACACCAACTATGACCCGACTCGCTTCCCTGGCGACAAGGTTCCAATGATGAAGCTGCTTGAAGACTTGCTCTACGCGTACCAGCAGGGCGTCAAGTCCCTCTACTACCACAATACGCGTGATGGCGCTGGCAAGCGCGACGATGAAGAGCCTGCCTCTCCGGAGCCGACTGTGGTGGTCAAGCCCGAACCAGTGGCTGAACCAGAACCCGTTGTTGAGCCAGAAGAAGAATACGACTGCGGTTGCAAGATCTGATAAGCGTGGGGAGAAATCCCCACCTTTTCATTTTGTTGCACGCCTTATTTTCACCAATAAGATAACAACTTGTTTTGGTAGTCCTTAAAACAAATTGTTAAAACCATTCGATAACATTCAAAGGGAAACACATGAGCTATTCCACTTTCCGTTTGGGCGCTAACGACGCAACAAAAGAGCCAATGTTCCTCGGGAAATCCGTGAACGTGGCGCGCTACGATCAGCAGAAATACCGTGACTTCGAAAAGCTGATTGAAAAACAGCTCTCTTTCTTCTGGCGTCCTGAAGAGGTCGATATCACCACTGACCGCATCGACTTCAACAATAAGCTGCAAGAGCACGAGCGTCATATTTTTCTGAGCAACCTGCGTTACCAAACGCTTCTGGACTCCGTTCAGGGTCGCAGTCCAAACGCGACTCTGCTGCCGCTGATCTCCATTCCTGAGCTGGAAACGTGGGTTGAGACCTGGTCGTTCTCTGAAACCATTCACAGCCGTAGCTATACGCACATCATCCGCGGCATGGTGGACGATCCGAGCACCGTCTTCGATGGCATTGTGGCTGATGAAGAGATTATCAGCCGGGCTATCAGCATCTCTTCCGAGTATGACAAGCTCTATGACATGACCTGCGCGCGCCAGCATCTCGGCGAGGATGAGTTCGAGCGCCTGTATGCTGCGGCTTTCGACGGAAAGCCCTACCCTCTTCACCGTCAGCTGTTCCGTACACTGGTCTCCATCAACTCGCTTGAGGCGATCCGCTTCTATGTGAGCTTCGCGTGTACGTTCGCTTTTGGCGAGCGAAAACTGCTGGAGGGCAACACCAAAATCATGCGCTTCATTGCGCGCGATGAGGCACTTCACTGTGAAGGTACTGAGCGTATGCTCCGCTTCATGCGCACCGGCCGTGAGGGGCTGCTGTGGAAGCAAATCGCTGCTGAGGAGGAGAATTACATCTATCAGACCATGATGGATGTGGCGGGACAGGAAATGCGCTGGGCTGACTATCTGTTCAAAGATGGTTCGATGATTGGTCTGAACGCGGAAATCCTGAAGACCTATGTAAAATACCGCACCAACCTGGCAATGCGTCGCCTGGGTCTGAACCCACTGTTCCCGGAAATCAAAGACGATCCGCTGGTGTGGATGAACAAATGGCTGTTCTCCGACACGCTGCAAATTGCCCCGCAGGAAGCAGAGCAAAGCACCTATCTCGTTGGTCAGATTGACTCGACTGTCGACCGCGCAGGTCTGAACCAGTTCGCTGACCTTTAAAATCCGCTCTCATCGTTTTGTGGCCTGGCTGAGCTGGGTCACAATCCATGCATCAAATGAAGTTCTAAGGAAAGAAAAGACATGACATTCACGAAACTGACCGATCATCTTAAGCTTGCTGCCGACAAACTGGTCGGCTTCAAACCTGAGCCTTATGAGCTGAATCCGGGCTACGCTATGGCGACAGAAAGCATCTACAAGATGGTTGACCAGTTCCACGAGCTGTTTCAGCACCCGCGTCGTGCCATGCCGGAGCCGTCGTTACTGCGTCTGCGCGCCAAGCTGATCCACGAAGAAGCTGTCACTGAGGGCATCCCAGCTGCCAGGAACGGCAACATGACTGCTCTACTGGATGCGATGGCTGACTTTCTGTATGTGGGCATCGGCTCAATGGTGGCGATCAAAGGCGGTATTTCTACCGGGATGAGCTATTACACCCAGGAACAAAGCGTAGATCGCTTCTTCGAAACCATCATGGTTCCGGGCAACACCGTCTTTGACGATATGGCCATTCCGTTCCGGGAAGCAGAAGAAGCGGTCGACATGCTGAATGCGCTGGCAGACAGACTGGAAAAAACGAAAGTCAGTGATGCCGAACTCATTCAGGCGCTGCGCCGCGTAATGAACAAAATTTATGTGGCCTGCATGATGACCTACCGCCTTGCAGACTTTCTGGGTATCGATGTCGTCGAGCTGGTGGCTGAGATTCACCGTTCAAATATGACGAAGTTGTGGCCAGCTGATGCCGAGGAGCGTCGTGTAGCGGTAGAGAACTGCAAGTACGACAAAAATGATCTGGGCTTCCGTCATGCAGACGGCACCCAGATGATGATCGGCTTCCGTTTGTCCGATGGGAAGATCCTCAAATCCCCTACCTACAGCGATGTTGACCTGACTCCCTTCGTTGAAAAGGCAAAAACTTCTGCATTGTACGAAGTGGTTAAAAATCATTTGTAAGTACTAGCTTATCAAGATATATTACCTGGGCGTGTTTTATTGTCCAAGTTCCTAATCTCTTTTCCTGTGGTGGCCTCTGTGCCACCATTTTTTTTGCCCCAATTTCTAGCGTTGAAGGCTTCTGCCGGATAAACTTGCATAAATAGATATGTATGTACTTACCTATTAATGCGAGGTTGATTTGTCTCTTTTACTGAATCGTGAGCATACCAACGGTCAACTTACCAGTACGTCGTATGCCAAAATTGTTGAAACCGTACTCAAAACTGGCGTCCATGCGGGTGATCGCACCGGCACCGGCACGATGAGTGTCTCTTATGTCCCGTCTTACTACATGCTGACGGGTGGCTCTGTTCCGCTGATCTCCGGCAAGTCCGTTAATCTCAAACCGCTGCTGGTTGAGCTGGAGTGGTATCTGAAAGGAACCGGCAACATCCAGTTCCTGAAAGACCACGGTGTAAAAATCTGGGATGCATGGGCTGATGAAAATGGCGATTTAGGCCCGGTGTATGGCAAGCAGTGGCGTCGCTGGAACGACACCCGCATCGTGGCGCACAGCGACTATCTGCGCCAAATCGACACCTTCCGCGGACGAGGCTACAAGGTTGAGGGCTATCTGGGCGTTGAAGAAGATCGGGTGGTTTTATCCCGCGAAATTGACCAGCTACAGCGCATTGTCGACAAGCTCCGCACCAACCCTACCGATCGTCGAATCCTGCTGAATGCCTGGAACGTCGGCGAGCTGGAGGACATGAAGCTTCCGCCCTGCCACTTTGTCTTCTCGCTATGGAGTCGCGAGCTGGACTTTGAAACCCGTCTGGCAATGGCAACCGAGATTGGCGTGCAGCATAACCGTCACGGCCATGAGTCTGTTTACACCCAGATGCTCTGCATTCTGGAACAAGATGGCGGCATTACCGAAAGCGTGCTGGACGCGTTGGGCATCCCGAAACGCATCCTGAACTCTTGTCTGGTGCAGCGCAGCGTGGACACCTTCGTTGGGCTTCCCTTCAACATTGCAGGCTACGGCATCCTCACCCATTTCCTCGCGAAGATCACCGGCCATATGGCTGGCGCTTTTGTGCATTTTGGCTTTGACGTTCATCTCTACGACAACCACATGGACGGCGTTAATGAGCTGATGGGGCGTGAAGTGCCGGCACATTCCGATCCTGTCGTCATTTTCCCGCATGAGTGGGCAGAGCTGGATGATTTTAAGTGGGAAGGGGTGCAGGTCTGCGGCTATGACCCGCTTCCGTGGATCAAGGTTCCAGTGGCGGTGTGATATGGCCAGAGGAATGTATGTGCTGTGTGAAATCGAAGGTGTGCTGGCGCGGGCCAGCCATCGTGAATCGGTGTCTGATGCAGATGCAGGCGCTCTCATTGCAGGTGACGAACTCATCTTTTCCACCAGCCGCATGTTGCGCGGTTTTGCTCGCTCCGGCGCTGAAGTGGTGCTTATCAGCAGCCGCCCGGAGACGCTTGAAGAGCCGACCAAACGCTGGTTGAAAGATTTTGGGATTGATTACGACTGGCTGCACCTGGCTCCGCGGGGTGTCAGCTTCGATACCCACGTCAAACGCACGCTGGCGGCGCACAAAGGCGACTTACTCATCGCCGCGCTGATACACGACCCAAGATTACGTGCCGTTCTGGCAGAGTCCCATCAGCGACCGACGATTTATGAGGTGAGCCAATGAAGATGATTGCAGCTGTCGGCCGCAATTATGAGATCGGCATTGGCAATGATCTCCCCTGGCGCTGCCCGGCCGATTTGAAGCTGTTCAAACAGCTCACCAGAAACGCCACCGTCGTGATGGGGCGCAAGACGATGGAAAGTCTCAAGCGCCCACTTCCGGAGCGCCACAATCTCGTTTTGACGCGTTCTCGTGGCTATATGCCCAATGGGTTTTATCCCGCGTGCGTGGAGGATGTGCTGGCGTTGCCAGATCCGGTGTGGGTTATTGGCGGCGGCCAGATTTACTCCGTGATGATGCCGCATGTGGAAGAAATTTGGCTCTCACACATTGGCGTGGACGTGCCAGAGGCAGACGCGTTCTTCCCGGCGCAGATGATGCGCGCTTCAGGCTTTGTGCCCGTGGATACGGCTTATACCCAACGTGCGAGTGAGGATGAGCCTGGCTTTTTGCAGATCGTTTACAGAAGGTCGTAATGGATTACCGGATTGGGATCACTGGTGCCCAGGGCAGTGGAAAAACAACCCTGGCCAAATTTATCGATCGGCATTACGGCATCCCCTATGTGGATGCCGGTGTCGGCAAGCTGATGAGCGAGCTTGGCGTAAAAGTGGGAGAGCAGCTGCCGCTTTACGAACGCCTGCAAGTGCAAATGGAGATTGCCAAACATATCGAGCTGATTACCCGCGGCATGGAAGGCTTCGTGATTGACCGCACACCGCTGGATGTCGTGGCTTACACGTTAGATCTGGCAGGCCAGACCAATGAAGAGCGCTGCATCGAGCTGGCACTTGAAATCGAGCGGTTTTGCCACCGTGCTGCCGTCAGCAACTTCAACGCGATTGTCGGGCTTCGACCCGGCGTGGCATTGAGCAATGCCGATCGAAGCCGGGAGCAGCGTGCTTCTCTTGACCGACTCTATGTTGCGCGTATCGATGCGCTGATGTGTGGCGAACTCACCAAGATTAACGCCATGCCCAGAATTGGCGACCTGCAAGTCTTCGTCATCTCAGAGAAATGCAAAACGATAGATGCTCGGGCCAGGTCTGTTATGCGCGTGCTGGATGGTGCCGTCGAGCGGATCGAGCGCCGTGCTATTGGGCGAGTTACCTATCACTGAAACTTGCTCGCCTGTTACGCGATGCGACAATCCACCACGCAGAATCATTTCAGGAAAAACAGCATGATAGATGAACTACCCCTGACTGATGAGTTAGATCGCAAAGTTGTCGAAGCGCTGATCCGCATTGCGGATGAACAGGATCGCTCACTCATGACAGAGCGCGAAGCGCGGCTGGCAATCCGCGCTATTTTCGAGTCAGCGCAGGGTCTTGTTGGGGAGAAAGTTGGCGAGGCCATTAACGTGGCCATGTCGCAATTTAACCACGGCACCAAACGCCCGCTCTTTCCTCTGCATCTCCAGTTGGCTGGCGGATCGGTGCTCTATGTCTCCGTCTGCCTCGAAACGAACCAGATTAACGTCCTCAATACCACGACGGGTGAATGGCGAGCGCCAGTCGTCTGTGAAAGTGGTGAGGAAGCCTTGAAGAAGGCCGCTCAGTTTGTGCGTGGCGCACTGCTGAAAGGCGCGAAGAAGCTGTAAGGAGTAGCAATGACCACGATTGTCGGTGGTATCGATATCGAGTCCACAGGGCTGGATTTCACATCCGGCCATAAAATCATTGAAATCGCCATTACGCGTTACGATCTGGACACCCAGACCCACATCGACAGCCTTGAAATGCGTTTCAATCCACGCCGCAGTATCGACCCAAAAGCCCAGGCGGTGCATGGCATTTCGCTGGAGGCGCTGGCCGCGGAGCCGCTGTTGTCTGACCATGCCAAAGAGATTGCTGCCTACATGGGCGCGTGCAGTGTATGGGTGGCGCACAACGGCGAAGCTTTCGATATTCCGTTCATCCGCCACGAGTTCGCCGGGTATGGGGTGACACTGCCAGATGTGCCGCTGGTGGATTCCATGTTATCAGGCCTCTGGGCGACCGAAGACGGCAAACGCCCACGTCTGGAAGAGCTGGCGTTCTCTCTGGGCTTCGTATATGACCGAGAGAAGGCGCACAGCGCGCTCTACGATACAGAACTCATGATGCAATGCTTCTTCAAAGCGCGTGAAAAATACGGCTTCTTTAAACTCCCCTTCGAAAGCGCCTGATGGCGCTTTCTTTTTCCCTCAAGTCATTCTAACTGCCTGCATTTATCTCTTTTCCGCCTAATAGGTCTTGTCAAAATACGCTCATCAAAACGCAGTACGCGATTAACGAAAGGAGATAAACATGAGCACTATTAATAACGCAGTTAAGAACGATGACCTGGACGAACTGACCGCCATGCTCCAGTCACTGGATGAGCCAGTGGCAAAAGCGGCGAAGTCGAGCGGCAGCGATGACATTGACGATCTGCTGGCTGGTCTGGATGACCATATCACTCGTCCGGTTGAAGCTGTTGCGGATGAGGTTATGCATAGCGTGGCAAATGACGACATGAGCAGCGTCTTTGAAGAGCTGGAGGTAGAGCACGAGTCCGTAAAGGTTGTTGAGACGGCGCACGATCTGGCATCCGAGCCAGCAACTGAAAACGAACCTGTGATTGAAGCGCACAACAATGAGTTTAAAGGGACCGATCCAACTCCTGCGCCTGAAGTGCAAACGGCCAAAACAGAGCGGGCACCAGCCAAGCCTCGCTTCACTCTGGAAGGCAAGGGTGAAGAGTTCTTTAGCAGTGCGGGTCTGGATCGCGAGGCTTTTACCAGTGCCTTCGAGAAGGCGCCTGTGAAAGCGAAGGATAAGATCTTAAACCTTCTCAACTGGTTCAGTGGCGGTCCGGAAATTAGCGTTTATACGGTGATTGCTGTGCGCCACATTCTTGAAACCAAGACGGCGACCAGTAACAGCATCAAGCTGGCACTGATGAGCAATCCGGAAAAGCCGTATCCGCTGAACACTGCCTCAACACAGGCTGGTCAGATGATGGCGCTGTTTCCTGCTGTCGGCATCGCGACGCGTGATGGTGGAACGCTGACGCTGAACGAAGCGTCCCCGATCATCAAGAAATTTGTAACGGAGTACACTATTGGATGATCTCTTCCAGCCTAAAGAAGAGTCCTTTCTAAGATTAAACTGTATGCCGCTGTTGATTTGGGCGATTTTAGCCATATCGCCCAAATCGTTGTGTAAGCCTGTCTTGAAGCTCACGCGGATTTAGATATTCCGATCCTGTTTCGCGCTATTTCCCTTCACAAGGTCGGCCGCCCAGGCGACGAGATAAGCCAGAGCAAAAAAACCGACGAACCCGGCTAGTTTCATCAACCATCCATCGAGGATAAAAAGGCAACCAAAAGCCGCAAAAGCGCATAGACAGGTTGAAACCGCTTCGACCATATTTGCCGAATAAACCCTCAGGGATTTGAAAATACTATTTCGCGAGGAGTTTGCAGATTTCATTTTCAATCCCTTTGCACTGAACCGGATGGCTTTCAATATACATTAGATAAGGTTCAAGTTCACTTTCAACGAGAAAGTAAACCATATCCAGATTCATGTAGACGACCTTGTAATAGGTGATCGGGTATTTTTGCTGCATACGTCGAGATGCTCTTGCAGCTTCTTCGATCAGGCCTTGTATCATAACGATGTTGAGAGTAAAGGCTGACGCTACGCGAGTGACACGCATCATGATGTCGCTCATTTTTACCCGATTTATTATACGTTTAGCAATATACTGGGAGATGAACGCGTTTGCGCCCATACGGCTGCCCAACTTTGCATCTGAGTAATGAAGCTTATCGTTAATCGCTTTCTTACCCGCATCATCTAGTTTCTCATAGAAATCACTGATCACCATCGTAACCAGTTTCCTGACCGGTTCTTCATTCGATGCAAGATCTTTGAACGCTCTCATAAATCGCTCGGTTTCATACTCATTACGTACTTTCATCTCGCGACCAAAGGCGCCTGACCCTTCAGCCGTTCTTACAATGGTTAAATAAAGCCCTTGTGGAACAGCCGCCAGCCCGTCAACAATTCCTTTAGCTACTAGTTTTGCATCCATAAAATCCATCTCACGAAATATGCCGATTTTGTAGGTTATCAAAACTGTATTGCTGAATAGCTAACCATCATTCTATTTCAGAAAATTCCCAGATCGTTGAACTAAGCAGTGTAGATTTTAATGACTCTGAGTGTTTAATACGCTACATAAGACCATCCATAACCAGCACCCAAAAAACGCGTCAGAATGCATTTCCTTTGCAAATTCTGGCGCGTTTTCTTTTGTTTGCGATTTGCTGTGCCAAATGAAACAATAGGTAAGCAGTTACCTAATGGAAAGAGCAATGATTGCAGCTGAAAAAATCAAAAAGCGAGAGCGAGATGCCTCTCTTCGAGACCTTTGGCGCACTCCCAAATGGTTGTTTATCGCCATCCAACGATATATAGGCGCCGAGTTCGATGTGGACGTCGCCTGCAACAAGGATAACGCGTTACTGCCCAACTACATCGGCGTTGAACGTGATGCCCTGAAAAGCAGCTGGGGTGAGCCTGGCACCGTGGCATTTCTAAACCCGCCCTACTCCCGGATATCTCCGTGGATCGACGCGGCCATTCGGGAGCAGGCGCGTGGCGTAACGACAGTCATGCTGATCCCACAGTCCCTCGATACCCAATGGTATGAACGCGCCACTGAGTGCGCCAACGAGACCGTTATTCTGTCTGGTGGCCGTGTGGCGTTTGTGGAGCCGGATGTCGAGCTGGGGCTGGTGGAGGTCAACGTGAATCCCGGTGGCAGTATGCTGGTCATCTTCCGTGGGTTTTGTCAGGAAGCTGGGCATGTCATCAGCAAGATACCGCTGGCGGTGATGAAAAAGCTGGGTGGTTATGATCCTGCCAATGTCATCAGAAAGAAAAGACCAGTTAAGAAGGCAGCTTGATACCAGTCTGGGAGTGTTTCAGAACCTGCTTCCGTATATATAAATAACTAAGTACTAATTATTAATATATACAGAAACAGGCTTTTAAAGTCTGTGTTTCTGAACCCACTCCCAGACCTATTTACACCTTCAGAACTCTCTGGAACCCCTCTCCAGACGCTCTAGAATCGTTTTTAAAGACACAGTAAGGAAAACTATCATGGCATACCCGACGAACGTCGTAGCGCTCGTTGAGAGCGATTTTCTGGCCAAAGCTCGTGACATGATGAAAGATCGCGAAAAGGCTTTCAGTCTGTACGAATGGTCACTCAAATGCCTGCACGCAGGCGAGCATCGCGAGTTGCTGGAGCAGCTCTTAGGCGAACTTATCAATGAGGTGTTTGCACTCAACGTCCAGCTTCATGGGCGAGATAATAACCAAACAGTTTAATAGGTAAGTACAAACTATTTTAAGCCGTGATCGCCAGTGATAAAATCTCCGCGCTGGCAGATACATCTGCCAGCTCGACCTGATGGGTGGGGGATAGCGTCACTGGCGTCAGGTTTAAAAAAGCCCACTACCAGCGTAGAACCGGCACCGTTTAGGGGTTGGGGAAGGGGGAACCAAAGTGGGCAGAGACAAGGGTCACTTTATGATTGTCGAGTCTGGGGTGTTTCGAGAGGTTGAATCCAGTACTCCCCTTCATAGAGTGTGGGAAGATCTCGGTTCTGGGGTGCTGTCATCCATAACTTCCCAAGCCTAAGCTGGCAGTAGACTTAGGTCATAACTTTTCAGGTTATGTAACGACCAGGTTGGTGAGGAATTTTTGTACTCACCTCCCTGGGAGAGTATTACCTGAAAAGACAACCTCTCACTTCGTTCGAGGTGAACTTCACTCACTTCGTTCGTTCAGTTCAGGGGATTTAAACCCTGTTCTGGGAAGTAAGTTTTTTATTAATTTAAATACTTTACACGCACGCGTGCGCACACGCGCGAGGAAAAAAATCGTCGCGGCGCGCGTTTCTGGAGCCACCATGACGACGAAGACACCAGCCCGACAAAAAACTGGCTGCCGCCCAAAGTCCAAACGAAACCACCATCCCCAGACCCGATTCAAAACCCCCGCAGTCGACTTCAATCCCCAGCTTAAAACCGTAAAAGTGTTCAGTGACGGCTCCTGCCTCAAAAATCCGGGCGGGCCTGGTGGCTACGGTATTGTGCTCCAGTATCGCGATGAAGAGCGCGAGCTGTCCGATGGCTTCCACAGCACCACCAACAACCGCATGGAAATGATGGGCGCGCTGATGGCTCTGGAGCGGCTCAAGTACCCCTGTAACGTCATTCTGTATTCGGACAGCCAGTATCTCAAAAACGGCATGACGCTCTGGATGAAAGGCTGGAAGCGCAACGGCTGGGTGACGTCAGAGAAGAAGCCAGTGAAGAATGTTGATTTGTGGAAACGACTCGATGCAGCGGCCAGTCGACATAACGTTCGCTGGCAATGGGTCAAAGGCCATGCCGGACATCGAGAGAATGAGATCTGCGACCGGCTGGCAAAGATAGCTGCTTTCGCCGCTGCGGATACCCCACACAAACGAGATATCGGTTTTTTGGCTCAAAATGGTAAGTAGGTATTTACCTATCATTCTAAATCAGGTATCTTATCCATCGTCAGGATGACGAAGCGTCGGTAAGGCGCTGTTCCACGGATGGAACGCCCAAAGGCGGCTGGCAATGCCAGCCGCAACTCTTTCTGACATTGAATGGATTTCACATGGCACACCAAACGCCTCTCACTTCTTTCAAAAAGCGCCCCCGTTCAATACGCCTTGCTTTGGCTGAGTTGTTTAGCGGCCGTGTTTCCGCACGTCTTGCGCAGCTTGAAGAGCGGGTGTTTGACCTGGAGGTGCGGGCTAATGCCCAGGCCACCACGATTGCCAATCTGGGGACGATTATCGCCGTCGATAAGGCAGGCGATTCCGCCAAATCCCGGAAGCACACAGGGAAAAGCAATGGAAAATTTTCAAAGAAAGCGTCTGATGCCAATGGCCTACGCGCTAATTTTGGTTTCTCTGGCCGCGGCAGCAGTTCCAGCCGGTCAGAGCCTGTTGATACCGGATTCAACCACTACCACCACACCATCGTCGACGACACGCCTTCCAGAGAAAGCGTCTGCCACTCTGGATGGGATGTCTCTGGACACGATTCCGGGTCGTCCTGCGATTTCGGATCTTCCTCCTGCTGCGACTGAGATGACGGCATGAGATTTAGTTTTCAGAAGACTTTCACCCTGATGGTTGGACTTTGTGTCCTTCTGCTCGGCGGTTGGGTCATGAATCTGTTGAAGCTGATCGCCAGCGGAGATCTGCATTCTCACGCCGGGATAACACTGGCCCGCGTCGTGGGGGTCTTTCTGGTGCCGGTTGGCGGCATCCTCGGCTTTTTTTAACGCTGAATGATTTTCAGGGTTGCTTAAACAATTTGTTAAATCACTTAACTAATAGGGAAAACACATGTTAGGTTTTTTAAAAAAGAAAACGCGTAAAGCGGTTGTTGAAGTGAAAAAGATGGAGAACCGCGACGCTGTAGAGGCGACCGTCTGGGGTGCCTACATGATCGCATACGCTGACGGCAACTGTGATGCCAAAGAGATCGCCATTCTTGAAAAAACCATCGCGGCGCTGCCAGCATTCTCTCCGTTCGCAGGCGAAATCGCGCAGATGAGCAGCAACATTCGCGCGCGTTATGAGGCATCTCCGCGCTCCGCCAATGCCCAGGCTCTGCGTGAGCTGGGTGACGTAGCCGGTACGCCGGAAGCTGTAGATGTGCTGTGCCTGTGCATCGACATTGCAGATCAGGATGGCATCGGCGAAGAAGAAGAGATTGTGCTTAAGAAAATCGCACAGGCGCTCCAGCTCTCTCTGGATGCCTATCTGTAATGACCGAGAAATTCCGGTTAGCCGCAGTCATCGCGCTACTGGTCATGACCGTGCTGGTGGACTTCGCCAGCAAATTAATGTCTGTTGCCGCCGATGGCATATTGGTTGGGCTGGCGATCTACTTCGCCACCCCACTACTCAATAAACAAAAGCATTAAAGACTAAGGGCCGTCACCGGCCCTTATTGCTCTGCATGGATACCGACACTCGCCGTGACACAGTGATTGTCTGCCTCTTCTGAAACGACACAATAAAAGCATCTTCAAAACAACTTGTTTAAACAGATAAGGAATACTCATGTGCCAGAACTGTAAAGCCAAAGCCGCAGAAGTTAACGCGAAATATGAAACGAGAGACGTCGCGGAGCTGGTAAAAATGTTAGGTGTCGTGCGCGGCACTGAGGATGTTTCGATTGTGGACCGAATGGGTAGCGTTATCGAGTTCGCCTCTCTCTTTGAAGATCCGATGGAGCTTATTGGTTTTGCACATCACCTCGGCACCCACTATCTGGCAGAGAAAGACCGGGCTGACAAATTGCAGGCAGCACTGGATATGGTTTGCCAGCCGCAAACGTCGACTCTCAATGCGGCAGACGCGCTTATCGCAAGACAGGAGCGTCAGATCTCCGGTCTCAAAAGCACAATGGGCATTTTGATGGCTGCATTCAAGCTCATGTCCTCGCAGGCTGGTTTCAAAATGCCAGAGATGAACAATGAAGATCCGATGGCTGTGCGCGAACTGTTGGGCGCACTGGCCGACCAGCTGGACACCAAGAAAAGCCGCCTGGAGGACATGATGCGCGAGCTGACCCACCGACACGATCTGACTAAACAGCTGCACAAAGCGCAGCACGCGAATCACTAATCGCCTGACTCACTGACGGGGGCGGAAGCCCCCTTTTCATGCCTGTAAATCCTCCTTTTATGCCTTTTCAGCTCTGAGAAAATAACACCAACAAGAAAACAATTTGTTTAATGGTTTTATTATGAGTACAGCCCTTTCTATCGTTGATGATATTAGCCTGAACACTGAAATCGACTATCGGCAGGAGATGAACGTTATCCATGACATCGTGGCCGAGTGTGAGAAAGAAATCGCCTTCATGCATCAGGTGCATGACTATGTCTATGGCGATGAGCGCCACCAGATGATTAACCGTTTGCTGCATCTGAACCACCGTCCAGATGATGACCGTGTATGGCAGTCCAGAACCGAGCTTAAGAAAGTCGACCTGGAATGGGTTAAACAAAACCTCTGGGCTGAATACTGGAAGAAGGTGACGGACATGACCAACGTGTTGCTCATCATGCCAGCAGCACGTCGTGACGAATGGCGCGAACAATTTATTGAAGGCAAGCAGGAGATCGTCAAAACAGACCACTCCGGCTACCAGATGAAAATCAAAGAGTTTGTGGGTGTGCCTGAGTTCAAGGCAGAGACTGTTATCCCCACCATGCTCAATCTGCTCAATGACAGGCACAAGTATCTCTCTGAGCGCGTGTATGGTCTCTTCAAAGCGCTGAGTCCGGCGCACAAGACCAATAAGACGAACGGCTTTAGCGAGCGTCTGATCATCGCTAATTGCATCACTGACTTCTGGGGAGACAGCGTAACAGTTAACTACCGCAAGGAAGATTACATCGATGATCTGCGCGTGATGCTGCATTTCTTCGCTCATAAAGAGTTCATAAGCATCAACCGCACCACGGAAATGCTTTCTGCCGCATACCGAGCTAACGACCGCCAGACCGGCGACTGGATAAACGTCGATGGCAATCTGATGCGCGTGAAGATGTTCAAGAACGGCAACGTGCATTTCGAGATACATCCGGACGTAGCCTGGAAGCTCAACGAAGTGCTGGCCTACAGTATGCCGGCTGCGATTCCGGCGCCATGCCGCACTGCACCAAAAACGCGGGCACCCAAAGAGTTTGGTCTTATCCAGAAGACGATCTCTGAACCGGTACGCTCTGCGTTGCGTGATGGTCGTAAAGGCCGGGATAGCGCAGTCTGGTTCTTTCCGGATAGTCGGTTACACAAAACCCATGTCGAAGAGCTGGAGCGCACGCTACGTTTTATTGGCGGCGTGAAGGAGAAATCGAAGTGGCAGTTCCCCTATGACGTGGAACATACACTCAACACCATTGTGGCCACCGGGCTGATCCCGGACACGAAGTCACACCAGTTTTACCCCACACCAGAGGTCATCGCGGAATATGTGGCGAGAGCGGTAGATCTGCAACCGGGCGAGACGCTGCTGGAGCCAGAAGCTGGACGTGGTGATCTGCTCGCCTTTATGGGCGACATTCAGGAAGCCGCAACCTGTATCGAGGTCGCTCCGCTTTTCGCCGATATCCTGCGCGGAAAAGGATACAAAAACACCTACTGCTGTGACTTCATGGCCTGGTCAGAAATGAACAAAGGCTGCCAGTTTGATAAAATCGTAATGAACCCGCCCTACTCTCTTGGGCGACACCGAGAGCACACGCTTGCAGCGCTTAAGCACTTAAAAGCTGGTGGACGGCTGGTGGCAGTGTTACCGGGGGATGCCCCCACACTTAACTGGATGACACTGGATAACTACGTGTATGCCAAAGGCAGATCATTCACCGATGAGTTCGAGGAAACTGGAATTACCGTAAGCGTGTATGTATTCAAACGTTCAATTTGTTAGGTAACTGTTTACAAGCTTTGTGAGAAAATGTAGCAACCAAACCAAGAGGAGAAAAAAATGAAAACAACTCATAAAAACTTCTCATTGGATGCATCGGCAGTATCCGAGATGAGTACGGAAACGACATATAATCTCTATCAAGAGGGCAACCACGCCGCGGTTGGCAAGATCGTCGTCGACAACCATCGGGTCTCCTTTGAAGGGGGCTTGGATAATGCCTCTGGGATATTGGAGCGGCTTGTTCGCCAGAACGCGTCGCAATCGTCGGACGGTGTCAAAGGCTAACTGGAGCTGACCTTCACCGTTCCTGAATTTGGTGACTATGTGATCACAATCCAGCGCAAGGAAGAGAACACGACCTCAAATCATATATCTGAACCTAAACAAGTACTTGCGAATCACACCTCTGAGTGCGATCGTTTACTTACCGACAACGCAACGTCTAAAAGGGAGAAGACGAATGAGAAAGACTGTGTGGGCGGCGACTTTGTTGGCGTTAACCCCTATTTCATACGGCTATGCCACCATTGCCTCCACGAGCGCAGCCATGACCGCTGCTATCGCTGCGGCAAACGCCTCGAACGCCGCGAGCCAGCAGGCGCAGAATAGCGCCACCCAGACATCCGCGGTAAACGCACCCATCATACAATCAGGCGACACCCTTCCAGCAAGCTACGACGTTAACGCCGTGTCTTTCGACCACTATAACGGCGTAGCTACGGTCTATTTTTCATACTGAGGTTCGTATGGAAGAGATCAAAGAACTGCTTAAGAAAGCACGCACTAACGCTGAATGCGGTGAGCATTTATCTCCAGCTGCAACAATAAAACTGATCGATGACGTTGAGCATTATCTTGAAAAACACGAGATATATGACGCCACAAATCGCCACCTGTACTTCTACTCAGCGCAAACAATTGATGGCAACATTTTTTCTGGGGTGGCACAGCTAACCTGGCGTATAACCAGTTACGATGCGCTCCAGAACTTTAAGTTCTTTTTAAGCGACACATTCGGCTACGAATTTGTATCAGTAGACGCACTCTCATATCTGGGAAGAGAGAAAGCGTAACGTCCGTATTTGAACCTTCTAAACAAATAAATAAAAGGTTACGCTTGTGGCCTTAAACAAATTGTTTTCACCCACTAGTTATTATCCCACCAATCAAAATTGACCTTTTCTGAACGCACATCTACTGTTTATATATACAGTATTCAGGGTGGAAAAAGATGGGCGGCAAAGACAGCAACTACCAGATCGTTTATCGCGGCGAGACGCTTCAGTGCCTCAAGCCTGGGCAATATGTCTTCTTTCAGCGGCTGAAAGAATATGGCGGAGGATACTGGCTGGGAAAAACCTACGAAGACGGCTTTGAGTTTGTGCTGGAGTGGCCAACCTCTCTGAGTGAGGGGCTGCTGTATCTGATGTCACTTGAGCGCGTGGAGGCCAGTTACATGGAGTTCATCGACGATGTCGACGACTTCAAGCTGGTGTAGCTGCCCTGTCATCTCCCGGTTCAGGACGAACCGGGTTGACGACTTATTCCTTTGACTCTTTTTCTCGCTCGGCGATTTCAATCAGCACCTGAAAGTATTCGCTTTTGCTTCTGAGATTCAGGCGGGTCATGATGCGCTGTTTGTGTGTTGCTACCGTCTTGTATGTCAGGCCAAGTTGCGTTGCGATGTTGTCATAGGCGAGACCTTCATGGACGCCCTGGACGATCTTGCGCGGCACCGGCGTCAGTGGGTTTCTGTAGATGCAGGTTCGGCAACGTTTTTTGTAGCAGTGATTGCTGTACCGTTCTTTGTTGTGAAGCACGCCTCTGACCAGCTTGCGAAACTTCTCTACCGAATCCCTCTTGTCGATGACCAGGATGTTTTCAAAGCACCGGGGTAACTTGGGACATGTGCGCAGCCTTTTGACATCGGTCATCATGACAATCGGGAACCGGGCGTTTGTCGCCTGAATGGCTTTCTCGCAGATCAGCAACTCATAACCTTCTCTCAGCAGGAAGAGTCCATGACAACGCTCGCATACTTCCGGGGCGATACACACCCTCTTTGGTAACGCTGCTTCCTTTGCGGCTTCCTCGATCAAATACGAAAGACCGAGGGCGAAATAACTGTCTTTGCTGTGTATAACAATGCGGTGCATACTGATTACAAATGAAACAAGAACTAAATATGTTTAACGTTTTATTGATGAAACCCCACTATATCAACGGGTAAAACAGATGGGCAATCGAAGAGGCCACAGATTTCAACCGTCGCGCGCATATTGTCTGCCTTATCGCTAACTGGATAATAAAGCCCATAAGATAACAATTTGTTTAACGAATTAACGAAATTGGCAGTCCGGCTTTGGCTTCTCGTAACTGGATGAACGCGAGGGGGCGAAGTAAAATTGTGTGCGGATTGGTTTCAGCAATCCGGTGATAAAAAGAAGGAAAACACTCATTGCACTGTTTTTTTCTCTCTCAGGTTTAGCTACCACAGCGTATGCGCAGGACGATTTGTCCATCAAACAACTGGCGACGGACAAGAGCACAGAGGCTGAATACCAGAAAATGGTAGAGGGTCAGCATCTGCCAAAATGGGTGGCTCAGGGAGGCACAACCTCACCAGCCAGGAGCGTCAAGCTCGGCGACAAAGAGTACATGGTGCTGACTGCATGTAAGCAGCATGACTGCGCTACGCAACGCATCGCTGTTCTGTACTCCCCGGAAACGAAGATGATGACTGGCCTCTTCTCTACGGTTGATGAGCATTCCGGAAACGAAACGCTACAGTGGCTGAATATTCCGGATGAGCTGTCGATTAACGGGAAGACCGTCCTGTACGCTGCACTGTCCGGCAGCTTGGAAAACCATCCGGACAACTTCAACTTCAAATAAACACTGAAATGGCGGGGGAGAACCCCGCCATTTTTTATGCTCCACTCACTCAGGAACGAGACCTCATGAACAAACGACTCATAGCATCACTGCTGCTGGCTTTACCCCTCTCCTCTATGGCCGCGGGAGTAGGTTCGCTCTATTCGCAGGTTTCGCGTACCTGTGACCTCGGACTGGCCGGTAACGGCATTCCCGATACCCAGCTGCCGTTGAAGGAGAGCGCTAACGCCAATAAGCTCGACCCAAAGGTCGTCAAGGCTTTCAACAAGGCCTATGAAGCAAACAAAAAACTGCTGGCCGTGCCCGATACCTGTATCGATGAGGTAAGAGATAAATACAAAGAGCTGTATGGCGAAACCATCCCGGTTGAGTGATCAATCCGTTGACATTGGCGGTCACAATTTGAGGATTTCTATAAGAGTCCGTTGATCGCCAATTTCCCCACCCCACAAAACCCCTTCAGCCCAGACGTGATAAGGCATTTAAGCCAATAACACCCATAAGAAAACAAATAAATAACACATCAAAGAAAAGTCAACGCGATACCCTGATTTAGTCTAAAAAGTTGACGTTTTCGCACGACAGTTCTTATACCCCAACTCCTGCCCACCAGAACGCACTACACCGCGTTAAATGCCACAGAGTCGATACATCACACCACCCGAAAACAGACACGCTCAGAAGCGCTCTCATTGCGTTATACGCACCATTTAAACAACTTGTTTTCAGGCATAAGAAAACAAATTAATCACACCTACAAGTAACCAACACACGCCATTATCCACAATACCGAAAACACCCACCTCTTCCTGTCAGGCTACCGAAAAGACCAACCTCTCTTCCCCAGGCTACCGACCACCCACCTCATCTTTCCAGGCTACCGCAGACACGATTTCCCCATATGCCATTACCCAATACCCGGATAACCACAGTCGCGACAAAACCCTGGAAAACCCAGGCCAGAACAGGAACCGTCGCAATCTTGCTTACCCACCATTACCACGGAAGAGAGTGCAAATTCCTGAATAGCAGGGAACGCCATTACTTCATATGCGGAGAACACCAAAAGCGCCTACTGCCATTACCCACACTTCCATCTTCTCGCACAAAAGAAGAGAAAGGCGCACCTGCCATTACTCCAGACACGGAGAACAACCCTCACCCAAACGACGGGAACAACCCAGAGGAAAACACAGAGAAGAATTACACCAACAAGAACAAAACCACATACGCCGGAAAAGAGAACAAACCACCCATTTCACCCAAAGGAATACTCACCCTATAGAGCGTTATCAGGGGGAAGGTATGTGTCCCCACAAGAGAGAAAAAATCACAGGAGGTATAAGTGTGAAGGGGAGGAGGGGGGCGCTACTTTCTACGCATTTATTCAAGTCCTGATTTTCATCCCCCGTAACGTCCCTATCCACCCCTTCGGTCAGCCTTCGGGCCATCCAGGGAAAAGGCTATGTCCCTTTTCAGAAACGGGAGCGTCGCCGCAGGGAAAAGGCTGGAGGTTTTCAGGGAAACGGTGGGAATCCCGCTATACGAACCGGGAAAAGGCTGGCTGCCGGTCGGGGAACGGGTACATCCCGGTACAGAGAGAGGGACGACTGCTGGAGTATGCCTTATTCCTCATTAACCTGAAGAGTGCGGGAATTGGTGAATCCCGCAGTTGAGCGTTGAGACCAGATCAGCTTCGCACGCTCATATCGGGAAGCCAGATCTAGTGTAAAGGGTTACGGGTTTTGGTGGCGAAATCGCCGAGGACGTTTATTCGAAAATCTCGCTGCCCTGATTTGCATCATCCCTGTTGTCCCACAAATCATCTAACGCCTCCTCTCTTGTCTCGAAGGGACCGGAGACGACGGGTTTGTTTGAACTGCTATCGTCCAGTTCTGTGTAGATCTGGCCGTTAACCAAAACGATGCGTCCGACAGAGATACCGCCATGTAGCAGTTCGCCTCTCTCGACGTCGATGCTGAAGTAACCGTCTGTGTAGTTGTTAGTGCTCATCACATTCCCTCTGAGTTAGCCAGATACATACATAGCAATAAATCGACACAAACACATCAGCCTTTAATGAATACTTTTTCCCCGCTTTCTTATTGCGATAATAACAACAACAAGAAAACAACATGTTTATTTAACGGAGATAAGCGCATGACCATTTTCATTTGCCAGCACTGTGGCCGCGAGTATGAAGACGCTACAGTTTGCGCCTCTGACGATTGCCCGGGGAATGAAATTAAGATGCCTGTGCTGGTGGAGGTATGGAGCGTGGATTCGCTGGCCGAATGTCTGGATGCTGTAGGGCCGGAACTGTACCGCAAGCTGTGGTCATTCGTCCCGGCAGAAGGGGAATCGCCCAAAGGGAAGGATATCTGGCACCTGCTGAGTGAAGATGAAAAGCGGCAGCTGGTGGACGCGGTACACAGCGAGTTCCCGGACGAAGAAGATTAAGAGTGAGGCCACCAGCACGGTGGCTTTTTGTTGTTTGTCACCTCCGGGGCAGCGCAGCACCGTGACGACACGCTTCGTCACCGTTTTCACATTGGTATTATTTACGCAACCAAGAAAACAAATTGTTTACGGAGTTGTGTATGAATATCGGGATGATTTCCAGACTGAGTATTGGGCAGCCAAAAAAGGCCAGGCCAACATTACTGAAGCAACTGACTCTCCTTGATGTTATCGCAAACGGTACATCCATCAGGCTATTCAAAGAAACGCTTGTTACGATCGAAAATGACGCCCGCTCGCGCTATGTGATGAGTGTCAGACGCCAGGGGAAAACAGGATGGGTGTCCAAACAAATGATATGGCCAGAAGGGGAGCTTGAGCTGGCATTGCTTGAAGCCAATAAAGCAGCCCAGCAGGAAATACAGCGCGTCTCTCTTCAAGCCACAGCCTGACCATGTGCAAAAGCGTTTAGTCGAATTTACGACAGCCCCGTCCATCCTTCGGGGCTTTTTTAGTTGTTCTGTATTGTAAGTAGTTACTTATGACAATAATATAAAAGAGTTCTAATACAGGGAGAAGATAATGACTGTTTTACGTGAAAACTTGGTAGTGGATCTGCACTATGCATCTGAGACCACCTCCGGCGAAGCTACTGCCAAACTGACCGTTGTTGTGCGTGATAACACCACCGGAACTGAGGTACACACCAGCACCTTAGTGCGTAAAGGTTCTGATAAGAGCACATACGCCATTGGCTACCAGAACATTAGCGACGCATCAGACCCGCTACTGCTCAAACTGGAGGCCTACTTCCGCACCGTCGACAGTACGATGTTCGAATCGCTTATGACGAAAGTGAACGCGCTGTTCACCTCAGATCTTAACTCTAACAGCACCTGGATGGGTCAGTACGGTTTGCGCATTAACTCCGGCGCACTTGTTGATGATTACATCCCTGAAAGCGTGTTCGCCTAATCTCTCCAGTGGCGCGAATCCCGCGCCACTTACTTAATCCCGATAACAAAATGTTTTCTGCCTTATTCACACTGCGAGAATTACACCAACGAGAAAACAAATTGTTTACGCATTAAGGATTAAGTATATGACCGATTTTACAATCTCCCCTAAAGCTGAAAATGTTTATCTGGAATCCTGGCTCGACCTGTCGCCGGCAGAACAGCAGGAAATGGATCATGTCGAATATGACGAGCAGAGTGACACCCGATTCTTCCGTTTTCAGAACAGCGTGTATGACATTGCCGATTTCATGCGAGACGATCGTTTCCCGGAGTGGCACGCAGGATATCCGCTAAATGCCTTCGCCATGCTGATGATCCGCGTGGATGGCTCCGGCGATACCATCGACGTCGGTCTGCTCCACTAAGAAAACGAGGCCACCCATGCTGGTGGCCTTAAATGACCATCCTGTTTCCCGCAGGCTAAAAACACCCACCTCTTACCGCCAGGCTACCGAACAACCCTCCGAATCCCTGCCGGCCACCAGCAGCCGAAACAGAACGCTTGGACGCCTCATATGCACTGCGATAATTAAACCAACGAGAAAACAAGTTGTTTAAAGGATTATCACAATGAACTATATCGCCACTGTAAACACTACCGCGCATGGCACCATCTCTGTCACATACTCCGACATTGAAAAGAACATCCTGGGCGCCTGGCGCGAAGAAGAGACCATCCAGCTGTCCGGGAAAGAGAAGCAGCAGATCGCCAAAGACATCATTTGCAACCGTCGATTCACGCGGGTATTTGAGAAAGCGTATGTGGTAAATTCTGGGTTTGGAACATTTGTCTTCCCGGTGCGCTCCGGGAGATTCTGTCAGTCCAAGCTGACTGAGTTTGCCTCGCAGATCGCTATCTGGATTAAGACTCAATCGTCGTTCGATTTTAGCGATGATGAAGCAATAGCGCAGGGTATGCGGATCGCCAACAATGCAATTAAATACAAAAACATCACGTATGCCGCTGGCGTTGACTCATGGAAACTGTTTTGCGCTAACTTTATGCTGAATGTATTCGCCAGCAATCGGATTCACATACTGGCTGGCAAGTAAGAGGGGGAGGGGGCTGGAAATGCCCCTTTCTTTCCGTCCACCAGCTCCCGCAGGGAAGATTTTCAGAAACGGCCAGAAGTCCATCAGGACAACCGAAGGGAAACGGCCAGGGAATTTTCGGGAAACGGCTGGGGTCGCCTTCAGGTAGAAACAGAGCGGGAGCTGCCCAGAATCGTATCAGCCATCACGCGGAAAGAATCAGCGGAAGCTGGTGGGCGCTTTAACCCCTGAGCCATACAGACAGCTTTCGCTACGTGATTATGTGCATCAGTGGGTAAGCCACTGCCAGCGCGCAGACGTCGCGCCAACGTGATAATCATATGCCAGCGCCAGCACGTCTTGCCAGCATTGCCGACACGCCCCGAAAGATAGCGCATCGCCACCAGCAGCACCCATCACCAGATAATCACATCCACAACCACATCAGATCTGCCATGCGCTAAAACGCAACACCTCGCACTGTGAGCGCTCGTTATTGTGGGTAATGGGTATGTATTGGGAAGGAATAAAACGCGTCACAGTGGCGCTTTTTAATGGGTTTATTTTCGTGATAGCTGGTGGAGAAAAGACAATAAAAAATGCGCCATTATGGCGCGCTTGATGTGATAAGCAGAAACAAAAAAGCGCCCATAGTGGGCGCTCCTTCGTTAGTTATGCTTTGAATGCTTCAGCTAGGTAGTTGTAGAAATCATTTTTGATAAAGCGATATTGCTGTGATCCGTTTTTCGCTGCGCCCATTCCTTTAATCTTCTCAACCAGTCCGAGACGTTCACACAGGTTGATAAGCTGGTTGGCTTGCGTATAGCCAGCGTCTGGTTTCAGCTCGTTAACTTTTTTCGCTTCGTTCATCAAATCGTATACAGCACCATTTGTGAACGTGTCGATCTCATCATTAATCATTTCAATAAGAGCAAACACGCGAGAGCCAGACATATCTGCAACACTGTAAACACATTTACCAGACTTGATAGACTTCACCAGATAGACAAGTTTTTCCAGTGAGTAGCTGTTAGCCATTGCTTCGCGGAAAAAGACTTCTGGCGCTTGTTTGCTTGCTTTAATAGCGTAATAGAAGACACCAGCTAATTTCTCATCGTTTACAGCGTTCAGCACGTTATTGGTGAAGTATGCAAGCTTAGTAGTAGCAGCCAACATGTTAGCTTTATCTGCTTTGGTGTGGGTGCCATTCTGATAATGATTGTTATAAGTCTGAGTAGCGTTATCAGCATTAATCTGTAATTCGTTAGCGATAACTACAGCAGCGTCGATGATAGCTTTTTTAGAGATAGATACGTTAGACATGATTTTAATCCTTATGTAATATTGAAAACTTAATTAGTTATTTATTTATCGTTAGCGTGTTTGCTTTCGATGGGTGTAATTATCGATATTCGGTTTTTTAATGCAAGTACTTTTTTCAAAAAAATAAAAAAATTTTTCTTCAATAAAAATCAAAGTCTTAGAAATAAATCGCATTTGGTCGAAGGTGTTCCCTAAATAAATTCCCTGTTCGGGGTTTCACCCTTATATATTTAATCGGGATACGGGAAATAAATATAAAGGGGAGTGACCCATAAAATAATAACCGGACTTAGCCGGTTATTACCCTTATAGATATTTACATCTTTTCGGAATAATTGTTGATTTCTTCAATTATATGATGCTCGAAACGCTCCGAATCTTCGCATTCCTCTTTAGAGATGCCCTCACTTCTCAACTTACACCCTGCAAGCGTAAGCCCCTCATGATATGCTGCGCCTAAAGCCAAATTCATTTCCAACATACACAAATCGAAGTCTTCTGCCTTAGAGCACATTGTCTTGCTGACTCGTTCTGCCCGCTCGATGCTATTTTCCTTAGCAAATGCGGCGGAGTTAAGCAGGAAGACAAATAATGAAATTGCCACAACACTTCTCACATCAAAATCCTAAAATGGCAAAATTCGCTCTACCCAATCGAACATAACGACCATCTTCCGACCGCCGCCAATGTTGAGTGTGACCTGACAAGCGTCAACGCCTGACGACACACCTTCAATTTCACGGCCATCCGCCATGTAGGCTCTTATAGATTTCTGCGTCTCATGAGCCTGACGACAAATCTTGAAGAAGTCACGGCGGGATGGCCGGTTGTCCACATAGTCCGGATGTACAGCGATGCGACCGGTGAAGTCGTGCGCTATGCCTTCTGTCACACCTGATTCAATGGTACTGATTCGCTCAAGTGGGAGCCTTATACGATTTTCTTTGTCGAACGGGGCAGGGCAAAGGTCGACCTTATTGCGAGACGACATTAACCCCTGAACGTACATGCAGAACACCTGACCATCTTCCAGCGTGACCCTTACAGGAATAAGGGATTTGCGCCAGAACATCAGCGCCTTCTCCACGAAGGAGTAATCGCGTGGCCAGACCTCTGCGGGTATTCCATATGTGATGTCTGTAACCATAGCCTTCTGCTTATTAATTACTGGTGCCTTATTATACAAACCTGGCAGTCTTTTTCACTTGGAGGGACAGGCAAAAGCCTCATATTTGGCGGTCTTGACACAAAAATAGCGATAAGAATAATAGCACGCGCCAGGAGGGGATATGAATAAAAAATATACATTACCGCTACTAATTATCGCTTCACTTTTATCTGGCTGTAAGCCCAATGAAGAAAAGGCCATTGAGGCCATTAAAGAAGACATACGCACAAGCTTAATAAATCCGGAGTCTGCCAGATTTACCAATATCCGAGCCTTAAGATTAGGCGAGGGCAGCGCCAGTTATATGGTGTGCGGTGAGGTAAACGGCAAAAATGCGTTAGGGGCATATACGGGAGCAACGCGCTTTAATGGTTTGATATTAGATATCGACCATATCGTTCCCATCGTATATATGGATGTTCCCAACTCAAGCTTGGATGAAAAGGTCGGCTTTAAAGAGCAGAACATCGCCTGTGGACCCGATGGCGTGTCGCGATATTTGCAGCGAAAGTCCATGAGGAACAGCATCCATAAAAAGGTTTCTGAGCTTGAACAAACCGCGTTAGGGAAGGCAGTTGTTGCGGCCGCCAGCGAGCTGACGTATATGTCGCGTGAGATGGGCGATGACGCCGAGGTGAAGGATGTCTACGCTCGGGAGACCGACGATTACGCGTTTGTGAGCGTCGGTGGCGAATACAGAAAGACGCAGTATTACAAGTTCAGGAAAAACGGGCAGGGCGAACTGGAGCCGGTCAGGGGGCTATCCTATAACCAACTGCCCGAGGCTGTTTACGAGTGTTATTCAGGAAACAGGGATGAAACCTGTATTACGAAGCTGGAAATTGCAGAGCTAAGAAAAAGAGAAAACAAAATAGACGACTTTGTCGTACCTGCCCGCTGAAGCTGCAATGAGAGAGGTCACTCTCTCATTGCACAGCCAGCAACCGCACGGTGTGCTCATGATTCTAATCAGAGCACATCGTAATTCACGGTAAGCGTTTCAGGATCTCTTCCAAATCCTCTTTGGTCATGCCCGAGTTTTCATAAATCTTCATGACTTTTTCGCGCGCTTTTGCTGACGCTTCAAGCGACGTTGCGCTCTTGTCGAAATCGGCCATCGTCATGTTGCTCAACACCAGGTTAATGATGTCGGCCTTTGAGAGCCTAATGTTGCGGTCCCGCAAACGTCCCTGAAAGGACTCCAGTTTGTCGTTCGCCTTCTCAGTCAGTTGAACCTGACAGTGTATAGCGCGTTTGTCACCCATGCTTAATCTCTATTCAAAACAGTAAAATCAAAATTGCCACCTACCGGCAACACCCCCTCAGCGAATCCGGGCGTCGTGTCTATTATGTTCTTCCGCTCATAGGAGTGTGACATAAGATATTTATTACTTATATCAATGAAGTCGGTAATGAAACACACATTTGCCTGATTTTTCTTGGCCCGAAGACCACGCCCAACTCGCTGACGCATTTCGACTTCGGCCTTGCCGCCCCCAGCCAAAATGACAGCACCCACGCTCGGAACGTCTACGCCGACGTCCAGTATGGTTGAGCCGATGAGGACATCTATCTTGCCCGTGGCCAGACTGTTTAACTTAGTCTGTCTGGTAGCCTGGTTGGACTCACCATAGATGAAATCGACTCGCAGACCGCTCTCTTTCATCATCTCCATCAGGATCTGCCCATGTCGTTTCAGACGTACCAGCGTCATGCAATTCAGCCCGTGACGTTTATACATGAGAGCCTCACGTACTATCGCTTCATTGCGTGCCAAATTGTAAACGATGCCCAGCTGATAGGCTTTCTGGTACGACGTACCCATGCCGACCCGGAAGTTCAGATGTTTGGATGCAAGCTCCGACCGGATACGGACATTGTCCGGAGTGTATGCGATTTTATGATAAAGGAAGTAAGGTTTCGCCAGGATGCCTCGATCTATGAGGTATTTCTCCGTGACTTTGATCTCAATTCTGCCCGCAACGGCCATCAGGCGCATGTTGGCTTCGGTCGAGTCTTTCATGAAAGGCGTGGCTGTCAGCGCAAGACGATAGTCGGCGTTTACGCAGAGACGGGCGATATCGTAGAAGTTCGAGCCGGAAGATTCATGCGCCTCTTCCAGAATGAGTAGCGAGACACTGGAAAGGAAGCGTTTTACCAGCTCCCGGCGCTTGAGATGGTGGTTCTTTTTCTCAGGCGCTGCGTCCCGCGGCGGCTCTTCGAGAAAACTGGCCAGTGTCTGCACGGTTGCCACGTTGATGTGGCGCGAGACCTGAAACTCACCCGAACCGATAACGCCCACCTTCTGACCTTTCAGCCACGGCTCTCCATTTTCAGCACGGTAGTCGATGGATTTCTGGAAATTCTCCGCCATCTGGAACATCAGGACGGAACGTGTGGTTAAAAACAGCGTCATCCGACCAATTCGGGCAGCTGCCTTGCACGCGACGTTGGATTTCCCGCCGCCAGTGGCAATCTGCGCAATCATCATCCCTTCGCGCACCAGCGTTTCCACTGTCTGATCCTGATATGCGTAGTCCGGGTTGTACGGAAATGGGTTAACTACCGGATTGGGTTTGCCAAGCGCCGGCGCTTTATCCTTGCGTACATGCACGCATTTAATGCCCGCTTTGTTCAGGTTTGCAGCCACTGGCTTTGCGAATCCTGCTGGGAACGCATTTTTGCTCCAGTTGAACATCGTACTGGTGCCTTTCCAGTCACCTGCCTCCACTTCGTAGCTCAACATCTCCTGAACAAGTCGTTTTACATTGTCATCAGCGCCAGAAATAAGCGCATTGACCGCATTCGATACAATCCGAACTGTCATAAAGCTCTTTCCTTCGTGCCTTTTGTATGTTAATTGGCTATTATAGTAAGTAATTACTTATGCAATGGATTGTATCAGAAATATGGATGTGAAAATTACCATTATGCAGGTGGAAGTCGCCAACCTGCGTCCGAATCCCTGGAATACCAACTCTGTTGGGGCGCAAAACTTCGAAAAACTGAAAGGCTCTATCGAGAAATTGGGCTTTTTTAAGCCAATTCTCGCGCGGGAGCTGGACGGCGGCTTTTTTGAGATCCTCGGCGGCGAACACCGCTGGCGGGCAGCGATGGAACAGGGCATTTCGACGGTTCCTGTGATCTCCGTGGGCAAAATTAACGACCTGGTGGCCAAACAAATGTCCCTCGTCGATAACGAGCGCTACGGCGAAGACGATCAGGTCGCTTTGCAGCGCTTAATCGAGGAAATCCAGTCCGAAATTGACTACCGGCTGTCTGATATCGCCCCGTATGACGACGAAATGGCGGCCACTCTGGCCAAAGCGTCAATTATCGATCTTGAAGCGCTGGAAGCGTTGTCTCGTGGCGATGATGAGCCAACCGAAACAGATAAACGCGAGAAAACCGAGCGGGTTGGAGCGGAACACCAGACGATGCGCTTCAAAGTGACTTTTGACGCGTCGGATCGGGTTGCGGAGACCATTAAAAGCATCATCAAAGCGCAGGGCATCAACACCGGCAATGAAATGGAGAACGCAGGTGAAGCTCTGGTGTGGCTGGTCGACGACTACAAGGAGCGTAACAAATGACCAAAAAGTTCGAAATCGTCTATCGAAACCCGGCCGAACTCATCCCGTATGAGATGAACGCCAAAAAACATGACGAACAGCAGATCCGCGATCTGGCCGCTGCCATCAAAAAGCGCGGTTTTGACCAACCGATCACGGTCGACAAGCATGACGTCATCATCACCGGCCACGGCCGACGTGAAGCGGCACTGTTGGCTGGCCTCGATCGCGTGCCGGTCATCATTCGTGACGATCTGAGCGAAGAAGAAGTGAAGGCGAAGCGTCTGGAAGACAACCGCCTGGCCAGTATTGACTACGACGCCATCAAATTGCAGCAGGAACTGGAATCCCTGGTGCTGGGCGACGTCGAGGTCTTCGGTTTTGAAGAGCGCGAGCTGAACGTGCTTGTCGGCAGCATGACCGAAGAGATGGAAACCGGCTCTCTGGTGCTCGATCTGGGCGAAGAGACGGAACGCCAGAAAGAAGAGCACACCGAGATCAGTCGCGAAGTGGCCGCTGAAGAAGTCCGCGTCATCGACGTATTGGGCTTTAAAACGCTCCCTGCTGGCTCTGCCATTGTGGTTGGGGATTTGCTTGCCCACATGGAAGAAATCACGGGAGAGAGCGGGGTAGACGCTTTCGTGGCGTATGCGGAGAAAGTTTCTTCTGGGGAGCTGGCTGCATGAGCAAATACACCATCAACGTATCGTTTCAGACCCGCGTGAACAAAACCACGCGCACGCTGGAGATTGCCGAATCGTTCGGTCTTGGCCTGGACGAAAAAGAGTGGACGCTTTACGACAATCTGGAGCTGGAAGTGAAGCAGGGCGATGTGGTGTACATCACCGGCCAATCCGGTTCCGGTAAATCCGTTGTGCTGCGCGAGCTGCAACGCCAGATGAAGGATGAAGGGCTTTCTGTAGCCTCCATCGATGACTTTACCTTCGACAATGAGGTTAACGTCATTGACCAGCTGGGCAAAACCACCAGCGAAGCGCTGGGGCTGCTGTCTATGGCGGGATTGAACGACGCCTATCTCTTTGTGCGTAAGCCATCCGAGATGTCTGACGGTCAGAAATACCGTCTCAAGATCGCCAAGCTGATCGAGTCAGGCGCCAAAGTCTGGGCAGCCGACGAATTTGGCGCTGTTCTCGACCGCGTAACCGCCCATGTTGTGGCGTCGAACCTCCAGCGTGCCGCCCGAAAGGTTGGCGCGACGGTAATGGTGGCGACGACCCACGAAGACCTGAAGAACGCGCTGCGCCCGGATATGCAGATCACCAAGCACTACAAAGAACGCGTGAAGGTGGAATATGCCTGATTTGAAGATCGTAGAGCTGAAGCCATCGAAAGAGGCTGACAACAACAACGTTGAAGTCATCCGCCTGCTGGAAGAAGCACTCCAGTACGCCAGAGAAGGCAAAAGCCAGAGCCTGGCACTGCTGATGATCAACAACGACGGCAGTGTGCTGGATTGCTGGCATAACGGTGGGCGTCCATACGTCATGGTTGGGGCGATGGAATCGCTTCGCCTGGACTTCATCAATGCCAATATCGAGCGTAGGTGATCGACATGACAGGCATCATCATCAAACGCTACCGCCCGGAAGAGTTCCCGCGTCATCTGGACTTTCTGGAGCGTATGACCGTAACCAAAGGCACGGTTGAAGACTGGCACGCGCTGAAGTCGCTGCACTACAAGACGGATGGTAAGCCGTTCGCGCCAACGTATTACCGCTGCGAACTGGACGACCGGCTGGTGGGCGTCGTGGTTATGGCTTACCCGAAACTGCTGCTGGCGCCTCGCCATCGCATGTTTCCTAAGCTGAAGCCAACCACCAATACCACCGTGGCCAACCAGTATTGGGGCCGGTACGTGAACAACAACTTTGCGGTGATTAGCCGTTCCGTTGTTGACACTCAGTACCGCGGTGTCGGCGTCTCCTATCGAATGATTAATCTGGTTAGCAGGATGCACGACCGGCCAATCATCGAGATCCAGTCGTCGATGAGCAAATACAACCCGTTCGCCATGAAAGCAGGGTTCCAGTTCATCCGTCCGGAGCGTCCGAAGAGCTATGAGAGTGCGTTGCGCGTCTTCCAGCGTCATTTCCGTTCTGACCCTGGCGACAACGAAGCGATCGTCAAAGAGCTGTTCGCCATGAGTGAGTCTCGCCGTCGTCGTGCGCTGCGCGATCTGGTCGCTGACTACCACAAGAACAGTTCCCTGGCCAAAGCCGGGCGTAATCGTGGCACGACGATTCAGGACATTGCCGACAGCCTGGTGGACGAGGCCAGCATCGTGAAGCTGCTCAAGGACATTCACAACCTGAGCTTCACGTCTCCGCTGTATGGCGTGTACCGAAACCCGGACTTTGGTCGTCAGCTGCCGGACACGCTGCCACTGCTGGCATTCGACAAACAGCCTTTGAATAAACCTCTTGAAATTGCATTACCGGCATAAGGATTTGCCATGACGTTGACCGACAAACAAAAAGACATCATCAAAACCATCAATTTAGGCCATGAGCGTGGGCATCTGCTCGATCTGGACGAGCTACTGGAAGTGCTGCCGTACAAAACGACCAAACAGAGTATGCAGTTCTCGATCCGCGCACTGGTGAAGAAGGGGCTGGTGGAGAAAGGAATGTGCCGCCAGCGCGGTGATTCCGGCTACCACCGTCGCACGCTGGGACTGACCACGTTAGGTCGTGCCAGAGCCAAATTACTGGTGATGTAAGTCGGTCTGGGAGCCAGTTTGAGAGCCTGCTTCCGTATATATAAATACTAAGTGACTTATTAAATATATACGGAAGCAGGTTCTGAATACTCCCCAGCCCGGTTTTAAACACCCAGAAAACAAATTGGTTAGGCACTGAATTAAACAAGTTGTTTAGGAGCGCAAGGATGCGCTCTGAGTGTTTTAGAGGGATCTATGACTGTAGAAAAAGACGAGAGCAAAACTCGCCTGACGCCAGCTGAGTGGGCAGAAGCCGAAGCGAAATGGACTTCCGGCGAATACACACTCTCAAAGCTGGAGGAAGAGTACGGCATACGTCGTGAAACGCTCTCCAGACATTTCAAAAAGCGCGGATTAGAGAAAGGCGCAGACTCTGTAGGCAAAATGGTGCGTGAATCGCTCAAGTCCGACGCGGAGCTGCGGGCTAAGGCTCGCGCAGAGAAAATTGAAGAACGCCGTACTCGTTACGACGATTGGGCATTTGCCATTGGCCGTATGACGATGCACGAAGTGGCTACCGCCAAGAAAGACGGCAGACCACTCGCTGCGATTGAAGACGATCTCAAAAGCCTCCAGCGAGCCAGCAACACGCTGGCCAAGTGCTTTGAAATTTCGTCCAAAGCGCTCGGCATGGATCGCATGGAGAACGACGAAGACGAAATTCCGAACCTGGTCTTCGGTGAACTGACACCTGCCCAGGTGGCGCAGCTGCGCAAAGAAGATGATGAGCCTGAGCTGATTGATGACGATCTGCTGGAATCACTCGAAGAAGAAGCGCTGAGTGAAGCTGAGAGCGATTCTGACGCGTCGGGCGATGAAAGTGATGGGAGCGTCTGACTATGGCCATCCCGTCCTCTCTGAGTCTCGTACAGCTGCATTCCGGACAGATGACTGTCTTCCAGTCGCCACATCGCTTCAAGGTGGTGTGTGCGGGTCGACGCTGGGGTAAATCCCGGTTGTCGATCTCCACCATCATCCGTGCGGCAGCCAAAGATAAAAAACAGCGCGTATGGTATGTCGCCCCGACCTACCAGATGGCCCGCCAAATCTTGTGGGATGACCTACAGGAAGTGCTGCCACGAAAGTGGGTTCGTAAGAAAAACGACACCACGATGACCATCGTGCTGAAAAATGGCTCTGAAATCGCCCTTAAAGGCGCTGATAAGCCTGATACGCTTCGTGGTGTTGCGCTGCATTTTGTGGTGCTCGATGAGTTTCAGGACATGAAGCCTGATACCTGGTACAAGGTACTTCGTCCGACACTCTCTTCCACCCGCGGCGGCGCGCTTATCATCGGTACGCCTAAAGGTTTTTCGGAGTTCCACAAGCTGTGGACTATCGGCCAGAATGTTGAGTTGCAGCGCAAACGCCAGTGGAAAAGCTGGCAGTTCGTCACTGCCGATTCCCCGTTCGTGCCGACTGCGGAAATCGAAGCCGCGAAGAACGATATGGACCCGAAATCGTTCGCACAGGAATACCTGGCCAGCTTCGAGAACATGTCCGGGCGCGTCTACTATCCGTTCGACCGCAACGTGCATGTTAAGCCGCTCCAGTTCAATCCGAAGCTGCCGATCTGGGTGGGGCAGGACTTCAACATCGACCCAATGTCGTCGGTCATCCTCCAGCCGCAGCCAAACGGCGAACTCTGGGCTGTTGATGAGCTGGTACTGTTCTCATCCAACACCGCGGAAGTGTGTGACGAACTGGAGCGCCGTTACTGGCGCTGGAAGTCACAGGTCACGATCTTCCCTGACCCGGCTGGCGCCTACCGTCAGCACGCGCGCGGTGAATCGGACGTGGACATCTTCAAGGAGAAGGGCTTCCTGCGCGTCGATTATCCGAAGAAGCATCCGCCCATTGCAGACCGTGTGAACGCTGTGAACCGTATGCTGATGAGCGCTTCTGGTGAAACCCGACTGTATATCGACCCGAAGTGCAAACACCTGATCGACTCGCTTGAGAAGGTTATCTATAAACCCGGCTCCCGCGATATGGATAAGACGGGTGGTATCGAGCACAGCGCCGACGCATTGGGTTATCCAGTTCATCGTAGGTATCCGGTGAAAAATCGTGTTATTCTTGGTGGCTCAAGGTAAGTAAGTGCCTACCTATAAATGGAATTTAGCAAATGGAATTGACTGACAAGCAAATTAAAGACCTGGTGGAGCGACGCCACCCGGAATACTTGAAGAAAAAAGAACATTGGGATTTCCTCGCCAGCACTTACGCTGGCGGGCGTGCCTGGTTCACCGACAACATCTTCCGCTACTTCAAAGAGGGCGATCAGGAGTTCAAGGAGCGTCTGGAGCGCGCCTACCGCTTCAATCATACCCGCGAAGTGGTCAACCTCATCAACAAGTATCTGTTCAAAGAGGACATTCATCGCAACACCGATGAGGCGCCGGAGCAGATCCGCCATTTCTGGAAGCGAGCCACACGCCAGAATGCTTCGATTGACGCATTCATGGCGGCTATCGATCTCCAGTCGTCAATTTATGGCCGTATCTGGGTTGTTGTTGACAGCACCATGAATGGCGATGTGGAGTCCGTTGCTGACGAGAAAAACAAGGATGCGCGTGCCTACGCCTACTGGATTTCTCCGCAGCAGATGCTCGATGTCGCCTGGGATGACGATGGGAACATGCTGTGGGCACTGATTGTGGAAGTAGCGCGTGACGATGCCGATCCGTTCACTTCAACCGGTCAGGAATATCAGCGTTACCGCCTGTGGACGCAGAACGAATGGTATCTCTTCCGTGAGGAAGTCAAAAAGGGATCTGGTGGCGCAGGCCGCCGTCAGTCAAAGGTCGTGCTGGAGGATTCTGGCGAGCACAAGTTGGGCATGGTGCCGGTCTTCCCGGTAGATTGCATTGGCGAAAGCGAATCGCCTTATTTCAGCCCGTCGCTCATCGATGATATCGCCTACCTCGACCGCGCTGTGGCCAACTACCTGTCGAACCTTGATGCCATTATTCAGGATCAGACGTTCAGCCAGCTGGCCATTCCGGTGCAATCACTGCTGCCAGGCGATGAGAACCATACCAAAGTCCTTGAAATGGGCACCAAGCGCGTCTTTACCTTCGACTCCGAGAGTGGCAACCAGCCGTTCTACCTGTCGCCAGACCCGAAACAGGCGCAGATGATCATCACCACCATTAAGACGGTGATTAACGAGATATACCATTCTGTTGGGGTGGCTGGTGAGCGCACCAAACAGGACAATGCCCAAGGTATCGACAACTCTTCCGGCGTAGCCAAGATGTATGACTTCCAGCGCGTTAACAGTCTGCTGGTGACAAAAGCGGAACGTCTCGAAAGGGCGGAGCGCCAGATGATGCAGCTGGTAGCGAAATGGATGGGGATCAGTCTGGATGAAGAAAATTCTCTCATCTCCTACCCGGAGAGCTTTGATATTCGCGGTCTGACAGACGAATTTGCGGTTGCTGAAAAACTCTCGCTTCTGCAAGCGCCTGACTCTGTTCGTCGTCACCAGATGGAAATGCTCATCGAGAAGGTGTTCCCGAACATTTCCGAGGCGATGAAAAAGGAATTTGATAAAGACCTCTTGAATTTTCCACCAAAAAATGATCTAAACACTCTTGAAAATAAGTCAGTACTTACTTATCATCGAGGGGCAGCCCAAGCAAGCGGGCAAGATCAACCCCGAGGGAATGGGGACTCATCTACTCAAGAGACCGAGTGATAAGTAACGAAAAGGAATTTCTATGAATCTGTGGCAAATGCTAATGGCCCGACGCGGGCTGATGGATGTAGCTGAAGGGCATGAACGCGGTGGCGCTGGGGGCGGTGCTCCTGCTGATCACGAAGAGCAGGGTGCGCAAGACCCAGGCAGTCAGGGCGAGCAAAAAGATCAGCCCAAAGGCGACGACGAGTTTGCAGGCATGACTCAAGAAGAGCTGCTGGCAGAACTCCGCAAGTCCCGGAAGGCCAGTGCTGACCTGCTGAAAGAGAACATGAAGCGCAAGGAGAAGGAGCGCTCTCTGGCCGATCAGCTGGCGCAGTATGGTGACATTGATCCGGCGCGCGCACGTCAGCTTCTGGAAGCTGAACAAGCCGCAGAAGAGGAACGCCGTAAGGCGGAGCAGGCTGAACTGGAACGTCGTGGCGAGTTCGACGCTGTGAAAAAACAGATGATCGAAGCTCACCAGGCTGAACTCGCGAAGCGTGACGAGCGCTACTCCGCACTGGAGAGCGAAAACGCGGCGCTGCGAGCGCAGCTGGTTGAAATGACGGTCGGCGCTTCATTCAGCAGCTCTACCTTCCTGCGTGAAAAAGTTCTGATGACTCCGGCGAAAGCTCGCGTTATCTACGGCTCTCATTTCGAAGTGGGTGAAGACGGTAGCGTTGTTGGTTATGACAAGCCGGTAGGTCAGAAGGAACGTGCTGTTCTGGTTGACGGCGAAGGCAAGCCGTTACCGTTCGAATCCGCGATTGAACGCATTCTGCGTGCAGATCCGGAAGCTGACGCACTGTTGCGCAGCGAAGCCAAGCAGGGTGCAGGTTCAAACAGCAAACCGACCCACAAAGTAAGCCAGCCGAAGAACAAGTCAACTATGGATAAGTTGACCTCCGGCCTGGGGAAAATTGGACTCAAGTAACATCTTAATCATAGGGAAATGAAAGATGCCATTACTCCGTGACGAAGCTGAAAAGCTGTCTAACAACGAACTTGAGCAGGGTGTGATCGAGACCATTATCGATCGCGATGACCTGTTCGCTGTCCTGCCGTTCATGAAGATCGACTCCAAAGCGTATCTTTACAACCGTGAAGCTACTCTGAGCGAAGCGACCTTCATTGATGTGAACGACACCATCACCGAAGGTGCGGCAACCTTCACCGAACACGTTGCGAAGCTGCGTATTCTGGCAGGCGACGTAGATGTCGACAAATTCCTGGCGACCACTATGTCCGACACCAACAACCAGCTGGCAATCCAGGTTCGTCAGAAGGTTAAAGGTCTGGCGCGCGCATTCCGCCGTAACCTGATTCTGGGTGACTCCACCGCCAACAGCAAAGCCTTCGACGGCATTCCGAAGCTGATGCACAACGACCAGAAAATTGACATTGCGAAGGCAGCGATGACCTTCTCTATGTTCGACGAGCTGGTTGACGCAGTGAAAGATCTGGGCGCAGACTGCATCATGATGCGTTCCGAGCACCTGCGTGCTTACCGCGCGCTGCTGCGCACCGTAAACATCGGCCCGTCTGAAATCATGATGGAAAACTTCGGCCGTCCGATGCTGTGCCATAACGGCGTTCCGTTCATCGTGAACGACTTCATTCCGAAAAACGACGATAGCACCGGCGCAAACATCTACTGCCTGCACCTGTCCGAAGAGAATGGTGTTACCGGTCTGTATGGCGGCGAAAACGCGGGTATCGTGGTGGAAAACATCGGTACTGTTCAGAACAAAGATGCAACTCGTACCCGCGTGAAGTGGTACTGCTCTCTGGCGAACAAGCACGATAAAGCTATCGCGGCGCTGACCAACGTTAAAATTTAATAATTTTGGTAAGTAATAACTTACCTATGTGTCAAGGGTGGGCTATACGCCCACCTTTTTTGTAGGAGCAAGAGTATGAAACCAGCGAAGATTCGCATCCTTGAACCGCAATTTTCTGCTTACACGGGGCTGCTTTGTGGCGTCCTTTTCGAAAATGGCGTGTCTGTTGCGGAGCTGCCATTTATCGATCAGCAGCGTATTTGTGCCTCCATGCGTGCGACCACGATTGATGGCGAGAACGTCTCACCCTCTGCCGCTTACGCTTTGCGTGGCAACCTGGTTGCAGACCAGATCGTAGAGCCTGAAGCTCCAGAAATCGTGCCCATGAAGCGCGGCGTCGAGGAGAAGGAAGCAGCTCCGGTTCAACGTTTTACGCGTGAAGAGCTTGAGTCCATTGCGGATAGCGAAGGCATCGCAGGCCTGCGTCAAATTGGTAAGCCGTTAGGGGTGAAAGCCAAAGGCATCGTAGAGATGATCGAAGGCATCCTGAAAGCACAGGGCGGTGAGTAATGGCGCAACTCGACACGTACCGTAGTGGGGAATCCGTTTCCCTCTCTTTTGCATTTAACGTGCTGGATATCGAGTCGGCCACTTTTACCGTTAAAGACAGTGCCGGGGCGATCCTCGTTAGTGATGAGCCGCTGGAAATCAGCGAGGGTCAGATGTCCATTCCGGTTGTCGTGTCGGCCGAGCATAACCAGCTCGTCGAAAAGCAGCGAGATCTCCGCTACGTCATCGTCAAAGCCACAGCTGCGGGACTGACGCATGAAGAGCGGAAGATGTATGTCCTGCTTAACAGCTTTGAGCTGGCCATCCCTGCTCAGTCTTTTGCCACGGTCGCAGACGCCCAGATGCAAGCCATCGATATGCTGAACGGCGACACTCTGCTGGCTGATGGCGAAGGGCTGATGCGTAAGCGTCTTATCGAAGCCACCAGACGCGTCAAAACGCTGCCATTTTCGATTCGCAAAATCCTGCGAATCGATTTTGACCGTTATGACCGTCCCCAGAACATGCTCAACGTCTATGACCTGCCGTGGGGCGCAGATGGGGCTTACCGTCATGATCTGGTCGATTGGGAGAAAATGACGCAGGAGCGCTTTGAAGAGTTTCCGGACTATTTCAAAGAGGCTCTGATGCTGGCCGTGGTTAACGAAGCCTGTGAAATCGCAAACGGCAATGATGTGGCGGCAGCTCGCGAGGACGGCATTCTGTCGGAATCCATTGGTGAGACCACCAACATGTACCGTACCGGTAAAGCGGCCAATGTGCATGTTGCCCGGAGCACCTGGCGGCTGCTGGTGAGTTACATCAACAATCGAATGATTGTTCGCCGTGCGTAATGCCCGTCGCACCCTTTACTTCTGGTCGAAAGGCTCAAGACGAGTAATCGCGCCTTCGCCTGGTAACGGGCGCGACGTTTGTCACGAGGGAGTGTGGATGAATATTTCATGGCAAGCAGAGATCGCCGTCTACCGTTTTGGCGCGAAAAACGTCTACGGGGAGGCGCAGTTGCAGTTCGTCAGGAAGACGAATGTCGGTGTCGTTAAGTTCGAACAAAGCAATGAGAGATCGTCAGTGCGCGCAGACAGCTCGGGGAGCCGCGGTAAGGCAAGTCTGGAATTGTTTGACGCCGTTCTGGTGATCCCCCTTGAAGCAGCAGTTCAGCTTGATGATGTGCTGATCATGGAGGGGCAAAAGCTGAAGGTGTCCAGCGTTCATCGTCGCTGGGGGCTTCGCGGGCGGCCTGGGCACCTTGAGGTTGGAGCTAACATATGGGTCTGAAATACGACGCGCACCAGTTTAAGCGTGCTGGTGAAAGACTCAATAACAGCCAGAAAGCCTTTAAACGCTATCTCATTCGGGATATGGAAAAGCTGGCGCGTCTGGTTGAGCGCCTGGCAAGGGCAATGGCTCCGTTGGAAACCGGCTCTTTGGAAAGCGCGATATTTGCCCGCGTCGTTAAGGAGGGATATTCAGGCTTACGCATTGAGCTATCCGTCTCTGGTGCAAAGCCGCGTGAAGGGCACCCTAACGTGGAAGTGGGCGATTACGCCGAATACATGGAGTTGGGCAAATATCGACTTGGCTACCTGTCCAGACTGAAAAGTGTCACCAACCCACCTGTCGCTGGTGTTAAGCCCCGCGTTGGGCCTAACTTCCTCGAAAGAGCAGCGCAGATCAGCGAGAAACAATTCTCGCAGACAGTGGTTGAGGCGGCGCGTAAAGCGGGTTTTACGAGAGGTTAATGTGTTTATAGAAGCGTTTGCGAGCCTGATGCAAAAAGCCAAAGTTGGCACGGTGGGTACGGACATATTCTGTCATTACATGCCATCTAACGTTAAATCTGGCGTGCTCCTGATTAACCCGAATACCGGCATCAAGATTGATCATGAGTTGCAGGACTTCTACTTCGACGCTTTCACTATCGTTGTGCGAAGCGCGACGATCACAAAGACGATGGAGAAGGCCAACAAAATCATGTCGATGTTCCCGGTTGAGGAAACGCAGTCAGGTGGCGTCTATTTCCGCATGGCTCGACCGATGACAATGCCGATTACCTACCCCAAGAACGACGGAGCGCTGATTGAAGCCGGTATTCCGATTGAATTTGCGGGCTATTTGTTGAATTGAATAAATAGGTAAGTATATACTTACTATCGGCACAATGAGAGTGCTGTTTTATCGGAAAAAGGAGTTTTCCAATAATGTCTAATACCCATGTAAAAAACATCAAACTCGGCGCGTGCAAAGTGTCGTTTGGTGGCGTGGATCTGGGTTACACCAAAGGTGGCGTGCAGGTTGAGGTCGCAACCGAAACCATGAAAGTCACCGTTGACCAGCTGGGTCAGACCACGATCTCCGAGCTGGTGCAGGGTCGTAATATCACGATTACCGCGCCGCTGGCCGAGTCCGTGCTGAAGAACATGGTTGATTTGATGCCTGGCTCTACCCTGAGCGAAGACTCAAACACCGTGACCATCACTTCCGCGCAGGGCGTAAACCTGATCGACGTGGCCAAAGAGCTGATCCTGACGCCGCAGGATACCACCGACTACGTTCTGACCATCCCCAAAGCAGCGACTGCGGGCAACTTCACCATGACCTACCAGTCTGATGATGTTCGCGTTTTCTCCGTTCAGTTCACTGCTTATCCGGATGACAACGGCACGCTGGGGAGAATGAGCGGCCCAAAGCCGGTTGAGTCCGTCAAGATCACGCCGGAATCTCCGGAAGTGAAGGCGGGCGAAAACGTTCAGCTGAAAGCTGAAATCACTCCAGCAGATGCAAGCGATAAATCCGGTGTCTGGGAATCGGACGCCCAGGGCACAGCAACCGTCGACCAGACTGGTCTGGTTCATGGTGTAGCTGAAGGTACGGCAAACATTACCTTCACCAGCACCAGTGGTGGCAAAAAAGCGACCAAATCCGTGACGGTTAATGCAGCCGAATAATCGTAGCGTTAAGTAAGCAGAGGCTCAGGCAGAGCCTCTTTTTTAAAAGGACTTAAACCAATGACTAAATTACTCGATCTCGACGCCATTCTGCCCCCGAAGAAAAGCATCAAGTTCGGCGGTCAGGAATACCCCATCGTTGAAATGACTGTTGGCCTTTTCGTCTCCATCAAACAGATGGAGGGCAAAGATCTCCAGAACATGTCCCCGGTCGACCAGGTGACTGCTTATGCCGATCTGGTTCGCAAGGTAATCCCATCGGTGCCGGACGCTGTGCTGGAAAAACTCACTGTCCCGCAGCTTCAGCAAATCTTCACCTTCGCTATGGAAGTGATTGATGAAGAAAACGAAAAAGCGGCTGGTGAAGGGGCAAAGTAATTTCCCGCGATGAGTCCGGGGTAAAGACCGTTTCGATAGACCTCGGATTCTATTTCAGTCGTGTAGTTGCTCACTACGCCGTGTCGCCAATGGAGCTGCTGGGCATCCCTCTGACGATGTTCTGGATGCTCAGTCGCAATATCGACCGTCTGCGCGCGGAAGAGGATATCCGCAACCTGCAAGTCGCTCGCGCTGCCCAGGCGGATGGCGAGGGCGTTAAGGCGTTCATGGAGGGTTTGCAACTCAGGATTGGAAGACCAGTCGTAACCGATAAAGTCTACGATCCGCGCAAGGACAAGGCAGACCCTGACGCCAAAGAGCAGCTGATGCAAATTTTTGGCAGAGGATGACAAGGGAATGTCACAAAACGTAGAGTTTATCCTGTCGCTGGAAGACAAGCAGTTTACAGCGTCAATCGACCGGGCGGGTAAGTTACTTACCAGATTCGGTGAGCAGGCTACCAGGCCAGCTCAGAAAATTAACAGCCTGGAACGCTCGTTGGGTTCGGTCTCCCGCATCATCGGCGTTCTGGAATCCAAGCTCGATGCCACGGCAGACAAACTACAGGACGTAGCTGCTGGCTTCGAGCTTGTTTCCGATGCTTCGCGTAAAGCGCGTGGCAACATCACCACTCTCAATGCAGGGTTGAAAGCCCTCGTTGAGCGCGTCGACTCCACCACTTCATCCGTTAACAAGCTTACTACTTCACTGCGCAAGGTTCAGTCAGAGCTAAACGAGTTCTCTGATTGGGCGACGTTTGCGAGCAAGAGCGCCAGCCGCTTTGGCACGGAAGTCAAAGAGACCTCTTCGGCCATTGGCGGCATGAATACGCGTTTGGGAGCCACGAGCAAAAAACTCAGCAATTGGGGTGTAACGACCAGTCAGGCCGCCGAAGGGCTGAAAAAAGTGCGCGATCAGATGGACGCGGTTATTGGTCGCCAGCAGCTCATTGGTAAGCCTGTACGCGTGCGCACAGTAGGAAATGGTGACGGCTCGGGACATGGCGGCAACGGTCGACGCGATGGATTTGCTGGTCATGGCGGGAGAAGTAGTGAAGGGAGCATGTTCTCCGGTCTGCGCGGCAACATTTTCCTTCTGGGTGAGGTCGGTGATGCCGCCAGAACAGTGACCGATATCCTGTTCGGCTGGCAAAAGCCCATCGTCGAAGCCTCCGCACAGATGGAACGTATGCGCGTGATGCTGCGCGGCTTGAACAAAGACAAAGCCAATCCGGCACAAGCGGCCGCAGATGACATGCAGTACATCGTGGGGATGGCTCAAAACGCGCCATTTGCGATGGAGGCATTAACAGATGCTTTCGTGAAATTCCGTTCCGCTGGTCTCGATCCGACTGATGGCTCCATGAAGTCATTGGTGGACTCTGTCGCCCGCTTCGGTGGTGACAGCGAGCTGCTTAAGCGCGCGGCAGTAGCAGTGCAGCAGATGTCTGGTAAGGGCGTCGTGTCGATGGAAGAGCTGCGTCAGCAATTAGGTGAAGCTGTGCCAAACGCGATGCAGGCAATGGCGGATGCTGCCGGTATCACGATGGGTGAGCTGACCAAAGCGGTTGCGAGCGGTACGGTCGAGGCGAAACAGGCGCTTTCGTTGATGTTCGTTGCTCTGCGTGCTGAAAACCAGAATGCAGCCAAAAACATGATGCAAACCTATACCGGTGCGCTGGCACAGCTGCAAACCTCCTTCACGCTCTTTGCTGATCGCGTAGGTCAGGCGGGCTATCTCGATTCTCTCTCCAAAGGGATGAAAGAGCTGGCGTCCATCATGAACAGTGCAGAGGGCATTTCGTTCGCTAACTCTCTTGGCTCCGGTCTCAACTCAGCAATTGACTCGCTACGAGAGCTGGCGCAGTGGCTGGCAAGAAATCAGGAGTTAGTCATCAGCCTGGGCGAAGCGGTCGCAGCAATGGTGGCGTTTAAAATAATGCGCGCTGGCATCATGGGTGTGGTTGGCACTGCGGGCGAGATGGTTAATGCGTTTGCGAAGATGTCCACCGCGATACAGGCACCGTTCAACATGGGTGCGACCGCAGTGACGCGTTTTAATCGCGCAGCGCGGATGGGGCTGGGGCCGATTCCATCGCTGATTTTCTCTATTCGAGGCGCGATAGCGGGGCTTCAGGGGGCATTCGCCGGTCTGACTGCGTTCATGGCAGCAAACCCGATTGGCGCAGCGTTTACCGTGGCCACCGTCGCCATCGCTGGGCTGATAACGTACATGACCATGCTCCGCAGCGAGACGTCCAAAGTCGTTGACGAGATCCGCAAAATCCCGGAAGCGATGACGGCCGCCAAGCGCGCGCAGATGGTTGAGTACAAAGAGCGCCTCGATCGTCAGATTTCCCAGAAGCAGCAGGAACTCAACTCTGGCGAAAAGGTGATTTATGGCCCCGGTATGGCTGGCACCACCGTCAAAGTAGATCGGCAGAAGGTGGAGTCCGAGCTTAAAGACCTGCTCGCCGAACGCGAGCGTCTGGGCGGAGCCATCTCGATGGGGGATGCGGCGGTCGCCAAGCGGCAGGCTAAAGAAGCTGCCGAAACGCAGATTGAGAAAATCCGCGCCGACAACCAGGTTTTCTCAGCCTCGTTTGTGAAAGCGCGTCAGGAAGCACTGGAGAAGATCCAGAAAATCACTGACGACAAATCGCTGTCCGATGACGAGAAAAACAAACTGCTCGCGCCGCTCCGTGAGACGGTAAACAACTCCTACCTGAAGCCAGCGCAAAATCTGGTGGAGGCGCTTTCTAAGCGTAAGACGGCGACGGAAAAGGAGATTGCCCATTACAGCGATCTGCTTGAGAAAGCGAAGAAGGAGGGGAATACCGAGCAAATCCAGAAGCTGGAAGGCAGCATTCGTGGCTATCAGGAGCATCTGGAAGCTGTTGCTCAGGAGCTGACGCAGGCCGAGTTTGAGCGCGACAGCGCGTCGAAAACCGGTAAAGGCGTCATGTCCAACCAGCGCACCGTTTTGGGTCTGGGGACAAACGATAAGGCATCGCAGAAAGCGCTGGCGCAGTTCATGCGAAATCAGATGGACTCGGCCAGATACCAGCGCACCATGCCGGACGGTACGCCGATGCTGGACTTCGAAGGCAAGCCTATCGTTGGGCCTAAACAGCTCAAGACGCAGTTGAGCCTGCAAAAAGCCTCCAGCGCAAACTCTCTGGAAAAGATGAGCGATGAAGAGCGTACAGCAGCCATTGCTGCATTGACCAAAGCGCGTGAACTGGATGCCGCAGCAGCAGAGAAAGCTTCTCAGCGTGCTGCCAACGCATCCCAGCGCGCCGCGAAGAAAGAAGAGAATGCGCAACGCAGGCTGGCGGCTGGCTACCAGAAAGCGCTGGACAGAGCCGATCAGCTGATGGGGCAGATGGGTGAAAGCTCAAAGGCTACGGTCTCGTTTGACCAGTCTCTTCGCGATACGACCAAATCGCTGACTGACCTGGCCAACGCTGTTCCGAATGAGTTCATTACTCAGGAGATGATCGACAAGGCCAAAGCCCGGCTGGCAGATCTGGCTGGTGCGAGTGCCGAATATCGCGAGATGTTTAACCGTCGCAACGTCGAGCAGATGATCTCCACCTGGGCGCCTGAATCCAGCTCAATCATCAACGCTGGCTACACGCAGTCTCGTGAAGAGCGGGTGGCGGAGTTTAACGACACGTACAACCGCAATCTCAAGGCGCTGATGGAGCTGCGGGACAAGGCCTCAGATCCGAAAATTGTGGCGCTCTATAACAAGCAAATCAAACGGCTTGTTGCTGCGGGCAATACCGCGCTCATTAAAGAGACCGGTACGGCGACGCAGAAGATGGCGCTGGAGTTTGAGAATCTGGCCGAGCAGATCGAAAACAGCTGGAGCAATCTCTTTAGCAACCTGACCGAGACGCTGACTGACTTTGTCATGAAGGGGAAACTGGACTTCTCCAGCCTGGCAGAATCTATCCTCCGGGATATCACCAACATGGTCGTGAAGACGCAAATTACCTTGCCTCTTATGAATATGTTGGGGATGGGAACGACGGCAGCAGGCAATGGCCAGAGTGGAAACCTGATGAACGGTGTCGCTTCTGCAATTGCCAATCAGGGGGTGTCGCTTGGTTCCGCAGGCGGCGCGGTGGCAAACGGCGATAAGACGGTAGGCGAAGCCACCAAAGAGACAGCCTCCGGGGTCGACTCAATGGGGCAGGCGTCCCAGAACGCAGCAAATGGCTTAAGCCAGGCTGTATCTGGTGTCTGGGACTGGACAAAATCCCTGTTTACCGGCACCGACGCGACCAAAGACCAGACTAAGGCGGTGAACAGCAGCATCCTCAGCATGAGCAACCTTTCTACGGTGGCTTCCGGGCTGGCTGCCACGTTCGCAATGATTGGCGCGAACTCTTCCAGCTCTTCAAGTCGCTGGTTGAACTTCGGTATGTCTCTGGCGAGTACTGCGGTTGCTGCCTGGGCTGGCTCTTCTTCCTCGGCGAACGTGAAAGCGCACGCAAATGGCGGCATCTTCGGCAAGAACGGCGCGGTCCCGTTGCGCGCATACCAGACGGGGGGGATCGCAACCTCGCCGCAACTGGCGTTGTTCGGGGAAGGTTCTATGAACGAGGCCTACGTCCCGCTTCCGGACGGCAAGACCATTCCGGTGACGCTGTCTGGTGATGTGGGCGGAGGCAAAGTCATGGCACCGGTATCCATCAGCATCAACGTCACGAAAGAGGGCGGTTCCGAGAGCAGCTCTGGCGACGAAAAAGGCGCATGGACTGGCGCAGCCAAGCAGATAAAAGCGATTGTGCTCGACACCATCGCGCAGGAGAAACGCTCGGGCGGTTCACTCAACAAGTATACCGCGCGAGGTTGATTAACCCGGCCGCTCTTCGGGGCGGCCATCACAAGGATGTGAGATGACAAGGAAAACTTTTACCTGGTATCCGGATTATGAGTCCGAGAAAACGGTTAAGCCCAATGTAACGATCCTGAGCTACGGCGATGACTATGAGCAGCGCCAGTCGCAGGGGCTTAATCGCATTAAAGAAGAGTGGTCTCTGACCTTTACACGCTCCTACGACATCATCAATGCCGTAGACGACTTCCTCACCGAGCGCGGCGCGGTTGAGTCCTTTTACTGGACGAACCCGCGAGGGAAGAAGATCGTGGTGGTCTGCGACAGCCATACTGTTAAACGCTACGAGGGCTATCAGGTGTTGACCGCAACCTTCCGGCAAGTGTTCGAGGCTTAGTTTCTCTTGCTGGATAAGTAAGCACTTATTTACTATTATTAAGGGGCGCTGACAGGATGTTGGCGCTCGTTGTTTCAAGGATGAAATCATGGGTATTAAAGCAGATATTCAGAGCTTGTCGCCCTCTGCGCTCATTGAGCTGTTCGTGCTGGATATGTCCAACACGACGTCCGGAGGTAAGCGATATTTTCATGCTGGCACCAATGAACTGAGCCAGCCAATCATATGGCAGGGGATCAGTTACGAGCCGTGGCCAATTGTCGCATCTGGTTTTGACAAATCAGGTCAGGGAACGCTGCCGCGTCCAAAAATTCAGGTTTCGAACTTTGGCGGTACGGTCTCTGCTGAAGTTCAGGCGAATGACGATCTGGTTGGGTGCAAAATCACGCGAAAACTGACCCTCGCGCGTTTTCTCGATGCCGCCAATTTCGAAGATGGAAACCCTACAGCAGATCCGAACCAGCATTTCCCGGATGAAATGTGGTTTATCGAACAGAAGACGCTGGAGACACACCAGGTTGTCGAGTTCGAGCTGTCCAGTGTGTTCGACCTGATGGGGGTGCAGCTGCCGTACCGGCAGATCATCAAAAACACCTGCCCGTGGAAATATCGCGGCGCAGAGTGTGGCTACACCGGCCCCTATTTTGACAAGAACAACAGGCAGACAACGCTTGCCGCCGCGGATTACTGCACCAAGCGCTATGACGCCTGCAAAGCCAGAAAGAACTTTTTCGCCAATGGCGTTATTCACTTTGGCGGGTTTATCGGGGCGACGCGCTATGAGTCATAAATCGCTCCCTGCGCTGTCTTCTGACGTGATGCAGCAAATCTATCTCTGCGCCATCAATCGCTACCCAAATGAAGCGTGTGGCTTTCTGGTGCGTACCCGTGGCGAAAAGTATCGCTTCATGGAAGCAAGAAACGTGTCGGAAGACCCGCGGAATACGTTTGTCATGCACGCCGAAGACATCATCGCGGCCGAGGATGCCGGAGAGGTGGTCGCCATATGGCACTCTCATGTTGATCAGTCTGCGGAAGCGTCCGATGCAGATCGCGCCGGGTGTGAGGTAACAGAAATTCCGTGGCTGATCCTCGCGATTCGAAAGAGCGTTGATACCGAAGCGCCATATCACTTTAGCGAAATGAACGTAATCACCCCGGAGGGATTTGAAATGCCCTATCTGGGGCGCCCCTATGTGTTCGGTGTATTCGACTGCTGGATGCTTTGCCGCGATTACCTCAAGCGCGAGTTTAACGTTGAGCTGAACGCCAATGCGCACCTGCATATCCCATCCTGGTATACCGGTGACGACGATATTCTCGACCAGAACTACCGCAATGAGGGGTTGGTTCGTCTTGCCCCCGGCACGGAGCCGCAGCGAGGCGATATCTTCTTCATCCAGTACGGAAAAATGCCCGACCACTGCGCGGTCTACATCGGTGACGGCATGATTTTGCATCACCAGATCGACCGTCTGAGCTGCCGTACCTATTACGGCGGCATGTACCAAAAACACACGACGCATCATTTGCGTCACAGAGACTTACTCAAGGGAGATGAGA